GTTGTCGTCAAAATCCAATTCAGTAATTTCTATCATGTCTGCCATTATATCTATTCATTAAATAGAACATTTAATTTTAAGTCTTACGAATTGTAAATAATAAATTGAAATTGAATTAGGTTATAACTTTTTGTTATTTATAAACCACATTCCTTGTAGGAACGAGTCTGAAAGGTCATCCTTCTTTTTGTGTTTGTTAAAGTATTCTAAATGTTCGGAAAATCTGTCATCAGTTGTTATAATTCCTAAACATTTGGATATGCCAAGTTTCTTTCTGTCACCGTAAGTTCCCTTGTCTTTTATGTCACAATCCTTTAATTTATTGGCAGCAGAAATAAACTCTATATGATGAACTGTCAAATTGGCCATAATAAAATACTGTACGATCATTCCTTGTATAGTTTTCATTCTGGTAGCAATTGGACTGATTTGGTTTTCTATAATGACATAATCAATTGTTCCTTCGGCTTCGAATAGTTTATTAAATTTTGTTTTAATATTTGCTCCAATATTGAATAAATCAACGTCGGCGGCCTTTTTGCCTACGATCGGCTGAAAATACTTTGCTTTTATGTGTTCATTAATCATCGCCACCAAGTCGACCTTTTTCGCTTTCGCGTCGTGTGTAATGTGGTATCCATCTGCGATTTCGTGTAGTTTTTGGATTTTTTGTTTATTTATAAATGCGGTAGATTGCTCGGTTTTTGGAATATGAAATGACTGCTTCTTAGAGTGTTTTAAACAGTAACAGGCGTCCTCTTTTCGAAATTTTGCCGGTTTGTCACATTCGCAACAATTAACAATATCTTCTTGTTCGGATATATCGACACTATCCCATTTGGTTATCCTGAAGGGGTCGTCCGGTTGCATCTTGGAGAAAAGACAAAGAGCAAGATTTTTTATACCAACGTCAATAGATAGGATTTTCATATAATAATAATTAAATACTTAATATTATATCGTTTACAACACAAATTACATTTTCACATCAGGCACCACATTTTGATAACTAGCAGGGTTAATCGACGGGGATATAAGTCGGGCGTTTAGTTGTTCTCTAGTCAAATAGGGGTTTTTTAAATCACTGTTGCAGTAACCGAAACCGGGCTTGCTTGTGTCAAATGTGCTTTTAAATTTATACGGCACATTATCAGACGGTGTTCGGTCAGATTTTACGTGAGGGTCTAAGCCTAAATCGTAGCACGCCTCCATGCTATTATAGTTCATAATCTGAAGGCCGTTGTGCTGTAAATATTGGCGATAACTCCAATTATTCTGAATGCCTTCCTGTCTCTGAATTCTCTCGTTAATTACAGCCGAGGGCTGCCACGATGCAAAGTTGCGCCCGTCGGCCATAATTGGCGGGAAATTGAAATTAATATTATTAGATCCGCTATAACAAGTGCCCCAAGACATTTATATACTTACAATATAAAAAACTTATTCAGCTTCAAGCAATTTAAGTAGCTCTTGTTTCTTCAACTTTGAGGCATCGTCGGCGAGCCCCTTATCAGTAACAATGCTTCTTAATTTGGGCAGAGGGAGCTTTTTGTAATCAACTGAATCTGCGTGAATTTCGTCTAAATTAATATTAATTGTCTTCAAATCACTTGCCGAAATATTCATATGAGATCCGTCTAACTGTTCGATAGATGTGCTATTTTCGGCGGCGTGACTAGTTAACATTTCAAGGACATTCTTCGGGCTGGCACGTGATCCACGACTCGATTGTGAATTTGTCTCGGTTAAATGTTCCATATCTTCATCGATTCCCCCTAAATCTTCCAAGTCGTCAATATCTTCAAAATCGTCCTCCTCGGCAGACTGTGTATTCATATTTAGAGTGAGTATTTTGATATTTGTATGATTGTTATCGTCATCGTCATCTTCATCTTCGTCTTCATCTGACTCGCACTCATCATCAGAGTCGGAATCATCAGAGTCCTCGTCCATTGATTCATCGTCTGATACAGGAATTAAATTCTCGTCGTTATTTTGAAACAGTTGCATATTTGATTCTTCTAAAGATGGCGGAGCTTGTTGCGGAAAACGGGGTACACCCACTCTATTTACCGATAAATGGTGTAATCCCATCTTTACTCCATTCATATCTTCTGCTAAAGTTGAAACTAAACTTAGCATGGATGCGATTTTGTGGTTTTGTTCTCTCGATTTACTCTCAAAATAAACCACCACAAGAGCTACTACAAGTATTAATATTCCTAAAAACATGAAAAAGGTAGGATTAAATAAATCAGTCATCATTTTATTACAAAAAGACTATATAAATTAATTTGTTTACTAACGAATTGATTTATTTACAGAATATTTAACCCACTTTTATAACCTAACTTTTATTGAAGCATTGTATTTTCAAGTATCTCCTTAGGGTAATTCATTTCTGTTAAAATGTTAATGCCACCCTTTATTTCAGATATTCCTTGCGCGATTTTGTATTTATAACTAATTCTCGATCCAATTTGCTCTGCGACCATTTTACAGTTCTGAATACTTTTTGTCTTGTCCAATTTTTTACATACTTTAACAAAATGTGTTGTAAGCAAGCTAGAAACCTTTTTGTATTTTTGTAAGTATAGCATGAATGCGGTTGCGCTCGTTTCCGCCTCCTCGGGGTTTGTTCCAGAATATAATTCATCAAATGCGCAAAAATGCGTATCAGACTTGTTAGCACCTATTGTATCTAGAATTTCTTTACATCTTCGCGCTTCGGCTTGGAATAAACTGTCGCGCCCAGATGTGTCTGGTATGTTGAGATAACAATGTATATGCTTAAATGGCGCGAGCTTTGCCGAGTCGTAAAACCCACATCCGAACTGTTGTGTGACTATAATGTTAATTAGAGTCGATTTTAAAACTGTCGTTTTCCCCGAAGCATTAGGTCCGGTTAAAATAATATTCTTCTTGAATTTAATGTCGTTTTTGATTGGGTTATCGTCTTTTAAGCACGCATAATAACTGTTTACAAATTTACCCTTTTTACTGTCAGTGGTAAATACAGCATAGTTCATTTTTCTCTCTTTAATATTAGTTTGTAACCCTTTTATACAATCAATATACCCATTGAACCCAAGTGAATACATTATTGCCGCGTCATATTCGGTATCAGTATGTAATTCATAAAAGTATTTAAATACGCGACCGATTTCTCTAAACTTGTTGATGTTGTATATACTGTATTCCGTTATCGATTTAATTTTATTTCTAATGTTTCCAAGTGTGTTCATTTTTGTTGTGAGTTCCAGATTAAATCCTTCGTGTGTAGTTAAATCCTTCGAATATAACAAGTAGTTATCCATCGAGTCTAGTGTGTTATCTAAATATATACCAATATCTCTAAAGTGGTTATGGATTATTTTCATATTATTATTGAACCTTACACACACCATAATATTTTGGTAAATTGAAAACAAATAAAAAGCAGCGGATACAAAAATATATAGCCGTTCCTGTGCGTTTATTTCCGCGAAATTTACTGTAAATAGCTTGCCAATTGCGTTGGTTTCTGCCACCACCTTTAATACATCAATATACTCGTTGACCGACAATGGCAATCCCTTCATTTTCAAAATAAAAAACGGTATTATCAGTATGATAACCGGGACTATGAGAGACATTAGCGGCGACAATAAATTATAAATGCTCATTATTTGTAAGAACATTTCAGATGTATTTAAAAATTCCAACATTTCCCAATCAACGTAATAATACTTCTCCTTAAATCCGGCTTCTAGTTTTAACTCGCTCCATATGTCAACTATGTTTTTATAATTTGGCGACAAACTTGTATATCTAGTTTGCGGTGCTACATATGTTTTAATAAGTTTTTGATTATCTTTCAGGAAATTAGTATCAGTTGTATAATATTTCGAGATTTGTTCGGTTATCTTATTCGAAACGTCATTATCATTATTAAAACAAAATGAATATATAGGATTACACGACTCGTCAACCGTATTTATTAATTCTAAATCTGTGATAATGTTCTTTTTCAGTTCGACCCGCTCATTGTTATAATAGATCGGGACCTTAAAATGTTCATTAATATTATAAACTATAGTAGAGGGTGCTTCTTTATTTTTATCGGAATCCATTATATTAAAAATTAGAAATATAATGGAGTATTTTTACGAATCAAATTGTACAAATTTTTAACGGTTGCCGGACAATAATTACAAATAACGATTAGCGAGTTGTTAAGCATGAGAGATCGGAAGGCATCTCTGAGATTTGTGTTGAGTAATGCGTTTCAATTTCCTTCATTTTAGGAAGATCGCGCCTAGTAATAAGATTGAGTCCGACACCCTTTCTACCCCATCTGCCACTTCTGCCGATTCTGTGAAGATATGTATTAACACACTTGGGAATGTCAAAGTTGATAACAATACTTACTTGCTGAATGTCGATGCCACGCGCAGTTACGTTGGATGAAATCAACACGCGCGAACGCCCAGACTTGAAATCCACAAACGCGCTGTCTCGCTCACTCTTCTCCATACCACTATGAATGCGGCAAACAGGAAATTCATCCTCCTTCATTGCTTCATACAAATCTTGGACTCGCTTGACACTGTTACTATAGATAATACACTGAGAAACAGACAAGAAGGAAAAAAGGTCCTTTAATGTCAAATATTTCTGTCTATCGTCCTCGACGGCAATATAGTATTGTGCGATACCCTCAAGTGTAAGCATTTCGCGCTTCACGCTAATTTTAATTGGGTTACGCATAATACTACCAATGATACTATTCATGCCTTCGGGCAATGTTGCGCTAACCAACACAACCTGTATATCCGTATTTAAATATTGGAAAATATTGTACACCTGTTCCTTAAATCCGGATGACAACATTTCATCGGCCTCATCAAGAATGACAAGCTTAATTTTTTTACTTGATAATCTTTCTCGTCGTAACATGTCATACACACGACCCGGGCAACCACAAATCACATGAGGTGTGTTTTTATTTGAAAAGCTACTGGTTTCTTCAACAGCCGAGCCGCCATATGCGGCTTGAATTTTTAACCCTTTGATCATGCTACCAATACCCTCAAAAACCTTTGCTGTTTGACGGGTTAATTCCTTGGTAGGCGACAAAACTAATACTTGCGTGGAATTGTTGGTTACATCCACGTTTGAAAGCGCGCCGATTGTAAATGTGGCCGTTTTTCCGGTTCCAGATTGTGCTTGCGCAATAACGTCTCTCTTAAGAGTAATAGGCTTGATTGCCTTTTGTTGAATGGGGCTTGGGTTTTCAAATCCATACGCATAAATACCTCTCAACAAATCGGGCGCCAAGTCTAACTCATCCCAAGTTTTTATATCGAACGAAGACTCACATATTTCTCCGTTCCCCTCCAATGCTTCGATAACTTCTGAACTCATAGTTGTCATATAGTATAATATTAGAAAATCTATTTAAGCATATTTATAAACATAATTACAATTATAAAAAAATTGATATAAATATTACCTAGCAAGTATATAATATCTGTATGATGGCAACCGCAACAATGAGATATACTCTAGAAACTATCAATTCGATCCTTTTCAACGGGTTTGATTATAAACTACCTGATCCTACGCTTGAAACTATCTCGAATATCGCATTACAAGTGGGCGCGCCAGATTATGTTAGAACACCGGTATTTCTGAAACGAGAAAATCCCATGAAGGTTGAGCCGACAACAAAGGAGGGCGGTGGATTCAAGCGGGGAAAGCGCAATAAGGCACACGAGATTATTAGTGATGACGACTGGAGCACAGCTAAAACATTCCAACCAACGAGGATCGAGGAGAAGGTTGGTTTGGCCGCACAAATCGATAGTATTAGAACATTCTTGAATAAAATGTCGGATAAGAATTATATTGATATGCGTAATAAAATTATTGAAATCATTGACAAGTTGGTCGTGGAAAATATTGCGCAGGAGGATATGGCATTGCTTAGTGCCGCATTATTTGAAATCGCGTCCAATAACAGATTTTATTCCAAGATGTATGCTGAGCTGTATTCTGATTTGACTTCAAAATATGACATGATGCTCAGTACATTCGAGACGAATTTCGACCGTTTTATCGAACTATTTAATGTGATTGAATATGTAGACCCCAAGGTAAATTATGATAGATTTTGTGAAATTAACAAGATCAACGAAAAGAGGAAATCACTCGCCACGTTTTATTTGAATTTGATGATGACCGGGGTTATTCCTAAGGCGCAAATTATTCAAATCACTAGAAATTTGCTAGATCAAATGTACACATTTATATCCGTTGACGATAAGAAGAACGAGGTTGATGAACTTACCGAGACTGTTGCGATTTTGTATAAGAAGGATATGTACGGGGATAATGATTACGAATTGATTGGCGGGATGACAATCGTTCAAGTTGTCGAACACCTCGCAAATAGTAAGGTGAAGGATTATAAAAGTCTTACAAACAAGTCGCTATTTAAGTTCATGGATCTAGTTGAAATGTAAATTGCTGTAAATATATTTATTAAAAACAAAACCCGATTAATTTTAAAAATATTATAAAAATCTGAAATTTGTCATCTTATTTGTCCTATTTTTTATAATGCTTAAAATATCATTTAAAAAAATAGAATAATTATACTATATGACTACCGATAATATGAATGTTGTATTTTCTCTTGATGATGATGATTCGAACGCAATTCTTGATCAATGTAGCGACGAAGCTCTGAATGAATGGTTGAGTAAGCATGTTGATAATATAGATATGTATCACGACGTTATGGTTTCGCACACGGTTAACTACATGGAAAATTATACCATTAAGGATTTATTACTAATTTGCGAATATTATGGTTGCTCAAAAGGGATGAAATCTAAAAGGTACACCAAGGAGGACATTGTAAATTTTTTAGTAGCGTTTGAAACAACCCCGGCAAATAATGATATTGTTTGCAAGAGGAAGAACGTGTGGTTTTACATTAGTGAGTTAAAGAATGATAAGTTTATGAAGAAGTATGTGTTGTGGTAGAATTGTTTTTTCATTGTTTTCGTCGGGTTTATTATATGTTTCGCAATAAATATATAATAAATATAAAATATTATAGTAAAATATAAATGGTATTATCAAAAATAAATAGTAGCGTAAGTTATCACGAACTGAAAAGTGTTGACTCTGATGATTTAAAAACAGAGGCCAGTTTGTATCAATTAGAAATTAAAGGCGTCGATCTAATTATTGCGGTTGGAGGTGCGAAAAATACATTTGAAGATAAGAATATTATTTATTTTCCCATTTATTTAGTTAAGCACAACAATAAGGTCGTTCAAATCGGTTTATATGAAATCGAGGCCTCGAATTATTTGTCGTATCTGGATGATAAGAACAACCTTGATGTTGAGAAGATGGATTATCCTCTTGTATATTCTTTCGCTACTAAGGAATTCTTACATAAGCTTAGATTGGAACCGGATGTTCCGCTTAGAAGGGCCGCCGATAAAGAGGCAGATAAAAAGGACGAAAAAGAGGATAAATCTGATAGCGACGAAGAAGCGGATGAGCATGTAGAATATAATGAACATTATGAAATTCCCAAGGAGAGAGAAGATATTTTTGTTATGACGAAGGGAATCCCGCTACCACCGTTGCTTAAAGAGGAGACCAAGACGGCTGCTAAAACTATTAGAGAGAAATATCATAGAGCACCAGGCGATAGCTGGATAGAACAGTTTATGGAAAATAATAATTACACTCTTACGGACAATGAAGGTGGGGGTGACTGTTTATTCGCGACTGTTCGCGACGCATTTTCAAGCATTGTACAGCAAACGTCCGTCAATAAACTCAGGAAAAAGCTAGCATCTGAGGCCACTGAACAGGTTTTTTTGAACTATAAGGAACACTATGATATGTATGCCGCCGAATTAATCAAACAGACCAATACCATAAAAGAATTAGAGGGGTTATATGTTTCGCTTAAAAAGCGGTTTGCTGAGATTATCGATCGAAATGAGCAAAAGATAATTTCCGTTGAGGCCAAGAATGTAAAAACGGAGCACGATAGACTTGTCAAGGAGAAAAAAATCACAGCTGAAATGCTCAAGGAATTTAAAATTATGAAGGGGATTGATTCGCTTGACGCGTTTAAAAGCAAAATCTCCAAGTGTGAATTCTGGGCCGACACGTGGGCTATTTCTACATTAGAGAGAATATTGAATATTAAATTTATTATCATGTCTAGCGAGCTGTATAGAGGTGGAGACCTGAAAAATGTTCTACAATGTGGCCAATTAAACGATAGTATATTAGAAAGTCGCGGTAGATTTTTGCCCGAGTTTTACATCATTATTGACCATACTGGAACACATTACAAGCTTATTGGGTATAAGAAGAAGCTTATATTTAAATTTTCTGAAATTCCTTATGACATAAAGAAGCTAATTGCGGAACGATGTGTTGAAAAGAATGCGGGGCCTTTTTCGATTATTCCTGATTTTCAGAAATTTAAAACAGAAAATATTAAAACACCGACAAAAGAGCCTGAATATGAAGATATTAGTGAGAGCAAATTAAGGGGGTTGTATAACGACGATATTGTATTTCAATTTTACTCCAAGTCAGTAGATAAACCTCTTCCTGGAAAGGGTAGTGGAGAGAAAATACCAAACGAAAGGATGAAGGAGTACACTGAGTTGGCGACTATTCCACAATGGCGTAAAAAATTGTCGAATTTTTGGGTAGAACCCTTTACTCTAGACAACCATAAATGGGCAACAGTTGAACACTATTACGAGGGATCCAAGTTTAAGACGGGTCATCCTGATTTTTATTTAAGTTTCTCTCTTGATTCAGGAACAGACATGTCAAAGGATCCGCTAATGGCAAAGGGAGCAGGGAGCAAAACAGGTAAGTACAAGGGAGAACTTTTGCGGCCAGTTGAAGTATCAGTAGACGGCGATTTTAGGGGACAGAAAAGCAAAAAGGCAATTTATAATGCCCAACATGCCAAGTTTACACAGAATGAAGAATTGAAGAGCCTTTTGTTGGCGACAAATGACGCAAAATTAGTGCACTTTGTAAAAGGCGCAGAACCAGATGTATTTGATGAGCTTATGCTGGTCCGCGATAAGATTCGACGCGAGAAAATAGTGTAATAATCATGCGCTATATAATAAAATAATGTTTTTCAATATTTTATCATATTAATTTACTTACAGAATGGTAGGCAGCATCCTTTAATGCTAATCGAAGCCTGAAGGCTCAATAAGCTAACACACGAATCAATTAAACAGTCGATTTGATTTATAAAGATGTCTCTGTACGCTTCCGCAACGGGGATTTGTTCATCCAATATCAAGAAGTGTGCTATGAACTTAAGAACCTCCGCGCAAATTGTCGCCTTCGCTTGGGCATCAAAATTGAACTCCCGTATGTTATGTACAATTTCATACAAGTTCTGGATGATAGAAATAAAATGAGGAATATCATTCGAGTCGATTTTACCGTCGCTAATTACTTCCGTTAGAGAATTTTTAATGTTATCCAACACCAATGGCGATGATGAAACAATAGACAATATCATATTGGATGCATTTTTACTGAGAACAATCTTCATGTATTTCTTCGAGTTAACGGCTTCTGCGAGCAAATTTGCGAGTGTTTTTGCGGCCGTTTTAGAAAGCGAGTCCGCCATATCAGTTACGGTTTTTACAGCATCTAGTGCGACTGATGTTGCTTGTTCCACTGCTGCGGTTACAATCGCGACTTGTTCAGAGACCTGTTCAGTTACTACCGCTACTTGTTCGGTAACTAATGAAACGGCAGAATCCTTAGCGGCGGCGACCTGCATTGTAATCGCACCAACTTCATCTGTTAACATATCAGTTACTTCGGCTTGCGCATCAGAAATATTTTCAGCGGCGAGCGCAAGAGCGTCAGACACTGTCTCAACTACAGGCGCAACAACATTTTCAACACCGGGTGCTTGCGGTTCAACGACCTTCTTCTTTCTTTGTTGCGGGGGCATTTTACAATATGTAAATATTTTGTTTTTAAGTATTTACTATATTTAACCTTTACATAACGGATACAATAACTATTATTTCGACCCTAAACAATTACTACCATTGATGTCTACTTTCGAGGTAGAATTATCTGCGCAACAGCCATATCGTGTGCCGGCGCATCCGCCAATTTGTTTTGGAGGCACAGTTTCTGGGCGTAAAGGATATCCAGGTCCAGGTCTATACCCTGGGCAGTTTGTTCCATAATAATTCACTCGGGAATTTACGCCATCCGGACAGCAACCAAACGCGGTTTGCGAACAATTCCCTTGTTGATCGTTATGATTTACAATAACAGTTATATTATTCAAAAGAATCAATATGAAAAGAATAATTGCTAAAATAATAATTGTCGAGCTATCCATATATATATCTAGTTTACAAAATTATTAAGATTATAAAATTATTAAGATTATAAAATTATTAAGATTATAAAATTATTAAGAAAAATGTAATAAAAATTAATAACAGAATATAATAAGAATGAAGGTATCCAAGCAAACTAAACAAATGATGTCGTTTTTTACAAAGAATAACCACATAAACATAGTCAAACAAACCAAACGAACCGATGACATACTTGCCGAGTTATATGGCGACATTTGTGACTCTCGCAAGTATTTAGAAAGTGTGAAGAAGCGCGATGGCTATTATACTATTACAACCAGAAAAATTGAAACAATCGGTCAAATTCCAATGCCTAAATATTTCAATTCAAATAGTTTCCCGGAAACAGTGCGCAAGCATATTGAACAGTTTGCGGCTACAGAGATTACCTATACTTTTTCTCTCTATAACCGTAAAATAACTCTTATTTTTGTAGTAGAAGAAGATGAACATCACATTAAGATCGAGACGTTTAGTAAATATGTTGACGCGATTATAATGTGGCTATACATATTAAATCAATATGCTTCCAAACAATGTGCCGAGTCGCTTGTAAGCTATTTTTATTTTACTTCTCTCACCAAGAATCTCCCGGGTTCAAATATTTCTATACTAGATGAAATACACGTGAACACCGCATTCACGCGCACGTGTCCAAGAGAGTCCGAAATTATTGTATTCCGCAAAGAGGAGTGGTTCAAGGTATTTATTCACGAAACCTTTCACAACTTCGCATTGGATTTTTCGGATATGAACAATGATACTGTTCACAGGTGTATATTAAATATTTTCAAGGTCAAATCAGATGTAAATTTATACGAATCATATACCGAGTTTTGGGCGGAAATAATGAACGCTCTTTTTTGTAGTTATTTTTCATTAAAAGATAAGGCGAACGTCGCCGAATTTCTCTCTACTGCCGAGTTCTTTATTAATTTTGAAAGGACGTATAGCTTTTTCCAGCTAGTAAAAACTCTAGACTTTATGGGGCTATCATATAATGATCTATATTCAGATAAACATTATAGCACGGCACTTAGAGAGAATTTATACAAGGAAAAGACAAATGTCCTATCTTATTACATCCTTAAAACTATACTTATAAACAACTATCAGGATTTCCTGTTTTGGTGCAAAAAAAATAATTACTCTGTCTTACAGTTTAATAAGACAATAAGAAATCAGACGGCACTCTGTAATTTTATTGAAAGTAAATATAAAACACCCTCCATGCTAAATGGTGTTGCCGAAACCAAAATATTTTTAAATAAAATGTCCGTTAAACAGCATAGTCCAAATATAAAATACATGATGAACAATCTACGTATGAGTATTTGCGAATTAGGCTAATAATGAAGACATCGGCGTTATTTTATTATGTACCCTACAATATTTGGTCTCACATACAATTTGTCTGCCACATTTTTTGCCAGATTTGCTCAACTCACAGCAAATATATTTATAACTACCGTTGCCAATTCTTTTTTTGTTATATTCCCACATCCTACTCGCTTCATCAAAGTCAATATCTACTACACAAATAGCCACATTGGCGAAGGCCACTCCCCTACTGTTATTTTGACTTCTAGATTGACTTCTAGTCTGCATCATACGGATTTTGATGTATGGGTCTTTGACAAAATCATGTATCATTTTTTTTGTAAAATAAAATTGATATTGTTTTATGTGATATGATAAAACAATAAAACTACGAATACAAAGATGGGCATCCGGTATTTAAATAAGTTCTTCCGGGAACACGCGCCAAGTGCGATTAAGTATATTAATTTGTGTGAATTATCAGGTAAGAAGATTGCGGTAGATATCAGCATTTATATGTATAAGTATGCCTCCGATGAGGTTCTTATTGAAAATATATATTTAATGCTGGCCGTATTCAAAAATTATAACATAACACCGATATTCATATTCGACGGCAAGCCTCCCGCCGAAAAAAAGGACCTTTTACAAAAGCGGAGGCAGGACAAAAAGAGCGCAGAAGAACAGTATAATAGTCTGCGAGCTTTGTTGGAAAATAATATAAATATGGATGATGCTGAGAAGCAGGAAATACTGTCTAATATGGACATTCTAAAAAGGACGTTTGTTCATATTAGTAAAACAGATATCGAGGCGGTAAAACAGCTAATTCGCGCGTATGGAGCAACGTATTATGATGCACCTGGCGAGGCAGATGAGTTATGCGCGTTGTTATCGATTAAAGGAAAGGTGTGGGCGTGTTTAAGCGAAGATATGGACATGTTTGTTTATGGCTGTCCGCGCGTAATAAGATATCTAAGCCTGTTGAAACACAGTGCGGTCTTATATGATATGAATGGAATCCTGGGTAATTTAGATATTACTCAGCAAAACTTGAGGGAAATTTGTATATTATCTGGCACTGATTATAATGCCGAAGTTTGCGCTGATAACGAAACGCGCAGTCTTTACGATAATATGAAATATCTAAAAAAATATCGGAAGGATAAGGATAACTCGTCAATGGAATTCTGTAATTGGCTTGGAGAGCAGAAAAATTATAAGCTCGATATGGATGCCTTGTTGAAAATAAATGATATATTTGATTTAAGTAACACTCATTTTAATATTAAGAAATTTGAAAAGATTAAAATTACAAATTGTGCTGTACAAAGAAAAGAGCTGAATGATATTTTAAGGCGGGATGGATTTATATTTCCTGTGACATAACTCAGTAAATATAATATAACTTTAATAAATTTGTAAAAATATAAGCTTATACCTGTTTTCTTATTATTTTTTTTCGAGGGCAATTTGCGTCAGGTTCGTCGCATGTCTTGGGCGATGGTGATGCGCACATTTTACGTATCGCTTCTTTGTCCTCCTTTTCCTCGTTTTCATCCATAAACAAATAGTGTTTACCTTCTATACATATATCGTCCCAGGTTAAACTTTCTATAACGGGTTCATTGTTATTATCGACACGGCCAATCCAAACTCCGGCGAACCCACCCTCCTCACTCCATTCATTTTTAATCCAACAATTAGGGTATTTGAGTATTAAACTTTCAAGCCATTCAAAATCTGGGTTCCACGCACTCCATATATTAAAAATAATACCGCGTCGGCCTCTCTTTTTCATTTCTACCGTTTCATTATAAATATATTCATCATTTTCCTTGTGTTGTAGTTCATTCATAACAAGACTATTAAGCTCATCGGGGACCGATGGGTTTTCGCAAGTAATCGTTATGTGATTCCAACAATCATTGGGCATTTTTATAAATGTATTAATATTAAGTTTTTAAATCTTTTATAATAAAATGACTAAAATTATTTCATTATAAAACCGTAATTATATAAATCATAACAATAACCTTACGATTTACCGTCTAAATAAATACAGGTTCGTCGATATTGACAAAGGATCCAGAAGAGAATTGTGGTATTTGGTCAAACGCCGATGTTTTTAATTTGTCTCTCATTGTTTTAATAAGTTCTCTCCAATTACAGTTTGGCTTCTTCTCTTTTAAAGATTCTAATAGAGACCACGTTAGCGCACCAGATGCCTTGTCATTGATAACAGTATCCATGCTTGTTTGGTTATCTGTACATCCGCTAATCATAAACACACTGCCAAGTGTATCTAGTTGTTTGTCGTTTTCAGTGTATTTTTCATAATTAAGACTGTCTAAATATTGGTATTTCAAGTCTAAGACTGAACCACTGAAACAGCTGTCAAACATCGCGAATAATGTAACATTGGGCTTTAAAAAGGTCTGTATTAATGATTTAAATTCGTCATCAAGAATTCCCTGTAAATCGCATGACACAATTAGTTCATCATAACCGTCTTTTTCATCTCCATTTCGGTCTAATGCGTAAGATCCGTGTCCACTATACAAGAAAAACAACAAATCTCCCTCTGTTGAGTTAACTAGAAGATTTTTGAATTCCAATAAAATATTAGCCCGCGTCGCCTTTTTAGAAGTTAAATCAGTAAGAACATTGATCTCCTTAAATCCATTTGCTATTATTCTCTCCTTAACTGATTCTACATCATTTATACAGCCATACAGTTCATCTTTCGTCCCTGTATAATTAATACCTATTAGCAAAGCCTTTTTATTTCCATTAATAATAATCGACGGTGGAACATATTTTTCAATGGCTGATTTATTTTGATTTAATATAGTAGTTAGAGTGTTAACATCTTTATAGTATTGATTGACAGCATTATTTAATAGTTGTTGCTTATTTCTGGCGGCAATTCGTGCTCTCTGAATACCATTAACATTGTTTGCCAAATTCGAATACAAACGCGAACAATCTGCGGTATATTTTTGTCGCAAATATGCGATCCGGTTTTGTCGAAAAATAGTTAGTTCTTCGCTCATAATATTTACATATATATTAAATTTTTTATAAGTATTTGGATTATGTACATCCTATAAATTATTTAGTCCTTTGCGGACCATATAATTTTTGTTTTATTTTAGGTTGGTTTTATTTTTTATTTTGTTTTTATTTTAGTTTATTTAATTGGATTACTGGATTTAAGCAGCAACAGTCTCAGCCTTGACCGCCTTGGCAAAGTGAGGAGACATGTACTTCTGGAGGTTGAAGTAGGTGAGCTCATCAGTCTTCTTCAACTTGAGAAGAGTCGCAAGCTTGGAGTCAGGGTTGATCTTGCGACCATTGTCCTTGTCCTGGAGCTTGTGTGCGCGGATGTAGGTGTTGATCTCACGGGTAACATCGGTGCGGGCCATCTCGGATCCCTTGTCCTTACCAAGGAAAGAAGCAAGCTCGTCAGAAATCTTGGTGGGCTTGACAAAGCCAGAGGGCGCACGGTTACCTGCCTTACGCTTGCGCTTGGAGGACTGCTTCTGGGCAGTCTTCACCTCACGAGTCCACTTCTTCTCAAGGACCTTGTACTCAGCCTTCAAGGAGGAGATGAGAACGCCCAACTGCTGGAGCTTGGCAAGGAACTCGACAGATTGGTCGGCAAGGGGGGTCTCGGTAGAGGCAGCATCAACCGCAGCGACAACGGTCTCCACAGCATCAACAACAGGCGCAACAACAACAGGGGCAGGAGTGGCAGCAGACTTCTTGGTCTTCTTCTCCGCGGGGGCAGCGGCAACAACAGGGGCGGCAGTGGTGGTGACTTGTTCAGTCTCGGTCTTAGATGTAGTCTTCTTGGGCATCTTATTATACTATATACTGGCATTTACTTTTTAAGTGATTTAACGCAAATAATATATATTGTTACGATAATATGGTAATAGGACGCGCCCTACATACAATTAAAAATAACTGACCGATTGAAAAAGCCAAGGAAGCGATGTAGCCGCCGATTCATTTACTAAAGTTAATGCTCCAAGAACATAATAAGCTCCTAAAGATTTACTGTCGCGATCTACGCCGCTATTTACCAAAGTTTCTAATATTTCTAATATTACATTTTTAATATTCAATAGGCTACTTTCTGTGTGAATATAATGCATATTCAGATTCCTAAATGGATTACCATGCGGAGGACAAATATTGCGCTTCGCTTCAGGCGTTAATTGAGCCCGATAGTCCCAGATATCAACCAAATCTCTAATAAATTTTATTAACATTGTTCGGTTCAAAGAGAGAAACCATTTAGGATCAGAATAATTACCTAAAGCATCTATGTTCTGAAATAATCCAAGGGCTCTCATTTCGGTTGCCTTTTCAATAGAAACCTTGGGTGCGTCGTCTTCATAATCCATATTTATGTGTATGCCTAGCATTTTACCCAGACGGAGAACAGACCTTATTGTTTTAATAAATGCCTCCGGAATAATATTTCTGTTGTATGGGTTTCTAATAGACTCGCTGTCTTTAGATGTTAGAAACAGTTGATGGAGAGAAGCTATATCAAAACCATAAATAAATCCGTCAACATCCTTGTAGCTCAAGAATTGATGGTAATTTATTTCACTTACGGGGTCCATTGTAACAAAATCATCTACATTTGTGCACAATCCGCGATTAAATGCTGCTGGACCGTGTAGCCGTTTATATTTTCGCGCAATTGTTCCGCGAAATACCCTTTGGACCTTAATTATAAACGAGGAAAAATACAAAAAGTTATACACACGCACAGACAACTCATTCTTATTTCCACTAATTTTTAATTTATAACTCTTGGCAATCGATTTTAACTGCGTAACATTATAATTATATTTATTCAAAATTTCGTAGTTTTCTACAGTCGGAATAATTACATTTTCGTCGTCGACCTTGACCGCTTTTTTATTTGTCTGTCTCGCGTTTTCACACGTGGCAGAAATGCTATTCATATATTCACTTATTAAGCTATCATTGCTCTTATTCTTTTTAATAATCGCGCTCATATATTAGTTATATATATTTTCTTTTTGAGTAGTTTTATTTATATTAATTAAATCATAATGCTAATAAAATGCTGTTGGTCGCCACAGCATCACAAGACCATAATTACATTTATATTTTAAAAAAAAATTGATTTAAAGGTAACGCAGTAATGTAAAGTATACTAATACAATGGCAAGCGCAATCATCGACGGAACTAATATTGACACGAGTGTATTCTCATACTCTGCTCCCAAGGCTAACCCCTCTGGAGGAAAGGTGGTGAATCTATATAATAAAAATTTCAGAGAAACTCTTACAATTTCGACCCCTCTCATCTTGACTTGGGGCGCACAGGAGGGAATGGATCAATCAAAGAACCCCACGGGAAAGTATACCATGTCGCTTCAATTCCCCAACAAGGATTATCCTAATGCGGACTGTGAGGCATTCTTGAAGTCTATGCGCACTCTTGAGGCAAAGATTAAGGCAGACGCTCTTACTTATTCGAAGGAGTGGTTCGGTAAGACAATCACCAGCTCTGATGTAATGGATGAGAAGTTTAATGTGATGCTCAGACATCCCAAGAAGGAAAAGGGAAGCATCGAGCCTGATTATGATAAGCCCCCGACGCTTAGTGTAAAGGTCCCTTGCTGGAAGGGTGTTTGGCAGCCTGAGATTTATGATGAGGAGGGCGCTCCTTTGTTTGTAAAGGGCAAGACTGCTCCGCATTTGACCCCCCTTGACTTTATCAAGTCCAAGACTCAGGTAATTTGTTTGATTCAATGCGGCGGATTGTGGTTTATTAATGGAAAGGTTTCTGTAACCTGGAACTTGAAGCAGGCAATCGTACAAAAGCCCAAGACGTCTTCATTTGTCGAGGGGACCTGCTTCCTTAGACCCAAGGCGGCTGATGTTGAAAAGTTGAAGACTCAGGCCCCTCCTGAAGATGATATCGACCCTGATGGCGCAGTTGGCTCTACTATTGTGGATGATTCTGATGAGGAAGAGGAGTATGATTTGCCTGCTCCAGCGCCAGCACCTGTTCCGGTTCCCGCTCCTCCAGTTGTTGCTGCTCCCGCTCCTACTCCAGCACCAGCTGCCGCAGTAGCTAGCGAGAGTGGTGAGCCAAAGAAGAAGCGCGTTGTTACCAAGAAGGCTTAAATAAATAATCAAAAATAAAATAAAAACAAATAATAATAAATCAAACAAACAAATAATAATAAATCAAATAAACAAATAATCAAACAAACAAACAAATAATCAAATAAACAAATAAACAAATAAAAATTAGTAGCCAATCTTGGTTACTAATTTTTTACATATTTTACAATCAATAGAATTCAAATACTAATGAACAACACGCCCTTAAACAATCGTTATTTTTACTATGATGTCCGTTTTTTCAGATACATCATAGATATCTTTTTTTACTTTTGACACACCGGCGTTCTTAATTCTATAATATTGAACCTTCTTCATATACAATTTATCGATGGGAATCTTAAATTCGCGATCCACTATACACACACAAATAGATCCGCCATCAAATATTGCCCTATTTAAATCCGCGCAAGAAATGCTAACATCTTCAACAATTATATTGTTTTCATCATCTAACGCAATACCAGGAGGTAACTCCGGCTCACATATTACTATTATTTCACAGCCAGACGCATCAAAGTATGATTCATTATGCCACAATGGGACTAAAAATAATTGATCGTTTACATATAATTTATACATATTGTTATTAATAAGATCTAATATGCTAGGATTTAATTTATATACTTCGACGGCTCTGTCATACTTTTTTACTACAATTTCGCGAACAGCATCAATAACCTCTTGGCTTAAATGAAGTGTATATCGGTGGGTAGAGAGAAATGTATATATCTCAAAGGAAGTATCCTTGTCTAGATCATCAAATAGTCTAGCTGATATTTTCTTTCCAGCGGACATGATCGCAGAGATGATTTCAGTATACTTTCCTTCAAGAACTGTATTTAAAAAACCTCTTAGAATATTAAAATAGAGAGAAGAATCAACGTTCGTGTCCTCGTCTGTTTCAGTGTCTTCATCTTCAGGATTTAAGTGATGTATTTCTCTCTTCAAGTAATCATATGCTTCGTTTATCTGCTTGAACCTTGCGTTTGACTCTGCCGAATTATTGTTTTTATCCGGGTGGTTCTTAAGCGCCAATCTGCGATATTGTTTTTTTAAATATTCTAATGTAATGTCGTTTGGAGAAATCGCGCGTAAGTCAATTTCTAAAATTTCAAATGCATCTGTATGATTCATAAAAGTAATAAATATAAAACTTTAAGTCTTAAAAGTTAAATTTTATATCTATCTAATGTATAATGGCTATTCATACAAGCGCTATTACTTATAGAAGAGGTATTCCAAATGGATACAACAATTTCTATTTTGTTGCTCAAGCTAACAATACAATACCATCACCGATGAGTTTGTATTTGAAAGGGTATTCTTTTTTTAATAGAACTGCCCGCACCCCTCTCTCTGGATACAAGACGCTCCCTTGGAGTAAATAAGCAGCTAAACCCCCCAAATTACAGGTTATGTATGACCTTTGCTAAATACAATAGATAATTTTCAACATGATAGATTGGTCTATAATTGTTGTTGTAATATTTAAAGAATACAAAGGTCTTGATTAACACTGCGGACAAATGTTCCGCCTTCAATTTATTAGTTTTGGTAAGAACAGAGAGAATATACCAAACACAATCTGTAATATCTATATTATAAATAAAAATATCGTATAAGATATCTCTGAATTTTAGAAAATTTAGCGTATCTATATTAATCAAGTTATTTATAATTTTATTGCTAGTTATCTTGTGTTGTAACATAAGTTCCTCGTTATTCAGATGAATAATTTTAATATTCGTTATATTCTCCGGTGTTATTTGCGAGGGTAGTTTAGTCTTAATACATTTTACATATGACGCCTTCGACGGCCTACAAACGTTAATTGTTTCGCAGCAATTTAATATGCTGTCTGGTATAAAACTGAGCTCCTCTGTTATCAGTATGAATTTTAAATCTATAGCTATACTCGTATTTTTTTGCATATAACTATAGAAATTATCCAACAACTCGCTATGTATATCTTGAAAATTCTTGCAAACTATTATGCCTGATTTTTCCACCTTTGTCGATATAATATCTATAATTTGTTGGTATATTTCGTGCCAAAATAATTTCGAGTTACAGCCAAGCAGAGACATGTCTACTTCATAATGTATATCACTAATCTTAAAAAAATATTGATGTTTATTATATGTAAGACTGAGTTTTTTTTCATATTTCAAGTCGGATGGACTATACCTTTTAATAGCCCGCAACATTTGCGTATACTTGCCTATCCCACTTGGACCGAAAAATATCAAATTTTGCAATTTTGTTAATGAACTCGGGAACTTGTCGTATATTTTTTCAAGTTTTGGATGTAAAGTAACCTTATTATTTTCATTTAAATATTCTTCGAAATGGGTTTCAAAAAATTTCATCAGTAATAGTATTAACGTATATTCTTTATTTTAATTACAAACCAAATATATAAATGCGTTAGTTTACAAAAGACCGCGTTTTATAAACGTGTAAATATATAACTTAAAAACATTTTGGATTATATATTAATTATAATGAATATTGTGAAAACAATCGACCAATACGACGAAAATTATGTGTTTTTTTGCGACCCCATTAAGAATAATGTCATGAATGAGGGGTCATTTATTCGAATTATTTATTCAACACCCAATGTAGTCTTAAATGGAGTCTATATTTTAATTACGTTAAACGATATTTCGTGCGAAAAATATTACAGTAAATATAGATGTGGGTTCAACGCCCTAGCCCACAAAGAACTCATCGATAATCTTAAAATTATTGAGGACGGCTTACTGAAAAAGGTGAATATTCTACAGAAAATCCCCCAAAACAAAATAAATGAACAGCTTAAGAATGGGAATTTAAAGGTATTTTCAGAGATTACAAATAAAACAACGTGCTCGTTTATTCTTAAAATATCTGGAATATGGGAAACACAATATAACTACGGTCTAACATATAAGTTTATTAAGGTTAATAACCCGATATGAAACCATCTGTTCTAAAATATTTAAGAATTATATATAAATTCACTGTTGAGATCGCCGTAAATACTCCTATCAAATAGATCATATTTGTTTGAACACTCGATATTCTTCCCGTTTCTTCAAATAATGGAGTAGAAATGTTTTTATACACGATATATAATTGGATTAGTATTAGAATTACATTTATCGTGCTAAATGTATAATATCCATACGATACATGGTCCTCAATTATCGGTGTCCTATACTTTATTAACAAATATAGAATAAATGCTATAACACCCAATAGCAATATAAATGGGCCGGTTGTTGATAAAACCGCAATTAGCATTTGAAGTGTTGTTTGACCCTGTGTTGGTTTTTTTGTTATACCATATATTAAAATTATCAATATCAACATAATACCTAAAATCAATGCGGAATAACCGGTAATATAAGCATCCATCGAAACACTACCTGACGAAAAACTCCCAATTATAAATGCTATTATTCCAGCCAGAATTAATCCTTTGTACATACCGGAATACCAATCCTTCATCTATACTATTGCGTGATAATAATTTTTATCTACTATTATCACCCATCGCTGATTCCTTATTCCTTATTCCTTATAGTTTCCTTTAGCTCGTCAATTTCCTTCTGCATATCCTGCATTTTTGAGACAAGCAGGGGGATCAATTCGATATAATTTACCGTCTTATAACCTAAAACATTATCCTTTACTAGGGTTGGATACAATTGTTCCACATCCTGTGCTATAAAACCATAGTGTATATTCTTATTTGTATCCGCCTTAAAAGTATATTCCATCGGCTTTAAACTCAACAACTTGGTCTTGTTGTTTTCGGATAATGGTATCATATTTTCCTTTAAGTTTGCGTCGGACGTGTTAAACAAAGATCCCTGTACAATTAAATCATTGTTAATATACACCGGTTTTTTGCTGTCTGACGGTGTTATTACACGCAAACCACTAGGCAATTTTAAATAAATCCATGGAATCGCCCCACTCACACCAATTATAAATTCTTTTACATTTTGTGTATTACTAGATTGTTTACCGCCATAATTTGCAACTGTTCCAATATAGGACATTTATATTATACTATTCTATTGTTTTTTTATTAAATTAATGTATTATTATATAAAAAATAAATATAATATTATATAAAACATGCAGGGCTATGTTAAACGACCAGAACAACCACAAGTTTTCAACACGAACACGAATCACCCTTTGATCCCTAATTCCCAAGAATACATGTTTTATAAAAAATACGTTTCAATACATTCAGAAGATCGAGACATGCTTAAATATCCAAACTCGTCCGAATTTGAGATTATGATACCAGAAGACATGTTAAATGTGACAACATTGAGATTGTCCGATTGGTCATTCCCGTCTAATTATAATACCTTTTCTGTAGAGAACAATAATGTAGTAATGACATTTAAAATCAATAACCCTTATAATCCAAACATAAATGGTGTCAGCAACCTTCTTGTTCAGCTAACATTCAAATACTTTTTTGAAAACGCTGATACGACATTTTCGATCAAAATTTCAAACGGATTTTATAACCCAGAGCAAATGGTTACCGAGTTGACAAATAGATTTAATACTTCGGTCTCGGCCGCATTGTATGCGTACTTTGCTGCGCAATCAACCAATAGCTCTTTGACTGCTGCCGAACGAGCTGATTATGTCCAAGCACTACAATTATTGTCTACAGCCGGAGGTTACACAAACTTTGTTATTGTTTATAATAACGTCGAGCAAAAAATTTGGTTTGGAAATATTTCCGACGGATTCATCTTAACCAATACTACGCAGATTAATCGCGAAGCACTGAATGAATCCGTTTTATGTGTCAATCGTTCGTATAACCCCGATTTCAGTAATTGGGGGTTGCCTGCCAATTTAGGCCTCACTCGGTGCGATATAACAGCTACAACCGCGTCTGCGCTTTCTGGTGATGTTTCTTTATATAATAGTAGTTTTGTCCCCCGATTTTATTATGGCGATGTTTTCCCAGGCGATAACGGGTTTTGGCTTCTACCAAATCCATCACTTACCAACTCGAATGTATACTGGATAGAATCTACTTATAAAATTAATCTAATGGGGCCGGCATATATGTATATGGAACTAGAGGGACAAAATTGTATCGACGAAACGGCGCCTTATAATGTTAGCGAATTTACCTTGAAAACAAACGAAACTAATGGTATTGTAAATTCATCATTCGCAAAAATCGCCATCCCTTCAACTCCAATGTCTCAGTGGTTCGACAATGAACATATGCCATATAAATTCTATTATCCGGCCGCAGAGAGAATCCGAAAATTAAAGGTAAGATTAAGATACCACGATGGTCAATTAGTAAATTTTGGTGTTTTCAATTATTCGTTCACGATTGAATTCATTACACAACTACCACAAATATTGCGAAAATCACACACTATATCTTATAACAGTCACACTCATTAGACTCTATATATTATATTTTTCTTGTATCCATGACTTTAAAATAACAATGTCGCATATTTTATAGTCTTCACTCGTTTCCGGCGCAAATGGTTTTATATCATAAAAACTAGGTTTTTTCATTTTTGTCGTCTTATAAAATATATAATCGCCTTTCGGACCCCGCCGGATTGTAGTAGACGCATTAATTTCGCGGATTAAATTACTCCCCTCTTCGAGGTATTTTTTTACATCATCAAATGTGATATTTTCGATCGGTCTATTCCCCAACTCTTTTAATGTTTTGGAATTCTCTCCCCAGCTGATATACAATCCAAATTTTCCTTTGCGTAATATTACATCCTTACTGTTATGCTGTCCCAGAATAAACTGACTGTTCGCGGTCTTCTTCGTATCAACCAAATCTTCAACTGTATATGTGCCCACTTCTAAATTTGTAACATCAACGTCTTTTTTAATTGGTTTAAATTTAATCTCCTCCTTACCATCAACTTCCTCTGTACATTTAATGACTGGGCCATATTTACCGATCATATATGTATTATTTTCATCTAGTTTAATTTCTATCTTTGTCTCGTCTTTCAGCCCATCCACTAGTGAATCTATTTGTAAATTACAACTCTTACATAACTCGACCCAGTTTGCTTCTCCCTTGGCAATCTTATCGAGAGAAGCCTCCATAATGCTTGTGTATTCATAAGCAAATAGATCGTCAAAATGTTTTTCTAAGAATTCCATCACAACCCGACCCATCGGCTGTAATACTAGCTTCCCTTTTTCGTTTCCAAATTCTCTCTTAGTTTCGATTTCAAATATTTCGTCATTTTCCAACTCATAATCCTTACACACAACTTCCTTACCTTTCACGTCCTCCTTCTTAACATAACCTCTGTCTTGAATCTTATCAATGAGAGAAGAAAAAGTAGAAGGTCTACCTATCCCATTTTCCTCCAATAACTGAACCAATCTGGCCTCTGTATAATGTTGTTTTATTCCTTTGATCGTGACCTTCGCAGCGATTTTTTTATATGGGATTTGCGCATTTTGTTTTATCTGTTGAAGATAATAATATTCTTTGTTTTCAGTCGGGTATTTTTTTGCTACAATTTTCCACCCTGGGAAGTCAATTATTTCTGTCGTGTATGCGAATTTATTGTCTTGAAATGCTGAAATGTTTGCCGTTATCGAATATAGCGACGCAGGTGCCATACAGCTCTCCAATGTATTCTCCCAAATGAGCTTATACATCCGCTTCTCTTTCGAATCCATTTTTTCTGGTAGATCATAGAGAGAAATATTGGTTGGGCGAATTGCTTCGTGAGCTTCCTGCCGAAGGCTGTCCTTGACTTGCCGAAGGCTGTCTTTGATATTTGTTTTGTCCTTATCCACCACCTTCTTTCCCTTCTTTTTTACAACAGGCTCCTCCTTAACAGCCCCAGCGATCATGCTGTCAATATGTTCGCCAATGTATTTCTCTCCGTCAGCATAAGATCGGGTTATGTATGTCTTCACACCGGCAATAAACTCCGCACTATATGTCTTCGAATCTGTTCTCATATATGTTATATAACCGCCTTCATATAGTAGCTGACAAATCCGCATTGTTTCTTTTGGCGCATAATGTAGCTCATTGCTGGCGACTTGTTGAATCCTTGATGTTGTAAATGGCTCTGGGGGCTTCCTAAACACCTTTACCGGCTGAGAGCATGTATAAATATGTGGAAAGTCCGCACTCCCATCTAAAAATTCCGTTACAGAATCATCCGTTTCGTACTTCCCCTGCGGAGTTAAATCAAAACATAGATTAGAATTTGTAAAATAACCTGTCACATTATATACCTTTTTCTCATCGGCAGATTTGATATCCTTCTCATTATCATAAATTAGTCGAAGTGCCGGCGTCTGACACCTTCCCGCACTAAGCGCGCTATCCTTACCCTTCGCAGTAGTTATAAATTTCCACAACATCGGCGAGACCTTAAATCCTACAAGTATGTCGAGTATCTGCCGCGCCTGTTGAGCATGAACCAAATCCATATCAATTGTTCCCGGATTTTTTATCGCATTTTGAATCGCAGTCTCCGTAATTTCATTAAATGTAATACGCTTTGTATTCAATGGTAGTTTAAATAGTTCTACGATTGAAAAGGCTATCATTTCACCCTCTCGATCACTGTCGCTCGCAAGTACAACTTCGTCAGCACCTTTGATCTCCTTTCTTAAAACTTCTATTTGTTTTTTCTTTATCACGTTGTCAATAATTGTATATGTGGGTCTAAAATTATTTTCAATATCTATGTTTTTGAGTAGAGGTATGGTGCGTATATGACCATATGAAGCAATACATTTATAACCCGGACCCAAATACTCTTCTATTTTTTTACATTTGGCGGGCGACTCTACTATTACAAGAGTTGTAGTGGTGGAATATTTTTTTGACATAAATGTATATATCTTATACACAGATACATTTATGTTATTTTGATAAGGGTTTTATTTACTCGACTGCTTAAATTGCTTCCAACTAATTTCCATCTCAGCCCTTTTTGGCTCAGGAGTCTTTTCAGAATTCGCATCTAATTTTTCAGCCTTTTTAAGGGCACTGTCTACATACAACTCCTTCAATAGCGTCCCAATCATAAAAGACCCGTCATGCTGGTCTAGCTCTCCATCCTCAATTTGTCTTAATACATCTAAAAACTTGTTCAATATATTAATATCAATCTCATCCTTTCTCACCTTGTTAAAAATGTCAGTATAATAGGTAAATAAAAAATTACTTCCATTCACACATTCACTATATATTTTCTCATCGTCCCCCCTATACTTTGCCTTTAGAACAATCATATTATTTATTTCGTTTCGCAATATCTGACTATGTCGTAGATTGCGTATTAAACCTGTCTGGTCTTCAACATTATTAGCCTTAATCATGTTAGACAACTGTAAGCGCTGTTTATCATCCATTATACCTATAATCATATTTAGTATTTTATTTTTAAACTAATAAAAATCTATATATATTATATAAAATGTCTAATCATGGAATCATGTATCCAACATCAAAAGCAATGCTTGCTGGTAATCCTCGTGATGCTGCTATTGCTCAATTAAACGGATCAAATCAGCGCCAACTAGCCGCAAATGCGTCAATGGCTGGCGGTAAAATGAAAAGGAAATATCGCGGAGGAGCGGCAGCCACTAATGGCACTCTTGTCGTGCCTGTAATAAAACCCCTTTATGCTCCTCAAGGTGGGCCTGGAACAAATACTACTGATCAAATGACCGGAAACGCAAAAACGTCTACACAAATGGCAGCGAATCAGGTTTACGATAATCAAGCTACCACAATGGGCGGCTCTAAAAGAAGAAAGGGTGGCAACCCTAATTGGTTGTGGGGCTGTATGAGTGGGGGAAAAAGGAAGAAGACGCGAAAGCAGACGAAACGATCACGCAAAAATAAACAGACTAGAAGAAGACGATATTAAATCACGGTTTCATTTTCAGTCTCAGATGGCCGTATAAGCTCAATAAACGTCATTGAATTCATTTTATTTATGAGAGAACTATAAATATAGGTCAATTCTCTCACAAATTGTAATCGCCTTGGCTTCTCCTGCCTTACTGGATATAAACTCTTAACGTCCGGAATGCCTAATACGCGATTAAATGTGGGTATATTATCCCAGAACATTTCATATTTTACCGCATATATGCCGTAATTTCTATTGGTTTTCACAGTATAATTATTAAAAAACTCTGTTACTCCATATAAATCTCGTCCTGTTTTTAATACATCAAATAAGTTTATGTCCCCGTTATTTTGACACATTATATGTTGTAAATGAGGAATATTTGGACCCGCCGCCTGAGCAAATCTACTAAATATAACAGGAAGCGGATTCCTATAAATAAAAATCACCTTGTAGTTTTTAATTTTGTCTTCCGGGATTGCCGTGCTGTTAAACCACTCATTATACACATCTTCTTTACTATTTTCCTTTCCGATATGTGACAATTTGTTCGGCGGATACCTGTCGTGAACGTGATAGACGTTACCAAAACTTGATAGGTAATTAAGTAGAGCAGTCGAGCCCGAACCGCCATAACTACAAACTAAATAATTCATATCTTTATTGAAATAATTTTGGGCGACGACGTCTCTCTTGTCTTGATACGGCATAACTGTTTGTTTACTATAATTAAACAACTGTAACGAAAATCTACTCATAATAATAATAACAATACATATTATTATTCCTCCAAATAAACTTGGTTCCATTAATAATTTTATATTTATAATATAAGTTATGCCATCTGGAAAAAACTGGGTTAATTTTTTATATGTAAATCTAGCATTTGCAATATATATTGCGGGTGTTTTTTATTATAGCAGAGTTGCAGAAATAAAAGCAAATTGGCCTCTATACCGTTGTAACCCGATGTATATGCCTTTAGCAGACAACATGGAGGAAAATTTTGTATATTGTATTCAATCGATGCAAACAAACTTTATGGGATACTTGTTACAACCATTGACGTTCCTAACAAATTCCCTCGGAGGCATGATGGGAGGGGTTATGGATGAAATCAACAGCATTCGCGCCATGTTCAATAAGATTAGAACATTCTTCACCGAAATAGTTCAATCAATTTTTGGAGTGTTTCTTAATTTGGTTATTGAATTTCAAAGAATAATAATTGGCATTAAGGATCTAATCGGAAAGACTATTGGTATTATGGTAAGTCTCATGTATGTTATGGATGGAAGTATTAAAACAATGAATAGCACATGGAATGGTCCGCCTGGTCAGCTTGTTCGGGCGCTTGGCAAATGCTTCCACCCGGATACAAACATTAAACTAGAAAATGGTATAGTAAAGCACATGAAGGATATTAATTTAGGAGATATTTTAGATGATGGGTCATTTGTAGAATCAATTATGAAAATTGACAATACGCGCGAACCTGCGCCACTATACGAGATTCAGGACGGAGAAGACTCAATTTACGTGACTGGATCACATCTTGTTTATGATAAATCCATGCTCAAATTTATTCAAGTAAAGGACTACTCAAACGCGAAATTGTCTACCATTGAGACAAAATGGTTTACTTGTTTAATTACGTCTAGTCATAAGATTCAAATTGGAGGGGAGCTATTCTGGGACTGGGAAGACCACTTTGTAAAATATGGTGTTTGAAGGTGAGTTTCACAAATATAGACATTTTAATTTCACAAGTATAGACAGTTTCTATATTTGTGATATTTGAGATATTACCACGCTTTTTTTAAACATATATACTATATGGACAATCCAAACTTAGAAAATATTAATAAAATGTATGAAAAATTAAACTACTTTGATCAATATAGCGGATCGGTTATATTATTTTTTATTATTACAATCGTTCTTTGTTTCCTCGTAGCATACTGTTTCATTATGATAAATACACAGCCTATCATTGCTGATTGGGCAAATCAACGATGTAAACCAAATATTATTCCGTTCGCGGGTCTTATAACTCGCCCTGTCGGGATGTCGGCGTTTGAATACACCGCTCAAAATTTTAACTACTGCATACAGAATATTAACACTAGTATTACTGGAACAGCACTTCAGCCTCTAACCTTTGTAACAAATGTGCTACAAAATATGGCATCAGAAATTAAAGATTCCATCCAAAATATTAGAGGAATGTTCGACAAGGTTAGAACCATGTTTTTACAAATATCACAAGAAATAATGGGTCGGATTATGAATATTATGATACCACTTCAACAAATAATTATTAGTTTTAAGGATTTAATGGGCAAAATACAGGGATCAATGACCGCGGCATTGTTTACATTATTGGGATCATATTATACATTAAAATCCTTGATGGGAGCAATCTCTCAATTTATTATAACCATTTTGATAACATTGGCCATTCTTATTGCCGTATTTTGGGCAATTCCATTTTTCGGGTGGGCTGCCGCCATCGCAAATACTATAATATTCATCGCTATTTCGATTCCAATGATAATTATGCTTGTGTTTATGAATGACGTATTAAATATGAGTTCTGATCGACCTTTACCACGCGTGAAATGCTTTGATACAGACACATTAATTGAGATGAATGATGGAACGAAAACAAAAATATCTGACATTAAAAACGGTGACGTTTTACACGGAAATAATGAAGTCACGGCTACTTTTAAGCTTGAAGCCAAAAACTCCGCCATGTACAATTTAAACGGTATTATTGTTTCCAATTCTCATATATTGAAATATAACGACAAATGGATACCTGTATCCGAACACCCTGAGGCCGTCAAATATGCAGCATATGAAAAACCATATTTATATTGCCTTAACACCGTAAATAAAACCATCGAGATTAACGGAATAACGTTTACAGACTGGGATGAAATATATGATGATGATATCAAAGAAATTAAAAATAACGGGCTTGTTAAGATTGAACAATTAGCAGATATTCATAGATATTTTGATGGAGGCTTTACAGGGACAACTAAAATAAAGCTCAAGAATGGCCAAGTAAAGGATATTAGAGACATTAAAATAGATGATGTTCTTGAACGCGGAGAGAATGTATATGGAATAGTTAAAATAAATGGTGCGAATGTGAATGAACAAGCCAAATATAATTTAGGCAAAAATGCGTTCGTCGAGGGAGGACCCAATTTGGCGATATGTGACAAAAATATTTTGGTTAAAAGCACCATATATTTAGGACGGAATAACAAACAAAATTTAGCCGAAAAACACGAGGAACTATATCATTTATTAACCGACACAAAAACGTTTTATGTGGACAAAGTTAAATTTTACGATTACAACGCGGGAATTGACCTATTTTTAGTAAAGAATAAAGGAAAATTATTATCTATGAAATATGTATAATATGGATATAACAATACTAGGATATAAGTTTAATGTCGAAATATTAATCTTAATTGGCGTTGTTTATTTAATTTTGGTCGGACATATGTTTTGCGGATGCTGCAACTTTACTATGATGGAGGGACTCTCGATGATGGAGGGAGCCGCGAGTGCCGCCACTGCTGCCATGGCCGACAGTGCTTCGACAAACACGCCCGCAAAAAAGTCAAATCTACACACTCAAGTCGCCGCAGGAACAAATCCTGCTATGCCCGCCACACCGCCACCATCTGTGCCGACAACTCCTAGCAAGGAGGGCTTCACCGGAGCAAACATCAATTATGGCGAATCATCTGTTTATGATTTAAGCAATGATACACCCGTTAATACCTCATCGTGGGATGCTCCTAATATGACAGTTGTTCCTGGCCAACCCTTGAGCGCGGGCGTTAAGCAATTTTTGGCTCGTGAACCCCAGCCGGTGCCTCTACCTGAAGGCGAAATGTTACTTTTCGCTAACACACCATTTAAACCCGAATGCTGTCCCAACACATTTAGCACTAGCACTGGATGCGCCTGTATGACGGGTAAACAGTACAATTATTTAATAACACGCGGCTCGAATAACGTACCATATTCCGAATATTAAATTTTGTAGCAACTAAAATAAAACATTAATTAATTTACTTTAATGTTTTATTCGTGTTTTTCAACCATGACCCCTTTATTATCATATACGCAAATGGTAACATTTATAATATTTAAAAATATAATTTAAAACTATAATTGTTGAATATAATAATATGATGATTAGACATAATAATTTTAAAAAGGGTGCCGCATTTATGAATCTTATTTCAAGAGGTATTTTTAATTACAGAGACCCGTTTTTTTTAGAAAGACAATTAACAGATGACGAAAACTCTATCAAAGATGTAGCACACAATTTTTCTAAGGATATATTGTTACCTAACGTTGTCTCCTCATTCAGAAATGAAAAATTCGATAAAAATATAATGAAAGAAATGGGTAGCGTTGGTTTATTAGGTCCTACAATTAATGGTTACGGATGTGCGGGAGTAAATTATGTGTCATATGGTTTAATTATGCGAGAAATAGAAAGAGTTGATAGTGGCTATAGAAGTTGTGCAGGCGTCCAATCTTCATTGGTTATGTTTCCTATATATAAATTTGGTTCACAAGAACAGAAAGACAAATATTTACCGGAACTTGCGAAAGGCAATCTCATTGGTTGTTTTGGATTAACAGAACCAGACCATGGAAGCGACGCATCTGGAATGAAAACAAGGGCTATTTTTAAAGATGGCAATTATATTTTAAATGGTAGCAAAAACTGGATTACAAATTCACCAATCGCGGATGTCTTTATCATTTGGGCAAAAGATGAAAAGCATGATATAAGAGGGTTTATATTAGAAAAAGAGATGAAAGGACTGTCGTGTCCTAAAATCGAAGGCAAATTCTCATTACGAACGTCAAATACCGGTATGATTTTTATGGATAATGTGATAGTTCCAAAAGAAAATATGCTTCCCCACGTTAAAGGATTGAAAGGTCCGTTTTCGTGTCTTAATAATGGTAGATATGGCATATCTTGGGGTGTTCTTGGTGCGGCGGAGGATTGCTATTTGAGAGCACGTGAATACACTTTGGATAGGAAACAATTTAATAGACCTTTGGCAGCAAATCAAATTGTTCAATTAAAACTTACAGACATGTTAACAGAAATAACCCTAGGACTTCAAGCATCTTTAAGAATTGGAAGATTGTTAGATGAAAATATTTTAGTCCCAGAAAATATTTCTATTATTAAGAGAAATAATTGTTTAAAATCATTAAACATTGCGAGAAATGCTAGAGATATGCTAGGCGGAAATGGTATATCAGATGAATATCATATAATAAGACATATGTTGAATCTTGAAGCGGTAAATACGTATGAAGGAACTCAAGATATTCACGCACTGATTATTGGAAAAGGAATAACTAATCTTTCGTCTTTCTAGACATTTGAAACATACTAAATATATATATTTAAAAAAATTGAGACCGTTTATTCTTAAATACACATTTCAAACAACAAATTCTAAGATATTGAATATATACCATAGAATGAAATACATAAGAGGTCTTATACAAAGAATTTTACAATATGATATGCAAAGAAAACCAACCGGTAGATGGAATTTAGAATATTGTGATAAAAAATTACATTACAAGGTTGGATTATCAAATGAAGACAATTGTGGCGCATGTAGTCAATACGCGCTCACCAAAAATGAGTCAAATAATAAAAATATTTCTGCGGAAAAGGATAAAAACCTATAAAACTGATACAAAATTCAAAGGTTTAAAATCTTATAATATATATTTTAATCGTATTTAATATATATATATGGCCGATACCAGAAAGCATTCCAAGAGACGTAAACAACACAGAAAAATACGTACTCAAAAATGTAGAAATCAGGTTACGGCCTGTCCGATAGGATTAAAACCATTTGAGGTTAAATTTAGCAAATCCGTCAACAAAAATCAAGATATAATTAACAGAAAACGATTCGCAAAACAATTGCTAAGCAAGTTCGCGCCAAATAGCATCAAACCCGAGGATAATTTTTATGATTATATCAACTACCAATGGTTAAAGGATGTCAGTTTAGAGCAACAGCAAAAATATATTGTTCAAATCGACAATTTCAGGTTGGCACAAGATAAAGTCTACAGAGAACTCAATGGGATCATTTTAGATTACGTTAAAAACAATAACAACGCCCTCGCGAAAAACCTTAAAAACTATTACACGTCTGTAGTCGAAATGAACCCTAAACCGTATTCTAGAAAGTTGGCGCGAGAAGCCGAAACTACGGTTGAGAAGTTTTTTGCCAAAAAGGATCCATGGGAAATGTTGGCATTTTTCAACAGCGACGAGATGTTGAGTTTTAGCGCACCGTTCACGTGGTCCCTAAATCCAGATGACAAGGATGTTAAATGTTATAGGTGCTATGTTGGATCTCACCAATTCGAACTATTAGACTTAAATGTATACTTTGACGATGGCACCGAAGCGGCGTACAAAAAAAAATACAAGGACGCCTACATAAAAAATGCCAAAAAGATTTTTAACGTTGCCCTTGGGAAAAACAATTACAACCCACAAGATGTGTTTGATGTTGAGGTTGAAATTTTCAACGCTCTTGGATGTATTGATGTTAAAACCACAGAAGAAAGCTATAATAAGGTACACGCAAGCGAGGCTCTATCTAAATATGGCTTCGACTGGGTACACTTCTCAAAACACCTCGGATTCAAAACCGCACCTGAGTTTTTTATCACAAGCAGCCTGAATTACCTTAAATGCGGGTCAGAATTATTCTTGAAAAATTGGGATAGCCCGAAATGGAAAACATACTGGTTGTACATTTTATTAAAGAGAATCGTTCGAATTACTCGCGGCTGGGAAGGGGTTATTTATGAATTCAAAGGAGACTTTGAGAGAGGACAGGAGGTGATTAATAGAAGCGACGCTGTAAGCGCATCATTATACATGTCTGTTCCGTTCAACACATTTTTAACCGATGAATATGTAAAGAAATATGAAAACCCGCAGGCAGTAGAATACGTCAGAATAATGTGTAACGATCTTAAAGAAGTGTTTAAAAGACGATTGGCACGCAACACATGGTTAGCGCCGTCAACAAAAAAATACGCACTAAAGAAGCTCGATCATTTTAATTTCGTTTATGGCAAACCTGAAGGACTACGTGAGGACCCGATTCTTAACTACGGCACATTGCTATATGATAACATGCAAAAAATTAACGACTGGAGACACCACAAATTTTTAGAACTTGAAGGAAAGGGGGTTATTGATATTCCAATGATGGATTGGAGTCAATACCCCGTTAAAATGGCCGGAACACAGGCATATATTGTAAACGCCTCTTATACCCCATCTAAAAATTCCATTTATATTAACCTTGGATACATTCAAAAGCCGTTTGTAGATTTAGATGAAAGAGGAATTGAATACAATCTTGCGCATATTGGTTTCACGATTTCACACGAATTGGCACACGCGTTCGATGATTGGGGTAGCAAATATGGGTGGGATGGCAACATGAATGACTGGTGGACGGATAAGGATAAACAATATTTTAAAAAGCTACAAATGGACGTGGTCAAGCAATACGAAGAATTTGCTGCCAGAGATGGAATTAAATTCGACGCATCTATTGGCATTGGTGAAGACCTCGCAGATATTTCTGGAATGGCCATTTGTAACGAATATTTACAAGACTTTCAGGATAAAAATGAGGACTTGATCCCTATTAGACAGGCATCTTATGAGGGATTTTATACATATTTTGCGTTCCAACAGAGACAAATTATTCGCAAAAAGGCGTTGAAGGCACAGTTGAAAACAAACCCGCATCCTCTCGATAAATATAGATGTAATATTCCATTGTCTCGCTCCCACATATTTAGATCACTATTTAACGTTCAGAAACAAGACGGTATGTGGTGGCACAATACAGACACCATATGGTAAATTAATCATTTCAAATTATAATATATACAATTATATATATATTATGGCTGAAATATCTTATGTAGGAATAGCTTTTAAAATGGCGCCAGGTTTGGGATTAAAATGGCTAGATGAAAACAAAAATAACATTATAGAAACTATGAAGTTATGTAATATTAATGATATTGAAATTATTGACAATGGGGAGAACAGCTCTTTACCAGCATTTAATGAAACGTTTGAAATACTTTTTGGAAGTTTACCAATTTCGGATATTAAACAAAACAGCTTCATTGTCTTATTTGGAATTATTCAAGGTGACGTTATTCCCGACGAACTTAGAGATAAGGTTCAGTGTTTTTATAACAATTTTTTCAAATTTTTAGTAGATACAATGGGAAAAGAAATAACGACAGAAGACTATCAAAAGGGAACCGCAATTATGCTATATAAATTTACCGGTCAACTTAAAAGAGCTATAATATTTCAACATAGTATTCAACCAGAACAACCGATCGAATGTTCTGAGTATGAAGCAAAAAATAAAGCACTTCAGAGAGAATTGAGTGACTGTCAAACCTCTAAAACAAAACTTGAACAAGAAAATGATAGCATTATTTCAAAATTAGACGCTTTAAGACAGCAAACAAACCAATTTAAAAGTAAAGATCCAGTACAACTGAGACAAAATATAGCAAATTTACAAAGCGAATTAGATGAAATTCTACGAGAATTAGAACAGCAGCAAAGACAACAGGAACAGCAAAGACAACAAGAACAGCAAAGACAACAAGAACAGCAAAGACAACAGGAACAACAAAGACAACAGGAACAACAAAGACAACAGGAACAACAAAGACAACAGGAACAACAAAGACAACAGGAACAGCAAAGACAACAGGAACAGCAAAGACAACAACAATCACCACCGACACAAACAGAACAACCTGATAATTGCCGATCTTTTGGAAAAACTCCTAACCCCACATGTCCGTCTAAAGCAGACTACAAAAGACAAGCAATTATTTTTCATCCAGATAAAAATACTGGCTGCCCTGTAGACGCTGAAAAAAAATTTAAACTACTAGGTCAAATTTGTAGCAAGGTAATAGGTGGAAGCAAGACATTTAAAACAAATAAAAAAAATACAAATAAGAAAAAATCAAGAAGGAGTTATACAAAAACTGCTAATAAAAGACGCCCCTCTAAAACTAGACGTTAGTAAATGAGATTGTATATGATTGCATAATGCTGACACAACTTTAAATATAATAACACAATCATTAATATATTTAAATCATTAATCTTTGTCAACAATTACTTCCTTGGAGACCCGTTTGATAATCTTTTCCTCCTTTTCAAAATCATTGTCACCTCTTCCACCCATGGCTTCCATAATAATTTTACTATATTGGTCAGAGTAGCGAGAAGTACTTTTAGTACAATCCGGATGCGCTTCTTTGAACTTTGGTAGCATTCGTGCGTTTTTATCCGCAACCTTTCTTACCATTTTATGCATTTTCTTTTGTTCATCGTCCTTTTCCCATGTATTTTCATCTTTAATGTACATTGTTTCTCTTTTCTTGTCTGTACAGTGAACAGGACGTTGAGTAACATCAAGATCCTTCAGGTTCTTGACAATAATATTGGAAATACCTTCTACGTAACCAAGTTCACCGACTCTCTCCAAGTCGGATAATTGCAGCTTAATCGACTCGACGAAATCCGTAATATTCATGGCGTCCTTGCAAGTTTCATTCAAGAAGAAATTAAGATTGAATGCCTTATTATGTGAGTTTGTGTGAGTTGTGGTATTATGTGTTCCATTTTCTATAACCTTCATCATTATATTTGATTGTTCCATCATCATAGTTTTCATTTCAAAGTTTTCTTTCATCAAGTATTTCATAAATTCGGTGAGTTCATCCGACTTGTGAATTTCATCTTCAAATTCACAATCAGTGTCTTCTTTTGAGGAACATTTTTGTTTGTGTTTCCATAGTCCAGAACGGTTTTTAAAATCTTTTTCGCATTTTTTACATGAATATTTAGAAGCGCAGAATTTAGATGGGGTTTGGTTTCCATTTGATTCCAAACCGTTTCCAATTGCGAGTTTTCGGTGTTTTGCTGACAAAATATGGTCGTCATAGCTACTCTTTCTACCCGTTCCATAGTCACAATATTTACAGTAAAATTTTGGCGCAGAATTTAGCAGATTTGCGTTTCCTAAAGTTTCCATAAAATAGATACAGACAATATTTCTAAGTTTTTTATTTTAAAATTATCGTAACAAATTGAAAATTATTTTTTCTGCGACCAGACCATAAAATTCAATTATGCAGTCAAAACATGTTATTTCGAGTAAAGTATTTTAGGTTTTCAAAAATGGACAAAAAAAATGTCCAAAATTGACTTTCCCAAAAAACTTTCCCCAAAATAACATGTTTCGTTCTACATGTGTAGGGATTTTTTACCCTCTATTTTTCTTAAAATTCCTACACAGTTGTAGCATTTTTGATGTTTATAAGTCTTTTTTGTAAGTCTCGCTAACAATTACCTCCTTGGAAACCCTCTTGATGATTTTTTCTTCCTTTTCAAAATCATTATCACCTCTTCCACCCATGGCCTCCATAATAATCTTATTATATTGATCGGAATAACGTGAGGAACTTTTGGTACAATCTGGATGCGCTTCTTTGAACTTGGGTAACATTCTTGCGTTTTTATCCGCAACCTTTCTTACCATTTTGTGCATTTTCTTTTGTTCGTCGTCTTTTTCCCATGTATCTTCATCTTTAATGTACATGGTTTCTCTCTTTTTATCGGTACAATGAACAGGACGTTGAGTAACATCAAGATCCTTCAAGTTCTTTACAATAATATTGGAAATACCTTCTACATAACCTACTTCACCGACTCTCTCCAAATCCGACAATTGCAGTTTAATCGATTCAACAAAATCCGTGATATTCATCGCATCTTTACATGTTTCATTCAAGAAAAAATTAAGATTAAATGCCTTATTATGTGAGTTTGTATGAGTTGTGGTGTTGTGTGTGCCATTTTCTATAACCTTCATCATCATACTTGACTGTTCCATCATAATAGTTTTAAAATCAGATGTTTCCTTTATTAGTTCTGAATTTTGTTTTATAAGCATCAGTATAAGCTGATCTTTATCTCCTGTTTCGGCAGATAAATTAGCGTCTGTATCGCTATTATCGTCATTATTCTCGAAATGAACACTTTCACATTTCTTTTTGTGTCTCCATAATCCAGCTCTATCGTTAAAATCTTTACTACAATTTTGACAGTGATAATTTTTGCTTAAAATTTGCTTAATTTCGTTGTCATTCGTTGTTAAAACGTTATTTTTGTGTTTATTCGAGTTGTTGTGTGTATCAAAATTACTTTTACGTGACGTTCCATAGTCACAAATTGAACAGTAATATTTGTTGCTTAAAAATTGCTTAATTTCGTTGTCAATCGTTGTCATACAATAACAACAGAAATTAAGTTTATATACTTTTTATAAAAAAGAATAAAAATTTATCGTCACAAATTTTGAGGTATTTTTTTGGTGACCAGACCATAAAATTCAATTATGCAGTCAAAACATGTTATTTCGAGTAAAGTATTTTAGGTTTTCAAAAATGGACAAAAAAAATGTCCAAAATTGACTTTCCCAAAAAACTTTCCCCAAAATAACATGTTTTCATCTACAGGTGTAGGGAAGTTTTCAAGCCTATTATTTCAAAAAATCCTACATGGTTGTAGGAAAATCGACTTTTAAATCACGGTTTATTCAAGGTATATTCGCACACACTACAGTATTTTATATTGATACTTCTGTCGGGCGAGATATCTATCGTATCTTCGACAAAAACGTGGCAGCATAAACTATAAATTTTATTGGTACATTGAGTTCTTAAAGATTCTATGGCCAACTTACGTTCGTAAAAAAAATGTTTGTTACACTTTATATCAATATATTCATCGCTAATTTCACATACATCTTCCTCTGAATCATTCATGTCTTCAAATGCGTATATTATGCTTTCAATATGATCCAAAATTTTATCATAAGATCTTCTACAAATTAAATAATAATCTAAACTCATTACTTAATTTACTCGTGTTAAATTTTTAAATCGGTTCTACAAATGTTTACACTCATAAAGGCCGCGGTTTAAGTATACAAATTGCGCCAAGTGTCTACACCATCAGTATCACGTTTGATTAGCTTATCAACAATTTCCTTGGTGACAGCATACGGAAATTCCACTTTCAACGACATTTCGCCCTCAAACAAATTTGTTCCAGGTCGCATCAATCTATATAGATTCAACTTGGTGTAAATAATCTCCAAACAGCGCTTCAAATTTCTTACACCGTCCTCTTTATTACAGTGCGTATCGATAATATGACTGAGAACATCATTTGGAATACTAATTTCATCAGTTGTAAATCTAACTTGCTCGCGAATCTTAGGTAGCAAATAATTATTACTGATCACAGTCTTTTCCTTCGGGCTATAACCCTTTGTTTTGATTCTATACATTCTATCCTTTAAAATCGGATTCACCTTAGTCTCGTCATTATAACTGAAGATGAATAAACATTTGCTCAAATCAAAGTTAATCTCCGCGAAATATTTATCGTGAAATTGAGAATTTTGAGAAGTGTCTGTTAGATGTGTTAGAATACCCGCAATTTCTTCGCCTCTAGGGGTATCGCTGATCTTGTCGAGCTCATCAAAGTAAATCACCGGGTTCATACATTTACTATCAATTAGAATCTGAACGATTTTACCCCAGGTGCTACCCTCATAAGTATATCCGTGGCCGTCCAAGAAGCTACTGTCGGTCGCACCTCCTAGAGCAATAAACGCGAACGGCCTGTTTAGAATTTTACTAATTCCTTCCTTGACCAAACTAGTCTTGCCAGTTCCTGGGGGTCCGTGAATCGCAATAGCAGTTCCAATTGCCTTTGGATTAGTCAACAACTGACCCAACATTTGCATAATTTGCATCTTTGCGTCATTCAACCCATACACCGCCTGGTCCAACGTATTTTTAGCATTTTCCATAAAGTCGTGGCACTTATCGACACCATCCTCAATGCTAATTGGCAAGCCGTCGTGCTTGTTAAATGGGATGCGCATAAACGTATCAACCCAATTTTTACTCTTATAAAACTCACCACTTCCGGGCTCCATATATTTAAGAGAGTTGATCTTCTTCATTGCGGCAGATTTAAATTCGACAGGGATTGTGGATTCGAGCAAAGTCATTCGATAGGGCTTTTCAATTCGCGTAATCTTATTGATCTCCCTCGCCTCCTTGATGATCTTCTTTTGTTGCTCTACCTCTAACTTTTCGTAGAATGAGAAGTCGTTCATCGTATTCTTGTCCTTTATAATCCGCTTGAAAATTCGCATATTTTTATCTTTTTGCTTGGTTTCCTTCTTTTCTAATCTAACCTTTTGAGTTTTAATTTCATCCTCATATACCGAGATGCATTTTTTAATAGATTTATCAGTAGGATTTGTTTCCAAGAGTTTTCTTAGTTGTTGAAGAGTGTCGGTTTGACTAGCCGAAGCTTCAGATGGCATCGAAGTTGCGGTAGAACTGTTCTTAACGGCAGTCTTTTTTGACTTTTTAATAACAATGTTCTCCTCCTCTTCATCTTCATCGTCCTCCTCTTCTTCGTCGTCGTCTTCATCGGTTGAAACCTCCTCGTCCTCATCTTCGGTAACATCATCCTCATCGTCCTCATCCTCATAATCCGAATCGCAATCCTCCCACTCATCTTCGTCCTCGTCCATCCCACCAATCGTAAAGATAATATTCAAATTTTTATTCTTAATTGGCTCGTCATCCTCCTCCTCTTCAGATTCATCATCTTCCTCATCATCAGAGTCCTCTATAACTCTCTTCGACTTCTTTGACTTCTTAGATTTCTTCGTCTTCTTGCTCTTTCTACGAACAAGCTCTTCATCTTCCTCTTCTTCAGATTCAGTGTCGCAAAGCTCATCTTCATCTTCGTCCTCGTCATCTTCATATTTATTTTTATTATTTTTAGATTTAGCAGAGCCCTTCTTTGTGGGAGATGGCTCATCGTCGACCTCCTCAATGACCTTCTTCAATTTCTCGCCTGCCTTAATTTTATTGCTGAGATGTTTAGACGGAAATATTTGTGAAAGGAATTTGCGATATTCATGAACGTCCATTTCGTCATTATCGGAATTGCTCTCATCCCCGTCATCACTATCAGAATCGGCAACCTGCTTTTTCTTAGTCGCCATTTCAATACGCTTTGAACGGCGAGTATCGGGCTTATTTGACTTAATTTGACTATCACGTGTCATTTCTATTCTCTGTATGCTGTAATTATTTATGTTTAAATTAAAATCAATTTTATTTTATAAAATAAATATTGATAAACTCAACGACACATCAATATTAAGTTATTAAAACAAATCATCATAATTATTCGCATATAATGTGTGAAAATAAAAACGCAAAAAGAATGTCGCTCTTTAAAATAAAATTGAGACTAAAACAATATAAATCTATTATATTATATAAGAGAAGATGTCCAAACTAACAAGTTCAGGTAATATGTCGATAAACTGTTCAAAGGTCATTGGCATCCAATTTAGTATCATGTCGCCGGAGGAAATTAGAAAGGCGTCTGTTGCTGAAATCACCAGCAGAGATACATATATAAATAATAAGCCGGTGATTGGAGGGCTGTTTGATCCGAGAATGGGAGTTTTAGAGCCAGGTCTAATATGCCCAACGGATGGGTTGGATTATATGCAAACACCCGGTTATGCGGGGCATATTGAACTAGCCCGCCCAGTATTTTACATTCAGTATTTAACTACGATACAAAAATGCTTAAGATGTGTGTGCTTCAAGTGTAGCAAACTCTTAATTAGCAAGGAGAAATACAAGCAGGCCTTGAAAATGCAGGGAGAAGCCAGATGGAAATATGTGTTTTCATTGTGCAGCAAAGTTAAGCGATGCGGCGATGACAGTGAGGACGGATGTGGCACATTACAACCAAATAAAATTAGAAAAGAGGGCCTTGCTACTATATTTGCCGAATGGAAGAACGACAATGCCGAAGCAGAGCCGATTATTATTAAGGTTACCCCGGAAATTGTATTGAAAAATTTCAAGCGCATCTCAGATGATGATGTTAGTTTTATGGGATTTAGCCCGGTTTACTCTAGACCAGATTGGATGGTTTGCCAAGTAATGTCGGTGCCGCCGCCATCGGTCAGACCGTCTGTCAAGCATGATGCTCAACAACGCTCCGAAGACGATTTGAGTCATATATTAGTAAATATTATCAAAACTAACAAGACGCTACAGGACAAAATTCAAAACAACGCGCCTGCAAATGTGATTGACGATTGGACGACAGTTTTACAATATTACGTCGCGACTCAGGTCGATAATAATATTCCAGGCGTTGCGTCGGTTGCTCAGCGTTCAGGTAGACCTTTAAAATCGATCAAGGACAGATTGAATGGAAAGGGTGGCCGTATGAGAGGTAATTTGATGGCGAAGCGTGTTGATTTTAGTGCTCGTTCAGTAATTACTGCCGATCCGAATATCTCAATTCGCGAATTAGGTATTCCGTTGAAGATCGCCAAGAATATAACCAAGCCGGTTACCGTGAACAAAATAAACAAGGCATTCTTAACCAAGCTCATTCAAAATGGACCTGAACAGTGGCCCGGCGCAAAGATGCTAGAGAAAAATAATGGTGAAGTCATCACACTGCGATACTACTTGGATAGAAATTCTATTATCTTAGAAGAAGGTGATATTGTTCATCGTCATATGATGGACGGTGACGCGATTCTATTCAATCGTCAACCTACTCTTCATAGAATGAGTATGATGTGTCACATCGCACGTATTATGAAGCGAGGCGATACTTTTAGAATGAATGTTGCAGATACTAAACCGTACAATGCCGATTTCGATAAACACACATTTTGTTACCATAAATGCTCTGTCGAAAACAGGAGGCGCTAAAAACGTGCAACCTCCTAGTCAAATGATTCAAAATATAAAACAATATAAAAATAAAATATTAGTAAATAGAAATGGAACCATCAAAATACCAACAACTATCAAACAAAATTCTTGACGATTCGTCCGAAAGATATTGTGAAATATATAAAATTACGAACCTATCTAATGGTAAGATATATGTGGGGCAGTCAGTTTCCCATATATTAAACCATAAAAGATATAGACCATATGGACACCAGGGACGATTTAGATGTCATATTTCAGAGGCTTTCTCAACAAAAAAAAATCAATCGCATTATTTAAACAACGCTATAAGAAAATATGGTGTTGCTGATTTTGAAGTTGATTTAATAGAACGGTGTGAAATAGAAAAAGCCGATGAAAGAGAAATACATTACATCAAAGAGTTTAATAGTTTATTTCCCAACGGGTATAATCTAAAGAACGGTGGAAGCGTATTTACTCACAGTGACGAAAGCAAAAAGAGATTGTCTAATGGTGTTGTTAATTATTTCAAGGATAAAAAGTCCGAAAGGTTTAAGGGCGTCGAAAAAATTGACGATGATATTGAAAAATATATAAGGCCTTTAAATAGAAATAACGAACAATATGGTTGGTATGTTTACATTGAAAAATGTAAAGCAGATTTTGGTGGAGTTCATATTCCTTTAGAAAAAAGTAGAAAAGATGCGATAGAATTTATTAATAATTTAAAGAATCATTTGGCGAAACACCTTGATGCGGGAAACCCCTTAGAGTCTTCAACTACCACCTCTTAATGGAAACATTTTGAGGGAACTCGGTTAATAGCCGAACCCAATGGTAATAATGTTGAAGAATTGGGCAATCCGCAGTGTTACTTCCTAAGGTCGTTTGGTAGACTATGGAGGGCACTCAGAGACTGAACCGGTGTTGGTGAGCGATGAAGGAATAACCACCCTGAGCTTGCTTAAGATACAGTCCGACCCCCTTGGAAACATGGGGGATACGTCGGGAGACGAGATGAATTTACACATGCCTCAGGATCCAGAATCTGAGGCAGAATTGAGAAATTTGGCGGCAGTCCCATATCAGATTGTCAGCCCTGCAAATAATGGGTCCATTATTGGTATTTATCAAGACTCTATGCTTGGTTCATACCAATTCACCAGACCAAATATTCGTTTTAGTCCACGAGACGCGATGAATATTCTGATGATGTTTAATGGCGTAAACGAGAAACAATTGCTAGATGATGTGAAGAAGGACGGGGGCATTACAAACTTTGACATTTTGAGTCAGATAATGCCTCCTCTTTCGATGAAATATAAGACAAAGGCGTTCAAGGACGATGATGACGCAAAAACATCAAATGCGATTATTGAAATCCGCAATGGTGCTTATATTCGCGGACAAATGGACAAGAGTGTTATGGGCGCGAGAACAAAGGGTTTACTCCAGCGCGTGTGTAACGACTTTGGTAACATGGCATCCGCGAAATTTATTGACGATCTACAAAATGTCGTGACTGAGTACATGAAGTCAAGTGCCTTCAGTGTTGGTGTTAGTGATTTGATTTCCAACCAAAAGACAAATGATGAGATTATTCAAGTAATTACGAAGAAGAAGACGGATGTGAAGAATTTGATTAACCAAGTTCAAATCGGCATCTTTGAAAATAATACTGGTAAAACCAATGAAGAAGAGTTTGAAACTCAAGTCAACAGTATTCTTAATCAAGCTACTTCGGAAGCGGGTAAGATCGGTCTTAAGAGTTTGGGAAAAGACAATAGATTTGTAATCATGGTAAACGCGGGATCTAAAGGTTCAGATTTGAATATTTCGCAAATGATTTCTTGTCTTGGTCAGCAGAACGTAGATGGCAAGCGCATTCCATACGGTTTTGAAAACCGAACATTGCCTCACTTTACTAAATACGACGACTCCCCAAGCGCCCGCGGATTTGTAGAGAGTTCTTATATCAACGGTCTATCACCTCAGGAACTATTCTTCCACGCCATGGGTGGTCGTGTAGGTCTTATCGATACTGCTGTAAAAACTTCTACTACTGGTTATATTCAAAGACGATTGATCAAGGGTCTAGAAGATCTAATGGTTAGCTACGATATGACTGTTAGAACCAATAAAAACAAGCTCGTTCAATTTGCGTATGGCGATGACAATATTGACACCACCAAGGTTGAAGATCAGGCTATTCCAATAGTGTCAATGAGCACTCAGGATATTTACGCGCATTATCTTATTCCCGAAGAAAACGGCAAGGTTAAGACGCTCAGTAATATATTCTTGAAGAATGTTCTAACCAGACACAAGAAGCAGACAAAGGAATTTCTTGATAAAACGCAGACGTATATTGACAGCATGATTACGGCAAGAGAGCAGATCATTAAACACGTCTTTAAAAATAAGGGCGACTCGTCTGTAAATATTCCTGTTGCGTTCTACTATATAATCAACAACATTCAAGGACAGTGTAATATTACGATATCGTCTTTGGTTGATATTACATTCTTGGAGGCTCTAGAAATGATCGAAAACTGCTATAGTAATCTAGAGAAAATCTACTATGCGCCGCCGACAAAATTGTTCAAGACAATGTTCTTCTTCTATTTATCGCCAAAGGACTTGCTAGTTGTAAAGAGGTTTAATCGCGCGGCCCTAACATTGCTGCTTGACACGATTACCCTTGATTATAAGCGAGCGATTGTTGCGCCTGGAGAAATGGTCGGTATGATTGCGGGTCAAAGTATCGGCGAGGTCTCGACACAGATGACTCTAAACACCTTCCATTTTGCGGGTGTTGCGTCCAAGTCAAATGTGACTCGTGGTGTTCCAAGAATTGAAGAAATATTGTCATTGTCAAGCGATATTAAAAACCCCTCGCTCAGCATTTATCTTAAACCGGAAGATGAAAGACAAAAGGACAAGGCACATACCATTATGTACATGTTAGAACATACTAGATTGGAAGATGTCGTGAAATCAATTGAAGTGTGTTTTGATCCCGATGACCTTAACACGCTAATCAACGAAGATAAGGACACTATTGAACAATATAGGGTTTTCGAAAACATGGTTACAGAATGTTCAGAGGGTTCACTTCAAACGGACGAGAATGAAAAGTCCAAGTGGATTATCAGAATGGTGATGGATCCGGAGGTAATGCTTGAGAAAAATATTACAATGGATGATGTAAACTTCACATTAAAGAATTGTTTCGATGAGCAAATCCAGTGTGTATATTCAGATTTCAACTCGGACAAACTAATATTTAGAATTAGAATGAACGAGGTACTAAAATCGGGCGGAGGACGCGGTGGTCAAAAGAAGGCAAAGGTGAATCCTCTTGACCAATCCGACCAAATCTACCTATTGAAAAATTTCCAAGATCAACTCCTACAGAATGTCGTGTTGAGAGGCACAAAGGGAATCAACAAGGTCGTTCTTAGAAAGATTATTGATAACATGGTAGAACAAAATGGAGTGTATAAAAAGCAGGAAATTTGGGTTCTTGATACCATCGGAACAAATCTGTTGGATGTTCTCGGGCTAGATTTTATTGACAACAAAAGAACTGTTAGTAATGATATTGTTGAGATTTACAATGTTCTTGGTATTGAAGCCGCCAGACAGGCGATTTACAACGAGTTAGTTGAGGTTGTAGAATTTGATGGAACATATATTAACTTTCATAACTATAGCGTGTTAGTTGATAGAATGACATACACCGAAAAGCTGATTTCAATCTTCAGACATGGTATTAACAATGATAACATTGGTCCTATCGCAAAGGCATCTTTTGAGGAGACACCCGAGATGTTCTTGAGAGCAGCTAGACATGCGGAATTAGATACTATGCGAGGAATTTCGGCAAACGTGATGTGTGGCCAAGAAGGTTTATTTGGAACCGCGGCATTCCAAGTGGTATTAGATATCGAGGAGCTTCAGAAACTAGAGGCAGCCAGCGAATATAGACCAATGAATGCGGACGACGAGGTCGATAAATTCTTCGGAACTGTCACAGATCCAGATGACCCATGTGGCACGAATAAAATTTCCATCCAAACCAATGTCAACACAATCAAAGGTGAAGATATGGGTGGCGACAATACATATAATCCTGGATTCTAAAAACACTTAACCCTCCACATAATAAATTTTAAATTTATAGTTAATATAATATATTAAATATAAACTATGATATTACACAAGCACACCCAATGATGACCTATAATTTGATTATAAAAAATGTTGCACATACTGATATCGATTTTTTTTCACCCGATGCTAAAGGCGCAGGGGTCGATCCATTCATCAGGTTAGCATTTAGTATTATCCAGAACGTGAAGTTGACCACTGCGACTAAATATAAGTTTTTTAATGATACCTTAAATGGGTTTTTAATCAAAGGGCACGAGACAGAATTCGTGAAATATTTTTGTAAAATACAAAAAACGTATAATGTGCTAAATAGGTTTATATTTAATTACAAGTATAAGAAGGCAAAGATCGTTACAAATACAGACATGTTTCTGAATACGCTACATATTAACGACAAAAATGTTATATGTATATTTCAAGACAACTCAAAATACCTGTTTAATATTAACGATTTGATTAGAATTAGTTACACTTCGCTGACAAACGCTTACATGTTTTTTTCAGAACCACTGCCTATTAAAAATCCATATAACAATATTCCCTTTAAAAAATCGGACTTGTACAATATCTATTTTTTCATTCGGCATAAAACCAACCTGTATCCAGATTTATATTTTCATTTTTTTAATTGTGATTTTAATCTTTCGCTTTTTAAGTATAAAAACGAGTATATATTGAGAGACTATTCTATACGTAATTACGTTTATACGAGTTCGACGGATACCCTTGTTCTGGAGATAAAGAAGATGATAAAATATTACAACAGTTATTGTAAGAAGGGTAGCATAAAAAATAAGATGGCAATTGATGAAGACTTTCCGGAAGACGTTCTCGTTAAAATTTTTAAGCCGTATCTGTTATTGTATTTGACGTCTGCCTACGCATATGTAGGTTTCGTTAGGCATCAAAATCAAGTTTCTTTTATACGTAATATGCATCGGTTTTACAAATTTAACCCTAGATTTGGAAGGAAAATTATAAGAGTACAGTATAAACCAGGTCTAAAATTTGGAAGGAAAATATGTGGAAAGCGTATTGAGTTTGAGGATGCCCACATTAAATTCAATGAAGTAAGTAAACAAAACGCCAATTTTTTATTAGATCATTTGGAGTATGAAGACGTTCACGCCGGCGAGATAACGTCGTTAATTCAAAATGAACATATATATAACTATGATACGGATGATGATGCGGACAATGACAATGACAATAACGAGGAACAACCAGAGGAAGAAAATGCCATATTAGGCATCATAAATGAAAATGGTATATTAGATCTTGTAAATTATAATGAAACTGTAAATGACAGTGATGCCGAGAGTGACGAGGAAGTATTTGTAAATAACACCGAAGACGAGATACCAGACGATGATTCAGTAAGTTAAATTATATAATTATGTAATTGAATAATTTAACAATATATTTTTATTTATTTTTTTGGTTATTTTGCTTTATTTTTCGCGGTTTTTTTATTATCACCTCTTACGAGGACCTTCTTTCTAGAACGTTTTTTCTTAGCAGGAACAAGAACCTCTTCAGCTGAGATTGGCGAATCTGATTCAATAACTAATTTGCCTTTCCTTTTGGGCTGTTCGTCAGGCGTGTCATCAATAATAAGGCCTGCCGGTTTTCTCTTTTCATAATTTGTTTTTGTTGGTTTTTCAAATGTTTCCAAATATTCTGAAACCGCCAACTTATTATTTATAGCAGATCTAATATTCTCAAGACAATCTTCATTTAATTTGTTGATCGGGATAAATATATCTTTAGTATCTGATTGGACTAATCTGTAGACGGGAATATTTTGTGGTCTAAACCCAGGTAATATAATGAAGGCGAACTTGTCTTCGATATCTCCATATCCAACAAATTCGTGCCTTTCGTATTTAGTCTGTAAAACCCATTTTTGACATATGAAGATTGTAGGGATTTTATATTTCAAAACTAGAAGCCACAAATCTAGCGTCGTCAAAAAGTAGTTATCAGTGTAAATAAAACTTGCGAAGGAAAGCGTTTGGGCGCGAACTTGGTCCCCAAGAGTTTTTTTCCCCTCCATGCTAAGAATATCAACAATTTTATCGTGGTGTTTAGTAAGATGTGGCTTGTATTCTTCAAACAATATGTTCTTTATGTCATTAACTGATAATTTTGACCCAGTTTTTCTCTCTATTAAATCGATGATAATGGAAAACGAGCACGGTATGGTCTTGCTATATTCAATTTCTGTGTAATCGCTTGGGAAGCACTTCTTCCATATACTTGAACTAATATGTGGTTTTGTGACCTTTTCGCAAATTTGTTTATTATCTCTGTCGACGATGGTGTGATCAAGCGATGGAATAATATTTTCGTATACCTGAGTCAATCGAGGGTTTGCTTCATCATAAGAAATGTATTGTATATACTTGTTAGTTACTGCCGGAGTTAAAACGTCAAAGTATTGCATCAACAACGACTGAATCAATATAATCTCGTCATCTTTTAAGTTGTAACCGACGTTGCCGAAGGACAAATATGATTTTGGTTGAAACACAAAAGATTTAATTCTACTATATCGAATAACTTCATCTGCCATTCTAGCATAATAATTGGTTTCGTTTGCGTTATTTGTAATAATATTTTTATTTGGTAGAATTAAGTTACAGCTATCCTGTTCAGTAACGCACAAATTCGGCGTATCTGAGCATGCATCAGGGTCCTTAACAACGCACGCCGAAACATTATCAATTAACTTATAAAAGTTTTCGTCTCCTGTAAACTGTATTTTATCCTTTACTAGTTCACGCAATAAACCAATCACATTTTTCAATTTTTCAGAATATATAATATACTCCTTCGCCAATTCCTCCTCAATTTTCAATCGAATCTTCGCATTTTCGTAATTATTTACTAGAATTCGAATCGTATTTCTAAACACATTATAGAAGCTCGTTTCAAGACGGATTTTTTTAATGTATTCGACACGCTCCGTGTCAACGTCTTTCTGTGTTGTAATTGCGATTTCACTAGCTACCATTGGGTTTGATTTTACATTAACAATATAGTTATCATTATCAATAGATGGTATATCCAACCCAGATTCAATCTCATCAGGGCGAATTGGCTGAGATAATTGTATAAATTGGTTCGTGTCGGTTAAAATGCCTACAACGTGTTCATCTTCGATAACCTTAAATGCGGGTTTACACGGAATGTCTGGGTTCTCTCGGCGTTTACCGCTTCTCTTGGATAATTTATTTAAAAATTGAACCGTGGTTGTATATGTATTCCATAGTGTCAAGTCCGTCATAAATACGACATCAACATCCTTCTTTATATCTTCGAGAGAAGATGGATAACACGGGACAAATCCACTCCGTTCTGTTGGCGGTGGCTCTTCCGCAATAACACCAATCACCTTGTTACCGAAATTTAAAACGAATTTTTTGATTGTATACTCGTATTTATCTAACTTTTGAACCAAGTCATAAAGGATTGGCGCGCGCTTTGATTTATAGACATTCGGCATACTATCTAATGGCCTGCAGACAGCATTGAAAAATGGTTTAACGATTTCCTTGAATACCGACCTCATTGTTTTTGAAAGAGTGGGATCCATTTCTTTAAATTCCTTGATGATCGAAATTTTGTTATTATGTGTAGTGTAAGAATATATGGGTTCATAATATCCGTCTTCTTTCATTAAAATAATAGTGGGCTTTCTAGCCTGATAAAATTCGCTCGAATAATGGTTTGTTGGGCATAACAGACTGACATTATTTGTGATGTCATCTTTTGGGATTTGAAATATTACGAGATTAACTCCAGTAGGGAACAGATATTTATTTGGCATACTTATTATGTCCCACAAATAGGTATGGTCGATGATAATATCATCATCGCTTAAAAAACTATTAAAGTTTTCATATGCGGATATTACCTTGGAATAATATGCCTTGTCTTCAGGTTTGTTCATATCAAGCCGTGAAAAGAGGACGGTACTCTTATATTTTTCAATATCTACCGTTTTCTCTGGATCGTAAAAGTCTATGACCAAGTTACCGTTTTGATATTTTGTAAATAAATCAACATTAATTGCTCTCAATATGCGTTGTCTGAACTCCTTGATACTCAATATTCTTGTTTCGTTCTTTGTGTTGTCTTTTTCGTTTATAACTCGTTTGCCAAAGAAAATTGCGTCTGAAATACATGCCAGAAAAGATTGTTTATTATTCACTTCTACACCGTGTCGCAATAAGCACGGATGATCTTCCTTGAGATTCGTATTGGTTTTGCTTATTTGACAATCCGCGTTGACCTCGTGGAGCATTGTTTGTATTTCAGGGGGCAAATATCCCCATCTACCAGGATCGAGCGGGAATTTATCGGGCCCCTTTATGTACTCATCTTCAGCTTTGTTTGCGACATTTTTCGGTGCGGGCTCTTTAGTTTTCTTATCCAAGCATTTACTGTTTTCCTTTATTCTGCCCTCGGTATTATACTTTTCAAAGCAACATGGCACGCAAAGATCTTTAGGATGTGAATCGGGTATAAGGCCTGGATATTTCTTGTAGTCTTTCTTGCCGGGTTTTGGAGTATAAAATTCGTAAACATAGTATCCGGGTTTTACCTGTTTCTCTCCTCTGGGTAAAACCTTTCCGCATGTAGGGTGGACTAATTCTTTCTTTCCATCTTCTCCGATAACCTCTGTCAAATCATTTGGGTCAACAAATGTATTATTTTTCAAACACCAAAAACGCGGGCATATATAATTAAATTGATGTTTTTCATCAGAGCCATATTTGATCACATCTTCTGGTCGTAAGAACTTTGGGTGATCCTTATTAATTTTGGCAAGTTGACTGTCAGTTAAAATAACAGGTTGTCTTCTCATATTTGAGCTACAAGTTCTGGGATATGAATTGAATTGTGGTGTATCCTCTTTTAAAATTAATATGGGGTCCTTTTTCTCTATCAATGTTTGGAAATAATATGGTTTGTTAAGTTTCATACCGTCAATATTTCTAACGACATCCTCCTCCTCTTCTGATTCTGATTCTGATTTCAAATCTTTTTCTTCTTCCTTTTCCTCTTCCGGTTCCTCTAGAACAACTTCCTTCTCAGAAGCAATAGATTCTTCGGCGTAATCAGACTTTGCCTCTACGTCTGGCTTTACTGAAGGTTTCACATCTTCAACGGGTTTTTCTGAAGGCATTGATTCTTCAACTGGCTTGACAGTTTCAACCGATTTTTCTGAAGGAATTGATTCTTCAATTGGTTTCACAGTTTCAGCCGATTTTTCTTCTTCAGAAGGTATAGACTCTTCTGAAGGTTTCACAGTTTCAACAGAAGGTATAGACTTTTCTTCAGATGGTATAGACTTTTCTTCGGCTGATATAGACTTTTCTTCAGAAGGCATTGACTTTTCCTCTTCAACCGATTTTTCCTCTTCAGATGATATAGACTTTTCAGAAGAATCAATACCAAAGGAACTCATATTTAATTTTTGAGACGGCGCTGCTGGTTCTTCCTCTAGTTCGCTTGAAATAGACGATTCTGACCCAGTCTGACCGCCTTCATATGAATCTATTTGATCTTCGTCGTCATCGTCATAAAACAAACTAAGTGCTCCCTTGGGTTTATTCACATCTACCGTTTTAAATTTAGTATACTGAACTTCTTCTTCATCTGAATCCAACGAAGGAACTACTGACTTGGACACAGATTCTTCGACAGGTGAAATAATATCTTCAACAAGTATATCTTCCTTCGCACCGGCAGCACATAGATCATTAATTTCTTTTGTGGGATATTTGGTGCTCTTTTTATCTTGTGTTAATCGAACCATTGTATCCAAGTAAATAGGTATTGTCTGCAGATAATTAATATTGTTTATGTTTTCAGTAGTAATTGTGATAACACCAGTTTCCTTATCAAGAGAGATTTCCGTTTTAAACCCAGGATTATTTTTTATTTTAATATCTGATTTTCTAACACCTCTTTCAACCTCGAGTTCATTCGCAATTTTGCGCACCATTTCTACCGCTTGCTCGCGATCTAATTCTTCCGGGAAGTTCTCCAAGAGAGATTCGATAATCTGGTCTCCTCTGAGCCCCTGATCGGCTTTTTCCAAAATAAACGCCTCTATGCTATTAAATTTACTATAGTTCGAGACACGTTTGAATCGTAAATTGATTTTGCCGTCTTTAAACATATTCGTTTCGTTAATAAATACGCTCGATAGACAACCCTTGTATGCGTCAATATCAAGCGGCTTATTGATTTTAATCTGTGTTTCATATGTAAGTTGTTTAATTTCAACATTTGCGTCATTTAAACTGGCGAATAAGTTTAATTTATATCCACTTTGTTCTAAAAACCCCTTAATTTGGCTAATAATAGGATTAATTGTTGCTTTAAATATGGTGTCAATCTCATCAATTTCAACAACAGTTTTAAATTCTGAAGTAACCGTAATAAAACCCTCTTCGTCAAATTCACAAATAACAGAGTCGGTTGTATCGGCAGACTCAGATTCAATATAAACCGCAACGGATTTGTTTCGTGCAATCGTTTTAATTAACTTGAAAATAGTTGTCCGTTTAAGCAGCGGAATTTTCCTGCCGTCTGTTGCGAGTTTGTCTGTGAAAAGCCTATACACGTTCTCTTGTCTTGCCGACGGATTGTATTTAATTAGCGGGCTGTTTTGCGTAGCATGAATAATCTTAAATATTATTTCTAGCGGAATTTTAATACTAAAATCGGGTCTTAGTACGGCCTTGATATATTTTATGCCCTTAGTAACGTAATTTAATTCAGTCGTTTTCAGCATGAACACATCGTAAAACATGTCAATCGTTTTGAATGATGTGAATGTCTTTTTATCCAATAACTTTTTGGTAGATTCAACTAATGTGACTCTTTTATCATCCAACTCGTCGATGCTATTGACATTTTTATTATACAATGCTGGATAATAGATCTTAATAGTTGTTTCCACAGATAGCCCTTTTTGATCAGCATAAGAGAGAACATCCTCCGCAAGACATAAATAAATACTATTATCAACAATATTGCCGCTATTCAATAACAAATGACTATTCAAGGTTGTTAGCGATTTACGAGCCGATTTTTCAAAGAACTTGTCGTACTCGGCGACATCATATGGGTCACATACAAAGGGATATTCGTTTTCAACTATGAAAAATTTTTGACCTAAAACCTTGTTTAAAATGTAGTTTTTATTATCAAAACTCATTTCAAAAATGTCATCAAACGTATATACGTCCTTTTCAGCTGGTTTTTCAAACAGAGCCCCCTTTTCATCGCTAACAATATTTGAAATAAACTGATCTAATCTGACTTGCGTTAGAGGAAGTTTGCTGTTTTGCGTGAGCGATTCATACACAGAGACAGCATTCAAGGTTTCGATTTTTTGGCAATATAGATATATCTCGTCTAATGAAATCTCTCGTTTAAGTTCGTTAAGTATTTTAAGTTTAATTGTTCCGATTGAATCGTCAAAATGAATTTGTTGCTCAGAAAATTTTACTGTAATTTTGTCTGTTTTGATTTGTTCATTTTCGCGATCAGTAAAAATTTTCCCAAATAATTCGGTTTCAGTTTCTTGTGATCGTTTGCCAGTAAATACAAAAATCGTATTTATTGCGCCATTAGCAAATAGTTTAACTTTATATATATTACTAGCTAAAGGTTGTTTTGTTGATAATGACTTTGACATATATATAAAGCTACTATTATTTTTAATTTGATTATCACTCAAAGATATTTATTAAATACCAAAAGTATATATTTGGCATTTAATATGAATACATATTTGGGTTTACACCTTTTCTCATTTCAAACGCCGATTATAAATTTTTAGTATTGCCCCAAAAGCATTTAAATAAAAAAAATTGAAATTTTTTAGTATATATATTGTAAGTCATAAATATATTAATTTAATCTGCTTGACAAAATGACAACGGCTAACAAATTTGCTGTGATGACTGGACTGCCTGAATATGGTGCGCGGGCTAATATCGTTAATGTAAATATAGATGATGTAATTACTTACAGAGTAAAAGGATACTGGGTATTTTCAGCGGTTATTGGAACAACGCCAACTATGATAAAAGTCATTGATTTATGTTGTGAAAATGCTATTGATGGAGTAAATTTGTATATAAATAGAAAACAAAATTCTACTACAAAATGTTTATTAAAGCCATCCCGAAGAATATTTAAAATTAGAAATATAAATAAATTGTAAAATTACACCGACCAAAAGAAACATGAGACAAGCTTTATAAAAAAATAAAAAGGAGGGAACCCTCTTTTTTATTTGACATTTGAAATGAGAAAAGGTGTAAATGAATTTAATTTTTTTCTACTCAAAGTGAAAATAACTACATAATATTTTTATTCATATGTGTTGGTAATCCGTGACCAAACAAAATCATATAAATTAGTACAAAGGCACCGATTAACACACTTCTATCAGTTGCCTTCTCGTTGGACTGATTCAACGCAAATTTCATTATAACATACAAAACAATAGCTATAATTATAGAGTGAACTAACATCATTAGTGCGCCTTCCATTGTAATATATACGAATAAAAAAATTATACTAAATCATAATATGGATTGTCATTTATATCCATACCGCAATATTGTTGGGGATTTTTCTTATAATCAATCGGGTCGTATATGCCAGCGGCCTTTGCGTTTTGTAGCATATATTTAAAGTTTTGCCAGAATTCTTGTTTGTGTCCAACAGACTCTGTCATTACATGTGACAATTCGTGTAAAGCAACAAACGTAAGTGTGTTAATATCAATTAATTTATTGCCCTCCTTTGTTGTATTTAAACAGAACGCGATTTTCTCTCCTTTATTTTCACTGAAGGCGGTTAGCTCGCTTGTCGGTAAGGTCTCGCTAATAGTTTTTGGATTGAAGCCTTCTACTAGGCGTATAGTGCGCGGATCTTCGGGGTGCTTTTCCTTCATGTAAGCTACCATATCCTTCATTTTTTGTGTAACCTGCGCTAAAAGATTGGCCGCGAGCTCTAGTTTCTCTCTTTCTCGGACGCAATATCTGTTTCCATCCTCGGACGCAATAATGCATTTTAGATTATATGCGTCGGATTGAAAATATATCATTAGACAAAAGAAAAGAATAAATGCTACAAATATATAAAAAAATATGCCATGCTTCTCCATATATTATGTTTAGAAAAGGTATTATTAAAATATGTTTATATTTTATATGAAGGGTTCATCAGCTTTGCTACCAAATAATAATCCTAATCCCTGCGAAAATTTATTGTCTGGGTTAGGGTTTGAAGTAGATGAAGATGGATATGGAGGTGAATTAGAGATGTTTTTTGATTTGAATCAAGTAAGCGAAAACGAATTGGTTGAAAGATATCTACAAATAGCACGCTCAGCGCCATACAATTTAAATTGGCAAACGGGAGATGATGCTTGCGTTGCCGACAATATGTTGGGTATATTTAAAGATAATGGTGTCAAATTTACAAAACGGGATATTGTTAAAGATGTTTTCGAATCATTTTACCATCCTCAACAAGCCGGCAGAAGGCAAAAATCTAGACGCTCAACAAAAAAGAGAATAAATAAAAAAAAGCGGGGTACAAGAAGAAAACATAGAAGAAGTAAAAAATAATGTAATAAGGGTTAAAAATATTTATATTTCAAAATTTAAATATTTTAATTAAAAATTGTCGCAACAAGTTTATTGACCGCCAGAGCCAATTTCTAAAGGCGGCCTCATGAAATCAGGCTCGATTGTGCTCTGGTTCCAGGGTCCCACCGACAATTGAGGGTTCGGGGGCTCAGAGCGAATCTGGAGATTGGCGTTTCTGAGACTCTGGCCGATGGTGTCAATTCCGATGTGGTAACCAGCCTTGAGAAGATTGACGTTAGCAAGCTCACCCTTACCAGAAGGGTTTAATTGAGCCCACTGGGAGTTGGAATCCTTGGGTAAAAGTTCAGCGGGGTTCTGAATATTTGGCTGGGAGCAAGATGACGGAATGCCAGGCATGCTGGTTTGGACACCATTTGCGGAGGCAAAGACCTCGTTGCCATTAGGGTCAGAGGGGCGAACACTTGCAGAAGCCTGCGCGTTAGTATTCTTGTACTGTTGTTGCATCTGAGCATTAGACTCGGAGCCGGGCATGCCCTTAGCACCTAGGTAACCTGCGAACATGCTAACACCATATGCTATAATTAATAAAACAATAATGGCTCCAATTCCATAGTCATTCCAGAGTTTCTTCAAAGAGACTGTCATTATATAAAATTAATGATAAAATAATTTTTAGAATACAGATTAATTATTCTAAACATTTGTCAATTCGGTTTTAAAAATTAGAGCCCATCTAATTCACTTTCTGAAACCTCGTCGATTTCTGCGTCAATATCGCTATCACTGTCATTTAAATTTTCTAACATATATGTTTTCTTAATATTCTTTGCTTCTAAATAAGCTAGAAGTGCGCTCTTTTTTGCCATCTTTGCTTTAGTTCTAGCCTCCTTATATAATTCAAAATATACCTGATTCGGTTTTTTTAATTGAATGGTTTCTAAATTATTCTCTAAAGCTAAAGCTAAATCTAAATTGTTAATCTCTTTTAATTCATCAGGGTTTTCCTCAATGTCTGTATCCAAGTTTTCAAATTCCAACTCTACGGAAATATTTTCTGTATCTTGAGGTGATTCGGATGATGTTAATATTTGGGCCGACGCAACCTCTTCTAAAGCCGCGCCGCCAATAGTTTCTTCTAAAGCCGATCCAATAATAACTGGATCTGGTGTTATGTCAGGGTCGGATTCAAAATTATCCATATTCATATTATCTATAATGTCTATTTCTTGTAGTTCTTGTGTTACACCATCCATTTCTAAAGTATGCAGCTCTTGTGCTGCGATAGCTCTTTCTAAATCCCGTGGCGCATGCATGAAATTAGTAGCAATTGCTTCATTTGGTTTTTTTGTTGCGGTTTTTATTAAACAATTATCAAATAAGGGCTCATCATTTAACACCATTATCTGTTTAAGATCAATCTCAATTTGAAAATTTCTAGCTGTAAATTTTATTCCTTGTATTTCCAAGATTGAAATGATGTTTGTTCCATCTTTAATGTCATCTGGTGTCATAGGGATTTCGTTTTCATTATAGATCTTAACAACCGGTGCGCTATTATGACTCTTGACGTTTGTCCTTACCAAGTAATATTTACCTGACTTGTAAACACGAATAGTAGAATTAAATGCGGTTTCAATGTCACTTTCTTCTAAATTATTTTGAAACCATGTGTCCCTTCTATCAAAAATTAGTTTTTGACATCTTTCTTCTAAATTTTCAAACCAGCTGATAAGGGTCGCGGCATTTTTATCAAACATTAAATCACAGTAGTATTTTTTCCCCGTTTTGACTATTCCTTGTCGTGTCTGACTCTTAAATGTTTGAATGTATAATGGTTTGCTGTTGTATTCAATTTTAGTAAAATATGCGCCACCCTGAATTCCTACTGGATGTGCTAAAGAAAGTTTAGTAAAGTCGAACGTATCATTTGGTTCAATAATATTTTCCATATTACAAAAATTGCAGAAAAATTAATAATTAATAACACGCAAAAAAATAATAATCAGCAACACGCAAAAAATTAATAATATTTATATATTGATTTACTATGAAAGATTCATTGGTTAATCAGTGTTTGGACATTTTAAAGAGAGAAGATATAAAAGCCGAGTTTAAAATGCTATTGAAACCGGTGATTGATTTTATTTTATATGAAATCAACCCATATATTTATATAACGGTTTCACTAGTGTTTTTAATTTTTATAATGATTTTAGCAATACTGATAATATTAATTATACTGCTGCGTAATAAACAATTGCCGGCAAAAATATTTTAAAGGTGCGCATTGTTTAGGCGGCTTAATTTATACTCGGATTGTTGACACTTATTATTAACTTATTAATGAACCATTGCTGTAATTTTATTTTTTCTCATCAATTTATATAAATGGCAAAACAAAGACATAGCAGTCGCAGACATAGCAGTCGCAGACGTTCTGTTAAACGAGGAGGTAGTTCAAATTACAGCTCAGCCTCATCATACGGCAGTTATATAAACGGATCTGGCGACTCTCAGTTTGCCAGAGTATTTGATCAAGCTGGCGCTAACGGAGCCAATCAATCTAACGTGATTGTCGGCGCACAGGGACAATGGATGACTCAGCCCGGAGTGCCCACAAATCTTGAATTGATTCAATCCGCAGGTAAAAAGAAAAGGGGAAGCCGCAAGAATAAACGCGGTGGTCTTATGGGTGAGGTTATGAGCCAGGCGCTCGTGCCGTTCAGTATTTTAGCGTTACAGCAGTCATACCGCAAGAAGCGCGGTGGAAAGAAAACCCGCCGAGCTAACAAACACTAAGAACTCGAATAAGGGCGTCGGGTATTAAGTAATATTATTATTTATATTATATTTAATATAATTAATAATGAGTTTTGAAGGGCAAATTCAACAGTGGGTTCAGATAGACAACCAACTTAAACAATTAAACGACAAGGCGAAGGAGCTAAGGGATAAACGAAATTTATTAGAACAAAACATAACAAACCATGCTTTTTCAAATAATCTCTCTGATTCAACAGTTAAGATAAGCGACGGCCGGTTGAAGTTTGTAAACACAAAAGTCCAAGAACCGCTAACCTTTAGATATTTAGAAAAGACATTAAGCGAAATTATAAAAAACGAGTCGCAAGTGAAACTAATGATGGAACATATAAGACAAAAAAGAGCTGTTAAAATCGTTCCAGAAATAAAGCGGTTTTCTAATAATTAATTAATATATAAATAATTTATATGAACCAGGCAGAAAAAGAAGGCAAATTAGATTATATTGGAGCAAATGAATTGGTATTTAATAATAGTGCGGCGGATGGAATTAGTTCTGGCGGGTTCAGCGTTAATTCTATTATGATGAAGGCAGGAATGTCCCCTATAATGACTGTAAACACACAAACCGGCGGCAACCAGGTCTCTGACCTATTTAACAGCTTGGTGGTGCCAAATTGGTTATTAAGTTATGATAATAGAATGGGTGGCGGACTATATAAAGAATATGATGGTGGCGCCGATTCTGATAATGACGACGTTGACGATGACCTACACGATAAACTATTGGGGTTAGTCAGAGAACATGAAAGCAAATTGACACAAAACAAGAAAAAGAAAACGCGTAAAAGTGGTGGTCGTCGAAATGCTGGTGGGACAAAAAGAAAAATTACGAAATGAGTTATTATATTAAATTATTCTTGATCTAATATAATAATATGCTCTTTAGGGTTATGGATCATTATGAAGATTTTCAGAAAGACAAACCTCAAGAACCGAACGAGTGTTTAATTTGTTTGGAAATTAAAACTTATGACAACCTAACGACTATTGATTTAAAAACGCAACAAATATATTTTAAAAAGTGTGACTGTGGTGGGTGGGTTCATATAAGCTGTCTATGTGAATGGCATGAGATAAGTAACAGCTGCCCAATATGCAGGTTATATATGAACAAACCCGGGCCAATGATGGCTGATGCTAGTTTTTACATTGCAAAATTTCTTGGAGCATGTATATTGGTGTGCATACGTCTTTGTTGCGCATTTTGGTTCGCGCTTGTGATTGCGTGTGGTAGCCATATTTATCGATCATATTTTATATTGAACAGTCATAAGGAGACTGATTTGCGCGCTTTTATAACCGAATGAAAGTTATTTTATATAATTAACATATTATGAACTATATAAAAATTAGAACTTTACACTATTGAAGATTTAAACTGGGGTTATTTATATAAATTGTAATCAGCGCAACACATCGTATTTGGGTTTCCGGGTTGTCCGTGATTATCACATACTCTTTTTCCAAGTTTTGAAAAATCTATAGTAATTTTATCATTATTTTTAGTTGATGCGTGAGTAATAGTGTGAACATTTTGTTTTTTACAAGAATTACATATAACAATCATTTCAATTAACCCATCATTATACACATTTAAATATTCTATAATCGCTTCCATTACTATACTACATAAATAAGTCTTTATGTTAGTGTCCCATATTAATTCTTCAATTGGTTAAAAAGACCCCCAACTGCTATAATTAAACGGTGAGACTAATATTTCATCCACTTTGGTTTTCCAGTGGTCCACTTGTTTTTGGAAGGCGACATCCTTTACCGTCTCAGGGTATGGCGAAGCAGTTTTCATAAGTTCCTCCTCTTCGTCTGTTATTTTAGGTTTATATCCGTAGCAATTTACGCCGAATTTTACATTAGGATTGGCAATAAAACCGCCATTTACTCCAGTTCTTCCGCAATCGTGTTCATGTCCCGGTATCTTTTGTAAATTGTCGTATGTCTGTTTTTGAGTGGGGAACAAGGCTAATTGATTCGCAGACCACCCATAATTACACCATTCCGCACCATTGTTATAGGCCTTTTCAATTTGGTCATAGGTTGCTAAATCAGAGCCATACGCATTACAGATCGCCTTTGCGTTGTCATAATTATAATAGTTGCCCGGAATATTGAAGACCTGCTTTTTGAAGCGTATCTCGGGAACCGGTGACGCGTCTGGTTGATATGTGCTTTGATCTACAACTATATCAACGGTTGTATTTGGACTGAACAGTCCTTGAATATATGCGGTTACATTTATACTGAAAAAGTATTGAAATGCGTTAATAAGAATTAGAATAATCAAAATCGCAACAACAATAATTCCCATTACATTTGAACCGGTTGATTCATTCTCATTTCCTAAACCTACTGTGTTACTATCTAAAGAAGATGAAAACACGAAAAATGCTACAATAATTAATATAATAATAATAAAAACGGTAGGGTTCAAAATGTAGTTGTTCAAATAATTATACATATTTACTGGATCGATTGTTGATGTTGTGTTCACTACTTCCATTTATAATATATAAATAGTTAAAATAATATAAATGATTTGTTAAATAAAATAAAATAAAAATAAGATTGAGTTACACTTTCGCGCGGATAAATTTCATTCTTGAACATTGAATTTGACCTGACAAATTAAGTCGGTCTCCTTCTATAAAATAGAACATATGCTTTGGGGGATATAATGGAATCTACTAGCCCTACTTCAGAGACACTTGTGTCATTAAAATGATACCATTTTCCATTCGCATTTTTAACATATGCCGTATAGTGACCACCCATTACACCGCCACTATGGTTACAGACTCCATAAAGTTCGTATTTATAACTGTCCTTCTTATATCCAATGACATATTCTGACAAATCGAGTGCCATAGGAAATGTTACTAAAATTTGATTTTTCTGACCTCTGCCATTAAATCTTTTTAAATCGATTGCTAAAATATTCGGAAACGACCAGAATTGAATTTTTTTTCTGATATTAATTTTCGTCTTGGTTTCTTCGTTATACCAAGCGTTTTCACCGTCTAATATTTCTCCTTGGACATAATAGTTTAAGCAGTCTATTAATGTCGGCGACTTATTATTTTCAGGGATTGGCAAATCAATCATAAAATATGGCTCTGGCGTTATTTTAACTATCTCTCCTGTTTCTAAATTTGTAATCTGTGAAACATGAACAGCATAGAATAAATTCCAAATTTCAGAATATTCCTTTGAATACATATTCTTTATCATTTCAAAACATTTAATGGCTGTGTGGTCTGTTGTATTTTCAGGGTTTCCAGATATCGTCATTTTAATTTCTCTCGATAACGATGTATGGAAGCAGTCAATCAAGAATAGTAAGAATTCCGGAAGGTCGTTTTGTGAAAATCCCGTGAACATTTCCAACCCCTTAATGCGCGCCACCTTTTGGACAGTTCTAATAAATTTACCAGGCGAAATAATACAATTATCATTCCACATTATTTTTCGTAGATCATCCCATTCTAAAATAAGCGCGGATTCGATCGTCTTTTTAAGCTTAGTCTTATATGTTCCCTTCTCTAGAATATCATTTAATTCGTATGTATGCGAGATGATTTGCATACAAGAATTTACGAAACACGTATTTCCCAGATTCGCCAACCCACTTAACCCTTTGCCCTTGTAATTTTCAATGTTCATAAATATTAATAGCACAATCCGTTTAAACACATTTAATATAATATATATATTTAAAAAGTAAATGAGTCGGTCTGGTTATACTATAAGCAATGAGGATTTGTTACTGATTAATATCCTGAATGGCATGTATAATGATAACTTAAGACAAATTGACCGTATGAATACATCGATAAATAACCTGACCACGGATAACTCGAGAATACGCAATTTACTTATACGGCTTTTGAGAAATCCGCGTGAAAATAATAATGCTAGAGCGCCAACCAACGCAGCTAGAGCGCCAACCAACGCAGCTAGAGGAGTAAATAACGAGAGACCTGCGCCTGTAAATACGACATTACCAACTAACACATCTGGTTCGGCAAGTAGTTCAGGACGTTTATTTGTAAATAATGCGCCTTATGTTATTGACAATTTTCAACAATATAGAGTTCCGTCGGCAGGTGGAACAGCACGAAATTTGTTCTCTGAGACATTACGCAGCTTTTATGAACCAGTAAATGTATATCCTACACAAGCACAAATTGCGACCGCTACCAGAGTAGTTAGATATAGCGATATTGGCGTGCCTATGAATAGATCATGTCCTATTTCTATATTAGACTTTAATGATTCTGATATGGTTACAATAATTCGAAATTGCGGTCATATTTTTCACACAACCGAATTGCGGACGTGGTTTAATACTCATTGTACTTGTCCTGTATGTCGGTTTGATATTCGCGAAGCTAGAAATAATTCTTCTAACAATAATGATATGCCAAGTGCTTCAGAAAACATTGCGAGCGCTTCAGAAAATATTACAACAGCAGCAGACAACATAATCCGTGCGACAGAAGACATCGCAAGAGCAACCGACAACATTATAGGTCAAGCTGAAAGACAAGAAGAGAGAAATGCTACATCTACTAGCACAGACTCGACCCCTGAGATTACACATTCTAGCAGCACAAGCGTTATGTACAGCATGACAGAAATTTTTGATGGTTTATTAAACACATTTGATATTCAAGATGTAGAAATTATGATATCTGATCTCTCAAATAATCTCATATCAACCCCGAACCCGCAGACATTATTCAGCCTGGTATCCCGTTTCAATAATAATAGACCTCGTGGATAAAAATTATTAATATAATATAAATAAAAATTGATATATAATATAAGTAAAATTTAGTATATAATATATGACCATAACACGTAATAAACTTAAGAAAATAATGGCGCGCGCAAAACAAGAAGAAAATGACATCCCCAAAGAAAAAATTGAAACGCCGGATTCGCATCCAATCTATGACACACTAGTAAGTTGGTCTAAAATTGCGATTAGAATGATTAACGCAGTTTCAAAGATATTCGGAGTATATTTTGCGTGGATCGGACTACATTATAGCGCATCCCATTTATACGTAAAATTGTGTGTGCCTGATACGTTATATGGGTTTTTAATGTCGCCCTTTATGACGGCTACACCACACTGCCAAGGACTTCGTTGGGTTGTAACCAACGGCGCAAGTATGATTAATAATATGTGGATTGTCTTTGGAGGCTGGCTTTGTTCTACGATATTTTCCACAAATGTAAGTAGCGCAGTAGCTCCTGCGTAAGGAGTAACTAATTGATAGAGATAAAAACTATATAAAGACTACACATGATATTATTATATAATATGACTGCTTATAGAGCTGGAAATAAATGGACTGTGAATGAATTGCTCTCACTACAAAGAGAGTATGAGCTTTTGGAAATGTCAATTCAACAAATCGCGGCTAAGCATGAGCGAAGCATTACGTCTATCCTGTTTAAGCTCGAGACGGAGGGATTTATTGATTCCTGGAATTCCGCAAGAGGATTCGATATTCTTGAGTATCAGAGAAAAATGGATGGAGATGATTGTGATGAAGAGGACTGCTGTGATGGCGCTGATTGTTGCGATGATGACTCTGAAAGTGATGCGGATACCGATGAATATGTAGATGGCATTGTTGACCGCGTATTGCGTTTGGAGACGGATGTAAAAGAGATGCGTTTTATGGTAACCCATATCTTTAATAATATGGTTGCTACGAAGCAAACAACTCAGTCCTCCCGAACTTAAGCAGTCATTCAAAAATAAAAATAATTAAAAAATTAAATACACAATACACAATAAACAATAAAAATAACACAACTTATTTTTATTTTTTAAATATCATTTGAAAATTCGAATACTTATGTATTCTCTAATTTATCAATGTAAAAAGATAAGAAGAACATGATTAATGGTACAAAGGCTCCAAAAAAACACCACAATTCACCAGCTGTATACTTGAAATATTTTTTACTAATGTATAAAAAAAAGTAGAGAACTGAAAACAGAACAAGGCTATATGTGAAATTAAACAAGTAGAATATGTTAATCCCGAATAAAACTAAATACGGATATGGGTTTGTATATTTGAGCCATGGCCATTTTAAGTTGCCATCTTGTGTAGAGGTCACTAACTTGTCGTTCAATAAAAACCGTACGTACACCGTAATAAAATAAATAAAATATGCGATATTTAACACTGCTACTGGCAAGTTGTAATTCTGTAAGCTCAATATATTTGGTTTATAATAGAAAAGTTTAATTAGGTAAAGTATTGTAGGTTGACACACATTTAATATCGGACCGCCAATAGTTGTTAATTTATTTATACCAATCTTGTTATCTATATCAATCCAAAATAAAAAATCCATAAATTGGACAAGTGATACAAATATTAGAAACAGTCCAGTCGCTTTATTCTCCAATCTATAAACTGGGTTACCATAATTCATTAATAAAATAGAAAAAAATGTTCCGACTGTAAAAGTCAACAGCGAAACCTTATAATTAAAACACATTGATATAATATATGTTTATTTTTTCCCAAAGAAGTTTGTTATACTCTGTGCGCCAGTCTTTTCATTATTAGTCACTCTAAGATATTCATCAAACAACAGCGCCTTTATTTCCGAACACCGTAGTTTTTCAATTTTTGCTTCGGTTTTCTCTTCGTCTTCAGTTTCCTTGCGAATACCTTCAATATCCTTTTTGTATTGTCTTATCTTTGGTAGTTTTTTATTCATTGTCCAGATTTTCTCTAAAACTAACGCGAATACTTGTTGAACTGGCTTCATAATTTGATTGGTAATATAAAACGAGTAATCGATCTTCAGATTGTTTTCAGTAATAAATGTTGGCGTCTCTATTTTCTCTCCTTGAAGCGCCTTCTTGTCTTTTGTAACAATATATACAAATGGGATTCTGTCGCCAGAGCTGGGTTTATTTCCAGGATCACGCGCTGTAATTCTATCAGATAAAACCTTGTGAGCAATTGAATTTGGTTTTTTATAGCCCGAACGCAGTGATTTTGTAATGACCAGTTTTTCCATGGGATATTTTTCTTCCACTATGTTTTGTAAAGATCCCTTTAAGAAATCAATCGCTTCTTGAATATTTTGTTTTTTCATTAGAATATCAATAATGCCTCCATATATATCCTTCACAATTGGTGCATTATCACGTCGTTTTAAAACAATCCCCATTTCCTTTCGTTTACATTTATTCACGTCCGTTTCGTAAAGCATTCCCACATATCGTTTCTTTGATAACAAACAAAACGGCATAAATGTTTTTTCATATTCGAAATCGTGCGGGCGCTTAAGAAATTTTGCTGAAATGTCTCCCACCTGTTGAGCGAGTTCAATAGTAATTTCAAGCGCCTTCTTACCGCGAATTGGTGTGCCATTCAACTCCTCTAGATTAAATGTATAAAACACTGAATCGGTATCACCATAAATATATTCAGCGCGCGTTTTCACCTTGCCATGATTTTTTGTATCACAAATATTATCACCATAACATTCTTCAACAATTCTTTTACCGTATGTTAATAATTTTCTACCGATTGCTGTAGTACATGCCGCAATATCCTTTTCATAAAATGTGCTCGTTTTTGCGCCACATTGTCCATAAAGAGAGTTGGCAGTTACTTTATAACCTAATTGACGCTGGTCTAACACATTCTTCATAAATTCGTCGGTCTGGAGTGGAATTAATTTTCGCGTGTCTTTCCTCGCCCTTAACAGCTCCTTCAAGATAGAGGGCATGATCGCTTCCCCGTCTCCGTTTTCATTGGGAACCGGTTGCGCAAATCGGCAGGTTTTATACCCGTTTAAAATCTTTTCAGCCGCCGCCTTTGGATGCTTTCTTCGATATACATAAGTGTCATATTTAACATCTACATATTCGTAACCAGGCAGATTATCATATATAAAACGCCCCGTCCCATCAGTTTCACCCCACTCTTCGGTTAGATTCCCAGCCAAATCATATTCTCTGGTCCAGACCTTGCTATCGTGTGATAGATTTTCGCTGATCATTGAACTTGGATACAGTGACGCATAATCGTTGCAGGCAACCGGGTTGTCAAGGTATAAATCACATTTGGGTTCCAAAACAATTGCGCCTTCATACCCTTCATCTAATCCACCCTTTTCGATTACAGGCATCAGAGTTCGCTTTTCTCGGCATTTCTTCGCAATATAACTTGTTAATTTAATGCCTTGACCTCTCATTACAAGGAAATTAATTGGCACGCTACAAATTTTAGCCATCTCGATAAAGCCTGTTAAAATGTCAGATTTGTTAAACAAATAATGCACTAGGTTGCAATCCTGAATACAATATTTAGCGATAACAGCTCTGTCGTCTGCTGTTCCATTTGTCATTCTAAAGATATCCTTTGGTGTTACATCGTCCTTAGCTAGACACCATCTAACTTTTTTTTCAAAATCAGGAGTGATTATTCCGTTTATAGTAAATTTACCATGCGCTTTGTCAACACTAGTAACAATGAATTTAGCTCCGTCCGCATAATAATCGATTGAGTGTCCAACCTCCTCAATATGAATATAACTTCCAACTAGCAATCCAGTCATATTTGACGTTTTAATAGTTGTTTTCGATTCATCGTGCTCAAGACCTTTTACAAAGTCTCCGATAAAATTGCCCGCAACATAATCCAGTTTATACGAAATAAGATTAGCTTCGCGACGATAGAAGTTGTATAAATCTACTTGGAGGCGACCATTCATCTTAATAAATCTGATGTCGTGTTGCCCGCTAGCAATGTGAATGGTGCTCTCTTCAATTTTCCATCTGTTATCATCTCTTGTTCCGCAAATCTCATCCTTGTTACGCGATAGTTTTAGAAACTCTTCTACACAGTCATTTTCTTCCGCGCGATTAAACATAAACTGATAATCAAAACCAAATATATTGTAACCAATAATGATATCGGGGTTTTCACGCTGCACTAATTGCTGCCAAGCAAGCAATACATCCTTTTCTGTAGAATAACTTTCAACAATGGAATTCTCAATGGGCATAGCAGAACACGTATTTAGAACGATGCAATGATTCAAATGCGGCTCTTGGTTTCCATAATTCATAAATGTAGAACCAATGAACGTTACCTTGTCTCCTTCTAACTTGGGGAATACCTTTGCCAATGTATCATTCAGTTCTTTAATTTTACCTTCGCGTTCGAAATTTTTATCACAGAGGACGTCAACAATTGTCGCCTTCTTGTCCGAATAAGACTTTACGTGGGTTCTGTATTCTGTTTCCTCGTCATCCTCCTCCAGTCCAACTCTTTCAAACATACTTTCTATCGTATTTTCGTTAGAATTCCCGTCGTGTGGTTTTAAATTTCTAATTAGCGTTTCTATCCACACGCTAAAGAGACGGAGAACTGCTTCCTGTGAAGCTGGCTTCTTTTTCGGATATACTATATCAATCTGGTCCATTTTTTCATATCCAAACGCAGACAATATAATTCTTTTAAGAATGTTCTTACATAATTCGCGGGTCATGTCCATTTGAAGTCCCTCAAAGTATTCAATAATATTGGTGGCGAGTTTCTTGTAGCTCTTGATTGGAACAGGAAAATCCCCGTGGCTACTACTCGCTTCAATATCAAAGCTCATTATTTTATAAGGGACGCGTGTTTCCTTGTCATTCAACGCAACAATGTTTTTATAGTCTGCCTTTAGCTCATAATCACAGTTTACATTTTTTATTTGTCCTTTGCGTTCCGTTGCCTTTCGCTTCGGAATAGCAATCCACCCAGAAGGACTGATATCTCTAATGTGAAAGAAACGCAGCAGGGGAGGGATGTTTGCTTCATAGAGCCGGGTGTCTGTATTTGAAAATCGATATCCATTTTTCAGCAATTTTCGCCCACGGTCTTCATCCTGAGACGGTTTGCCGTCTTCATTTTTCCCGTATTCTGTATACCAGAAATTTTTAGCCTTGTTAAACGCGTTTAAATTCGCAAATTCAATAAACAGAAATTTATGCTCTTTGCCTCCATCAAAGCCATATAATTTTTTACGCTTTATCAGTTTACAGTTTGTGATAGAATCTTGATAATATCTACCCATTTTATCCTTTAAGTGGGATACAAATTGGTCCTTCATGCTAATCGTCCAATTATCGTCAACCATGACGTAAAAGAACGGCGTGTAACCTTCCACAGTCAACGAGTAAGTTTTACCAAGTTCGTCTACTCCGAACATTTGAATAACAAAACTTGCGTTATCCTTGTATGCTTTAGGCTCATCGTCGGAATCACTAGCCGAATCCTTTACGTTATACACATTGAAATCGACGAGTCTAAACACGTGCTCCATCTTTAAATATTATAGTGATTACTGTTTATCTGATTTATTTATATTCAATTTTATTTATATTCAATATAAATTACTATTTTAGTAATATTTTATTATTGTTACGGAGACAAAAATTTAATACTTATTTTCTACCATACTTACAATGCTGTCTTTGTGAAAACCCTTTTGGTCGTCGGCAATTAATGCTTTTTTTATACTTTTGAGACCATTTTCCGCCGGTTTGTCTTCTTTTTCTTGTTTTACCTGCGGACTGCGTATGTCGTTTTCTATTTTTAGGGCGTTCGGACTTAGTTATATTTTTCTCTCCAGTTGTTAATTTAATCCACTCGACAAAGGAGTCGATTTTGCGGTCTTTATTTACAACGGGACTATCTTCATAATTTACAGCAGTTTCGCCTGAACTAGTTATATATCTCATTGTCGGAAAACTAGATGGTTTTGTTTTCATGTTTTTCAAATTGTCGGCTAATGTGTGGTCGATAGACGCGACAACAATATCATTCCTATCTAAAAAATCCTTTGATAACACATTTCGCAATTTGTTCCATTCCGGACGTGTAGCATTACACGGACCACATCCTTCCATAAAAATTAATACAAATGCCTTATTTGTTTTAACACCCAATAAATCGTCTAATTGATTAACTCTGTCAACACCATTTTTATTATAGTTTGATTTATCAATGTGTAAGAAAACCATTATATAAAATAAATAGAAAATAATTTGTAACATTTTTATCCTTATATTATATAATGACATTGCTAACTTATTTATTCATATTAGTATTTCTGATCGGTTTATTTTTTTACGCGAAAGGCGGAGATTCAGACGGATTTACAACGCGTTCTCCCTCTCAACCGCGATGCCCTAATTTGCTTATTCAAAAGGGCTCGAGATTTTACTTATATAATTCAAAGTTGGCACAAGTTCCAGGAGTGAATCCGGTTGAATTTGAGAATTTAGAAGATTATACTGAATTTTTGGATTGGCAAAGAAGTCAAAATATAAGGTGTCCGGTTTTGTATTTACAGGAAACGTATGATACACAGGGTAATCGCGTGTATAAATCTAGACCAAGTGTCTCTGAACCTCAGGCAGGTTTACCGCCATCTGCGGCTGCGCCAGTAGGAATTGCCTCACAGGTCCCGCCTATCATGGAATCGGCGCTTGAACCTGTTGGGGAACCCGCATATCCCAACCCCACACTTTTAGTTGACGCAACTAGAAATGATCCGCCATATAATAAACAGTCATATCCGTCGTATGATCAAACCAGCTACTACATTGGCACAACAACGCCATTAGATCAAATGAATATGAAACAAGAAGCCGCGCCGGTGAGCCCAGATCCGATGGACCCCAACTGGGGTGGAGCAGCATATACACAAGACCTCGTTGACAAGGGATACTACATTGAAAACGAGGTGAAAATTCGCGTCGCATAAAATAATTAATCATCTAATAGAATTTTAATTATTTTACTATTATTTGCTGCTGTCAACAAATTTCATTACAGTATCTAAAGCAGTCTTTGCTTGTTGCATAGTCGCTAATGTCTCTAATGAAGGCCCTGGGTTATTTTGGTCAATTGAAAGTGCGGTTTTTAACATCAAATTATTTACCAAGTCCTCCAAATTGAGAATGGCAGTTTCATAATCAGATCGATATTTGCTAATTAACAATGTGTCTTGTGATTTAATTGCTGCTGCTTTTATCGACGCACCATATGCTGCTGCGTTGCCAGCAATGCCATTCCCAGAAGAATCAGTCATGTTTGTCATTCCATCTCGTGTAGTGCTAAAGTTTAGACTTCTATACATGATGTATAAAAGTAAACAGATACCAATAAATAACAATAAATTCATCAACTCCTTCATAATATATATTTTTATTTTTTTGATAGAAACTTTACAATATTTGCTATACTTGTTTTATTTATTTTTCGAGTTTGTCCTTTGGCATTGGTTGATGTTATATTAGCAAGACAATTGCTGTTAGCTTCAATCTCCTTTATTAAATTGGGCAATGTTTTATATTGCTCTAAAATTGCCAGCGCCGTAACTGAACTAATGCCTGGAATTTGACACAACATAATCTCGCCTATATTCTCTGGAGTGATGTTTTCCTTCTTTACCTTTTTAATGACACTAACGTAGTCTTTTTCGGTTGGTTCTGGGGGGTCTTGAACGGGTTCTGGTGCTACAGCATTTTCAACTGGTTTCTCGCCGCCAATTTGCGGTTCAACTGTCGGCTCAACTGGAACCGGCGCTATGACTTTATTTTGATAGTATGCGTGTTTGTCAGCCGGCGACCGATCTATTTTATATGCCATGTTACAAATAACAGTAGCAGACTCTTCTAGCGAGAATGACCTAAACACTGAGAACCCTTTATAATAATTTAGAGAGAACATTGCTGAATACAACATTATTTTTTCTACCTTATTATCGGTTTTGAAACGATTTGGGCGATTTACGTCACCTTCAATAAGGTAGATGATATTATGATTATGATTCGGCAACCCGTTCAACCTATACGACTGTTCTTCGTATCTACCATCCTTTATACTTGCTAGCAAATCTGAGACAGACTTTCTCTCTATAATCAACTTTTCTTCGCCAGCGTCGTCTGTAATAATAACGTCGCCAATAGGCAAGACTTCTGTTTTAATAGTAAGCTGTTTAAAAATGGGAATGTTCTCTACAAGGAACTTAAATTGCTGCAAAAGGTCATGTTCTCGAATATCTACTTTGATAATCATAAGCTATTTAATTATTTAATAATATCTTATTAAATCATTTTAACCAACAAATACTTTATCCAAAATACGCAATAAATTACTAAAGGTTTTAACCCATATTTCCACCAATTGTAGCACGGTATCCTGTCTTTTGTGTTTGCACTGTTCTGTTAGGGATACAGAAGAGGGGGACTGATTGCGGCGCACCCATCAACATAGGGTTACTTGACAAAAACCAACCAACACGGGGGGCAGTTCCCGCTTTTTTTGGGCCGCCGCACACATTAGTTCTGTTCACGATTGACGCTTGATTGCGTGCAGATTTTCCAGCGCTCATTAGTACCATATTATATACTACAAAAATATTAAAATTTTATTTTATTTTAAATTAAATTAGTCTAAATATTTAAATACAAAACCTCCGGCGGTTTTTTGTCTATTTTTTAATGCTCCACTTATATTAGTTTTACCAATATCCAACTCTTTTGCGGCACCTGTAATAGATTCAAACTCCTTAATTTTATTCATTTCTAAATCATATTGAACAATTTTTCGGGTGTAATATTTTACAAACCCCATATTATGATTATGAATATTATTTTCGTAACAAGTAACCCAGTTTAAATTATCAGCTTTATTATTTATTTTATTTCCATCAATATGATTAACAAAAGGTTTATTTTCTAAATTTGGTATAAACATCATCGCTACTAATCTGTGTATAGCATATTTGTTATAATTAATTCTAGTGTATATATATCCGCTGTGATGTATTTTATAGTTTTCCATAATAACGCTTTTTTTATTTTTTAATCTTCCTAAAGATGATATAAAATAATGTGTGTGGTTATTGTCTAATATAATTTCTCTCCATTCTTCATTAAATAAAATAATTTGTTCGACCTTTTTCCAGTTAAAACCGTATGCTTTTTTATTATTTTTGATGGAAACGCAAATTGTAGAATTTGCACTGCTAAAATTTATACTTAACTTATTAATTACGATCCATTTTGCGGCTTCTTCAATTGAATTATATGTATCAATAATTTCGTTCGTTTGTAAATTTAGTTTATGAATTTTGATATTTCTATTGTTACAAATTTTAATTCCATTACTTCTATGAATACAATTTTCTTGGTGCGAATTCCATTCAAGATTGGCAATGTTATTATTTAATCCATTTTTATCTTTATGATTTACTTCTGTTTTATTATCAGGATTTGGAATAAATGACATACATACCAGTCTATGAACTCTAAATGACTTTTTAAATTTATTTTTATCGGTTAAACCAATAGAATAATAATTTCCTTTTTTTGATAGTTTTAATAAATTATTTGTTATTGTATTTCTAACGTTTCCAAATGTGCTGACTTCATAATTTGTATAATCTTCTATTTTTGCCCATATTTCAGTCCCCTCCATACTTAATACAAGACAAGATTATATCTTTATATGGTTTAAAATAGTATATTGAAACTGACTTAAAATCATCTACACATATTACTATAAATGTCAGACAATAAGGAAATTTTGCGTGACGATGATATTATCAAAACGGACGAAGGGTTAGTATTTAATCCCTACAATCCTCTTAATGTTAAGATTACATTGAGCGAAGTTCAATTTATTCTTTCTAAATATGGAGTCCCGACTACCGTAGATAATATGGCTCTTTATGAACGAGCGTTTGTTCATCGTTCCTACACAAAACGACCCGGATTCGAAAATATTCAACAAAATATTACAATTGTCGACAGACCTTCAGATTGTATGCCACTTAGCAGTAAATCTAACGAACGTCTCGAGTTTTTGGGCGACGGTGTCTTGGAATGCATCGCCAAGTATTTACTTTATAGACGCTTTCCTAAAGCAGACGAAGGGTTTATGACAGAAAAGAAGATTGCCATTGTTAAGAATGAAGCTATTGGTAGAATCGCACTTGAAATGGGACTACATAAGTGGTTAATACTCTCCAAGCATGCGGAAGAAAAGAAAATACGGACAAATTTGAAGAAACTTGGCTGCCTATTCGAGTCCTTTATTGGTGCCATGTTTTTAGATTTTAACAAGGTTGTCGTTAAGGATGAAGAGAATTGGTTTCAAAATATGTTTGTAACCGGACCCGGGTTTCAAATGGCGCAAAAGTTTATTGAGAATGTTTTTGAAAAACACATTGACTGGGTTGCGCTAATTCAGAATGACGATAACTATAAAAATATATTACAGGTCAAAGTCCAAAAGGAGTTCAAGGTTACTCCGCATTATTTAGAAATTGAGCATGATATCGAATTTGGCTACAAAATGGGTGTGTATTTGTGCGTTGGACAGGCGATTCACACAGTTTCATATAGAGATGCGATTGATATATCTATTTTTAAGAACTTTCGCGCTATCCAAGAACACATCGCGGAAAAAGGGCGCGCGTTTATATTTATGGGTGAAGGGCAACACAAAATCAAGCGAAAGGCAGAGCAAATCGCGTGTGATGAGGCAATTAAATTTATTGAGGCAAATGACAATTTGTAGTAAATTTAATTAGTAATGTTTTGTTTTTTATGACTTGATCTTTTAGTTCTATTTCGTCTTGTTTCTTCTTGTCTTGTTTCTTCTTGTTTTGTTTCTTCTTGTTTTGTTTCTCCTTGTTTTAGTTCTTTTACCACCCGATTCATTTTTGCTTATAAAATGTATTACTGAAAGTGGTTCTCCTATATTTAATTTATTTTTAACAACATTCATAGGAACATTTCTCTCTTCTAGGTTCACATCGATATTTCCATCTTGTTCGTATAATTCAAAAATATAAGGATGTATTCCAGTTTTGGGTGGCGGAGCTGGTCCGGTATATGGTAATAAGTCAACTCCATTTTTAACATCACCAGATATATTTGCTACTATCCAATGGAATCTATTACCATATATAGAATCCGGATCATGCATCAGTAACGTATATAATTTATTATTTTCAAATGAATATTTAATTTGAGGTTTAGTTTGCGTTTCGCTGGGTTTGAGAAATTCGTTATTATTTACTATTTTATTATTATAGTACACCTCCATTTAATATACTACAAGGAATAAAAATACTTATATTTAGTATTTTTATATTATTTTAATAATTTATATTATATATAATGGATACCTTTACAATGTTATTTTGGTTTTTTTCGATACTTTTTATTATTTTATCAGTATATTTATTGTGTTGTACCAAAAAAACTAACATATTTTATCTTCAAATCGGGTCAGGTTGCGGCATGTTTGCGACCAGTAAGATTGGGCGCAATTTTTTAAGACTTGCTTAGATTACTTTTACAAATTTTGAGAAAAACGGTTGTAAAATGAGAAAATATAATAATGCGTTAATATATTATATGTTCAAAAATATAGCAAATTTTAATAATGTAAATGATTATTTGCCATTATTTAACGCTGTTTTGATTACAGATTTATTTGTAATTTTACTATTGAATACAGGCCTCATTAAATCACAAGTTTTGAAAAAATGGTATTCACAATACAATTTATCGGCTGTTATTGCGGATGTATTAATAATATTAATTGGATTAATTATTACAAGAGCAATTTATTATTACATATTTAACAATTTTTCGCTATTAAAGTTTATTATTTTAGCCGTAATAGTACAAATTGTACATGATATATTATTTTATATTTTTTTCAGCAATACACCTCGAGGAGTAAATAAAATGCTTGACACATTCAAGGATTACGCAAGTGAAGTATCTTATAAAGCAATTTTATCTGATAGTGGCATGATGATAATGTCTTGTTTAATTGCTTCTTATCTTGCGAGTAAAAACACAAATACTAATATAATTGTATTAATTTCATCTCTATATTTGTTGCCATATTTATTATACAACTAATAACAGACAATAATAAGGAATAATATTCTTATTCATTATAAAATCAGCATTTGAAATATTATATTATATTAATATAAATGGCAAAACAAGCACGTTCAAAAAAGAGAATGACGCGTAAGATGCGCCGTGGCGGCGATAGCTCATCGTCCGAAAAAGTTGGAATGACTCGGTCTGCGAGTCAATCAAGAATTTTTTCTAGGCCGGCGAGTTTAAAGTCCAAAAGCAAGTCCGCAAGTAAGAGTAAGTCATCAAGCAAAAGCAAGAAATCTGCCAGCGCTGAAAGTTACGTAAACGACACGTGCCCAATATGCTTTGAGCATCTGTCTCTGCGCCCGATTGTTACGACTAAATGTAAACATACTTACCACGAGGATTGCTTAATTGGGTGGTGCAGCGCACAACGCGCCAATAAAACATGTCCAGTGTGCCGCGGTGACATTAGAGACACATGCGAAGCTATAGGACCATTTAATAGCATGGAGATATTCCGATACATTGAGGATAGATGGGCGACAAATCGCGCGGCCATGAATGAAGTGGCCGCTCTCTTGATAGCCGATCCAAAATTTGACCCAAATGTGCGCGCGTCATATCATGACTCACCCGGCGAAGTTTCATTATTCTGGCACCTTGCGCGTGACGATTACTGGGATCTACTAAAGATGTTGCTTGCTCGTCCAGACTTGGTAATCCCTGCTTCTGACGCAGCCGATTATGCGGGCGATAACAGAGTCCGTAAACTTCTTATACAATACAATAAAGTCCCCAAAGCGCTTAAAAAGCTTTGGATGTAAACAAATTTCTATATGTTGAACTATGATTTTATGCGTGCGGCCCTTGCAGAGATAACTGATTTATTATTTTACATTTGTTAAATAATAAAAATTTATATATTCAAATTATATAAGCAATGAATCCTTTAGCCAGAATAAAAGAAAAATTAATGGTAAAACCAAATGTTGAAGAGAGGGAGAGAGTCGCTGTTGTTATTAAAGGAGTTAAAAAACCCCGAATTCAGCGAGCGCCTAAAACAAATGTGCCTACTGTTAATAAAAAGGGGGAGGAAAAGGAAGAGGGGGAAACAGACACCGAACCCGAATTGGATATAGAACCGGAAATGACAATTCCTGTCATCGTAGATGAAACAAAAAATGGATTTGATAGACTTGCGCTGTTTAAGAAATTGGCAGAAAGTAAAAAGCTTATGGTTTCTATTAAACCAGTCTTCAAGGAAACTGAAGAGAGAAAAACTGCTGAACCTATCCCTTTGCCAGCTACAACCAAGAAGGTTAAGAAAGTTGGAATAATAGACCGCCCTCTTATTATCGAAGAAGATGACGAAGGTGTTGAGCCACCCGTCGTAGAAGATATTACAGAAGCAGACGAGTTTGTAATGAAACCGAAAACGCCGGTAGTGGAAGACACTGTCGCCATTAAACCACCAAAAAAGAAGAAGCGATTGACAGAAAAAGTTGAAAAGGGCGTCGCTATATTAGGACCCGAGTCTTTTGTTGAAATCGGAACCACTCCTCTCAGCCAACGCTTGCCCAAAAAGGCACCGCCAGTGATAATCAAGGTTTCCAGTTATTATATGAATAACAGAGAGATTTTTGTTAATTTTATAAACTCTATATTTGAACCATATCGTAAGGAGCTAGACGAAGATAAGGAAGGTATCTCATGCGACGCAATCGGTAAAACATCTACAAGTTTCTCTCTTTTAACTCACCAAAAAATCGTTCGAGACTATATGAATTTATACACACCTTACCGCGGATTATTGTTGTACCATGGTCTCGGATCTGGTAAAACGTGCACGTCGATTGCGATTGCCGAGGGAATGAAAGACTCAAAACGCGTTATTATTTTGACACCAGCTTCATTGCGTGCGAATTATATAGAAGAATTAAAGAAGTGTGGTGACTTACTTTATAAAAGAAATCAATGCTGGGAATGGGTGCCAACTGACGACAAACCAGGTGTTCTTAAAACAATTTCATCAATTCTAAACCTGCCTCAAGAATATATTGAGAAACACGGTGGGGCGTTCTTTATTGATATTTCCAAACCACCGAATTACGACACACTTAACGATGTGAAACGAAAGGTTCTTGAAGAGCAGTTGAACGAGATGATACGACAAAAATACACTTTTATTAATTATAACGGTTTGCGTTCACGGCGATTGTCTGAGATGACTTCCGGCTTTACAAAAAATATTTTCGATAATGCTGTTGTAATTATAGATGAAGCACATAACTTAATTAGCAGAATTGTTAACAAATTAAAGAAAGAAAAGCCCGTTCCTGAAGAGGAGAAAAAGAAGAGAAAGGAGAAGGAGAAGGAAGTAAAGGAGAAGGAAGAGGGAGAAGAGGGCAAAGAACCAGAGGAGAGTTTGTTTGGAGAACACACACCGATCAATCTGGCAACCAAGTTATATTACATGTTATTAAGAGCTAAAAATGCGCGAGTTATATTATTAACCGGAACACCTGTTATTAACTATCCCAACGAGTTTGCCATACTTTTTAACATCTTGCGAGGTTACATTAAAACATGGAAAATACCATTGGTGGTTAAAACACAAAATAAGATTGATAAACAAGCGCTTCAGGACATGTTATTAGGAGAAAAATCGCTTGATTATTTGGATTACTCTCCTTCGAGTAAAACGCTAACAGTGACGAGAAACCCATTTGGATTTAAAAATAAGATAAAGAAGGACTCTGGTTATCAAGGCGTCGCAAATCTTAAAAAGGACGAAAAGGGCGACTCGGCATTGGACATTGAATTTATTTCTGATGATGAATTTGAGAGAAAAATCATCGGCATATTAAAACGCAACGATATTGAAATTGTCGCTCAGGGAATTCAAGTTATGAATAAGAAGGCGTTGCCCGACGATTTAAATACCTTTATGACGCGATACATTAACGACAGCGATAAAAAGCTAAAAAATGTTGACGCGTTAAAAAGGCGAATAATTGGCCTATCATCTTATTTCAAAAGTGCGCAGGAAAGTTTGTTACCAAAATTCGACAAACAGCTCGGCGTCGATTATCATATTGTTCGTATCCCCATGAGCGATACTCAATTCCGAATTTATGAAGGCGCGCGAAAAGATGAGAGAGAATACGAGAAGAAGAAGAAACCGCCATCTGATACAGCCGAGTTATTCGAGGAAAAATCATCAACATATCGCATTTTTTCGCGTTTATTCTGTAATTTTGTAATACCAGATAGACCTATTCCTTCTAACAAGAAAAAGAAAAAAGAAGGAGAAGAGGAAGAAGAAAACAAGGCACCAGAAATTACACAGATACTTAAAGAAGGAATGCGAGTTGAGGCTAAACAAGACGTGGAAGACGAACGTGAGGGTGAAATCGAAGGAGATGAAATTCTTGATGAGATTGGCGGAGTTACATATAAAGAACAACTCGAAATCGCTATTAAAAATATTAAAGAACACGCCAACGACTTTTTGACACCGGAAGCGCTTCAAACTTATAGCCCCAAGTTTTTACACATGTTAGAAAATATCCAAGACGCCGAAAATCAAGGATTACATTTGGTTTATAGCCAATTCAGAACAGCAGAGGGTATCGGGTTATTCAGCTTAGTTCTAGAAAAGAACGGGTTTGCTAGGTTTATCATTAAAAAGAATCATCTCAATACGTGGGAAATTGACATGCCTGAGGTGGATGAGGGGAAACCAACTTATGCCTTATATACAGGCACCGAAACCAGTGAAGAAAAAGAGATTATCCGACATATTTACAACGGAGAGTGGGATCAAATCCCCGAAAGTATTGGTAGTGTATTAAAAGCGAAATACCATAACAATAATATGGGCGAGGTAATTAAAGTATTTATGATTACATCATCCGGTTCAGAGGGAATTAACTTGCGAAACACACGTTTTGTTCACATAATGGAACCATATTGGCACCCGGTGCGTTCAGAACAGGTTATCGGTCGTGCGAGACGTATATGTAGTCATAAGGATCTACCCAAGGTGCTTCAAACAGTAGAAGTATTTGTTTACCTTATGATATTTTCTGAGTCCCAATTAAAATCCGATGAAGCCATTGAATTAAAGCGAAAAGATTTGAGTAAGGCGCTTCCTCGTGTTCCTATCACTAGCGACCAATATCTGTTTGAGATTTCTGAAATCAAAGCCAACTTGACTTCTCAACTTACAGACGCAGTTAAAGAATCCGCGTTTGATTGCTATATTTACTCGAATGGCAAATGTGTTAATTTTGGCGATCCAACAAACAATAAATTTTCATATGTTCCTGATTATGCTGAGCAACAAAACGACACGACGGTTAAAGCCAACAAAATCGCGATTGAATGGGTCGGAAAACCGATCACAATTAATGGAGTTGAATATGTGTATAGAAGAATTAGTAAGGATGTGTTGGATCTTTATGACAAAGCAATCTATAAACAGGCTGTGGAAGACGCATCTATTGCGCCATTAAAGGTGGGCACATATGAACTGAATGATCGAGGAGAACAAGTTATAAGATGGGTGAATGGTCGCGGTGAAAAATAAGCACCTTTGTAAAATATTATATAAAAAATGAAATTATATAATATAACTCCTACTGTAGTATAATCCATATCATTTTTTATATACGTAAAGGTTTAAAAAATTATGCGTTTCGCTGTAAAAACCTGTCTAGTTTATCATTTAGCATTTTCATTTGCGTTTCCAAGTTTGTAAGTCTATCATTTGTTGTAGGCAGTTCTTCTAATGCGATGGTTATATTGGTTGATTTGCTCAAATCGTCATTATTTACTCTTTTTAACTTTTTGAAAATGCTACTTTCTAACTCATCCACCGCATCATTTGTTTCTTTATTATTACCCCACGTAACATTTTTCTTTGGCGAGGGTTTGTCATTTGTTACGCTAGTGCCGTCTAAATTGATATGTTTTAATCGCGGAGGTTGGTTCTGTGCGGAGGTTTGCGGCACAAATTTTTCAGTTTTAATCGACGTGTCTTGCGGCTTTAACCAATTGGTCGTTTGATTTACATCTGGTGTATAACTACGATTTATCTCTTCAACATCGTAGTTTCGTTTCGCAGTCATCTCCTTAATAATTTTATCAATTCCGGCAATCGGTTTGTCTTCATAATTATCAGTGAATTTCGGCACATCAGGCACACTTAATTTCATCGCACTTGTAAATTCATCCTGGCGCCTTGTTAAATCTTTGTCAAATTGAGATAAACGATCTGTCTGCAGGTCTTCATATGTAATTAGTTCTCGCGATGGCGGTGGTGGCTCGTCTAATATTTTTATTTTGGATGGTAGTTTTGCGTTTACGCTCTGCTTTATATAATTTAAAATAAGTATAATATATTTTTTATTCATCTCGATCAAATTAGAATTCTTCGCCCGTTCTGACTCAAAAAATCCGCGAACATTATTTGTAAATACCTGTGAAATTTCAGATTGTACTGGTTTTTTCAGAAAACGAAATATATCTTCGTCACTTATCACGTCCCACAGTGTGACCAGATTATCTTTGTGTAAAAAATCATTAATGCTCATTAATATATAAATAATCTAATGTTATATTTATATATTTTTACAGGGAATCATTAAAATAAATGTGTCTAAATTTATTCATATATTCGTCTTTTAAAATGTGTGTCTTTAAATAATGCGCAGTCATCTTATCTTCTAACATGTGTACAATGAAATAGAGAGAATAAATACCACACTCGGTATTGCCGTATTGGTGCTCGATGCCTTCATTACTATCAAACTGGAAATTTAGTTTGGGAGACATTGAGAGCCCCTGTTCCTTAATACGGTCGACCAGAACCATTATTTGTGAAGCGGGTTTGTCGCCCGTGCTATCGAAAAAGAAGATTTTTCGCTTCTTTATGTTAACAAACATTGAAATCCAGTGTTGCCCCGGCTTATTATGCGGGTCTGTATTAAATATTATTCCAATTTTAGTCTTACCATTTTTAATTTGTTCACTCAAACTAAAGTTACAGAGTTCATCCCAGACACATTCCCCGTATAATTTTCTTGTATCAAAATCAATCGGAGATGGACCAATAAAATCAAAGCATTTGTAAGCCTTCTCGTATTGTTTCATAACATTCATAATGTCAATACTCGATAGCCATTCGTTAGGATTTTTCTTCCACTCCGCAGGCGATTCTGGTGCGAATGAATCTGAAAGTTCACTTTCAACCGGACCAAATACCGAGCGCTGCCTTATCCAACAAGATTCCTTATTACAGATGCCGCTCAACTTTTCGGATATGAATCGATGAATTTCTTTCGGTGAACTAGAAGTTATTTTTACGTCTGGATGCCTAGCATTCCACATATCACGTAATCGATAAAGATTTTTGTTTGTGTAACACGAGAAATGGTTTATCTCTCCTTTTGGTTTTGGACTACAATTTAACCGTTTTAGTTTGATTTCCTTTTTCGCATAATATGGTGTCTGGGTTCTTGAAATCTTTTTAATGGTTTTATTCATCTTATGTTTCTTGTTTTTCACCCTTTTTGTGGTTGTCCTCATAAATATTAGTGATATTATTCTTTTTTATACCTTTGCTTTTAAATTCGGGATTTTGTAGATTTATATCTTTTTGTTGAGGAAGTATAATATTTTCCTTCTTTTTTGTGCTGATTTTTGTAACATATTTGTCTAAAGTAGGAGCGCTTATTTTAACTGAACGCAGCGAGGACAATAAACCTTCGTTATAGTCAGTTCTACCATTTATAGAGCAATTTAAAGAGCAGTCTATCGTGTTACAACTCAAGTCATCTACTGTCGCGCGCGCATCATAATCAGATTGTATTATATCGCTCCTATCAATTGCCTTAAAGTAGTTTATAGCCGTCTTTACAAATGTGTCGTATGTAGATTTAACATCTAGAAACAGATCCGGAGGCGGGTTTCCGTTGATAATCTCCTTAAATAAGTTATAAATCCGTTTGCGATAAAACCGTTTATCCTCCTTGCTTAAAGCCTGTTCCTTTTTATTTTTAATCTGACTACTATACATGTCCTTATTTAACAAACAGTCTAGCGTTACACGATTCACAAAATCATTTGACATGTAATTTATATGTAAAATAATTATTTTAATTTATAGGGGTTTCTGTATTGCGAAGTATATTAACACTTTTGTTTTGTCATGTCGCGCACCTGGACTCGTGTATTATTATAAAACATTCCAGAACCAACTTTACCCTTGTCAGGATTTGGGTTAAAATCCGAGAACTTGTCCTGTTGAAATAATAGGTCATGTGGGCTCGCTTGTTTTTGAGAGTGAAATTTATAATTGTATAAATCACTATTACTACTCGGAACGAAAACGGCTTGACTGCACTTCTGTAAAGCGTATACCTGGTTTCTCAACTCGGATTCGGTATTTATACTCGAGGCAAATCCAGACCATGGCGCGGTTGCGTTACCCGGGTTAAAGGTCGTATTAATATTATATATTGGTAGCTGTTCCATTGGCACCGTAATAGGTTTTCTAGGATCAACAATAGGGAAATATGAATATTTCGTCATAACAGGGCGGACGTCTAAATACGGCTGTAACATTTGAGAGGGAATGTTTCTATCGTAAATTCGTGTATTTGTTTCCTTTTGTATTTGTGAATTACATAGCTGACTCTTGTTTTGTGAATTGTCCATTTATAAATATAATAGATTATTATTTAATCCAAAACACATATAACATACATTTAAATAAATATAAAATACATATAAAGAGAAATATAATAATTAACTAAAGGGATTATGTGTGGTATTTTTGCTATTTTGAATAAATTAAACACACATTATGATAATATCTTTAAGGAATTCGTCAAGGGGAAGAATCGCGGACCTGAATTTTCTAAATTAGACGACACCTATAAAAAAATGGTTCTAGGATTTCATCGTTTGGCTATCAACGGACTTAATGATATATCCAACCAACCACTGGTTATCAATGATATTATTCTAATTTGCAACGGCGAAATTTACAACTATAAACAATTATATACTGATATGTGTGTTGTGCCCGTAACTGGGTCAGACTGTGAAGTAATTATTCACATGTACCTTAAATATGGTATTGAACAAACTCTTGCCATGTTAGATGGGGAATACGCGTTTGTCTTGTACGATAATCGCGTCAACACTGAAAATATTAACCGCGTTTTTGTTGCCCGCGACCCATTTGGAGTTAGACCTCTATACTATTTAAAAAATAGATATAACGGCGGAGATATGAATCATCAGTTGTACGGATTCGCGTCAGAGCTTAAGTGTTTGTCGGGTTTTTATAACGAAGACACAGTTAATTACTCGATTGAACAATTTACGCCAGGGACCTTTAGTGCTTTACATCTCGCAAATAATACAGATTCACATTGGGTAATGGAGAAAACCAATGTTCCGTATTTTATACCAACCCCTTCTCACGGTTGGTTAATTAATAACAATGTAGATCCTATGATTATTGAGAATATTTATTCTAGAATTGCGGCCTATTTAAATGCCGCAGTCGTTAAAAGATGTGTTACAACCGAGAGGCCGATCGCCTGCCTATTGTCTGGCGGACTAGACAGTAGTCTAATAACCGCGCTTGTAAATAATTTTTATGCATCTAATAAGCTACCGAGTAAATTAGAAACATATAGTATTGGTCTCGAGGGATCCGACGACTTGAAACATGCGCGGATTGCGGCGGACTACCTCGGAACAAAACATACGGAAATTGTTGTCACTGAAAAACAAATGTTCGATGCTATACCCGAAGTAATTCGCGCGATTGAAAGTTACGATACAACTACCGTAAGAGCGAGTATTGGAAATTACTTACTCGGTAAATATATCGCCGCAAACTCGGAAGCCAAGGTGATTTTTAATGGTGACGGATCCGATGAGCTATTGGGGGGATATTTGTACATGAACAAATGCCCAGATGACATTGAATTTGATAGGGAGACTAGACAGTTATTGAAGGATATCCATCTATTCGATGTTTTGCGCTCTGATAAATCAATCTCATCGCATGGGCTAGAGCCAAGACCACCGTTTCTGGATATTAGCTTCGTAAATTTTATCCTCTCGATTCCAGCGCATTTTAGAAATCACCGAACCTCAAACCGCATAGAAAAATTTATCCTGAGACACAGTTTTTCTGAAGCCATTTTTAAGGATTGTTTGGGAAGACAAATCCTACCAGATGCGATTCTTTGGAGGAAAAAGGAGGCTTTTAGCGACGGAGTTAGTAACCACGGACGATCACTGTTTACAGTATTACAGGAACAGATTTCACAACTCTTCCGCGAAGAAGACCCGACTACAAATTATGAGCCCAGCATCCAGCTTGAAAAACAATATTACAAGCAAATTTTCGAGAAGGCATATCCAAACTGCTTCCATATTTTGCCTTATCTTTGGATGCCGAAATATACAAATGCCACTGATCCCAGCGCTAGAACACTACAATTTTACTCAGTTTCGCCTGCTAGCACAGCTTAATAAATTTTGGTAATTATTTAATTGCGACGCTTTATGGTCGTATTTTTAACAGTCCTTCTGAATTTTACTGTAGACACACGTTTACATTTAAATTTACCACGAGTATATCCCCTTCTATTAAATATTGTTCTGGTGCAAATTCCAATCGCACGCGCCTCGTTATTTTTATCGACCTTTTTAATACATCTGCATAATTTACTTGCTAGAATTTGTTCGGCTGCGTTTTTCATCAGACGTGTAGAACCCGGTATAGGTTTCTTATAATATTCCAAAATCTGTTTGTAATCACTTGTAGTCAACTGGGTCATTTATATTTGATATATATTACACATAAAATAATTTTTTTGAAATAGTTTCTGATTTATACACATATGAATATTGAAAGACCAAGTTTAGTATTTTCATTTTTTATTTTACAAAATACTTTAATTTACTCCAATTCACAGGACTATAATGTATATTAAAGTATTTTGTAAAATGAAAAACCTCAACATATATTAGTAATGAAAATAGTTGTATTTGATTTAGATGAAACTCTGGGCTATTTTACAGAATTTGGTATTTTTTGGGATAGTCTAGCATATTGCCTGAAAGATATGGATAGGCCCGATCTGACTCAAAGCGACTTTGATAATACATTAGATTTGTTTCCGGAAGTACTAAGACCAAATATAATAAATATATTAAGCTACTTAAAGGAGAGAAAGGAGGCGAGGTCTTGTAGTAAAATGATGATATATACCAATAACAATGGTCCTAAAGAGTGGGCAAATCAAATTGTAAAGTATTTTGAAAAAAAGATTGATTGTCGATTAATTGACCAAATAATCGCGGCCTTTAAGGTTGACGGTAAGCATGTACAAGTTGGCAGAACTAGCCATTACAAGACACACGATGATTTGATTAGATGCTCAAGAATACCGACAAGCGCCGAAATCTGTTTTTTAGACGATACGTTTTATCCTGGAATGTCAAACGATAAAATATATTATATAAACATAAAACCTTATTACTATGATTTAAAATTTGAAGAAATGGTTGACAGATTTAAGGCAAGTGGGATTGGTAGAAAATTAATTGATAACGATTCCGAATTTGGCCAGAAAATGATAGACCATATACGTATGTACAATTATAAATGTTTGGATAAGGATCCTGAGGAATATGAAATAGATAAAATTTTAGGAAAACAGATAATTGTACATTTGAATATTTTTTTCAACAATCCAAGACGAAATAAAACAATTAAAAACCGTCGAAGGCAAAGCGCAAAAAATCAAAAAACAAAACGAAACAACACGCTTTAAGCAGTCTATTAATAGTGAATTGCGTTAGACCTTCTTTTCAAAGTAAGATATAGCCTTTTTAATTGTATTTTGTATTTCAATTATATACTGATTTAATGCGGTTGTCGTCAGGATAAAAACACCGGCGCTAAATACTATTTTTCTGTCTAGTTCAGTAAATGTATCTAATTTTCTAAAGGGGTTAAATCGCCAAAGTAAGAATAAGCAAAGATAGATGTTAAAATAATAATTCATTTTGGATAAATATTCGGGAGCCGAATTATAAAGTCCCAAATATGAAATAAATATTAACGCATATGAAACCGCCAGGAACAAGGTAAAGACTAACTCTTGAATATGATAGGCATTTGTTGAAGTGTTCATTATTTAATATAAAGTGATATTTTCTTTTATTGCTTTATACAATTTTAACGCCATTAACGACGGTGACGGTGGATTATTTAAATTTATGACGATAAATGATCTAATGCCGATAATAATACTTGCTCTTGTGTCGTCAGTTTTTGAAATATAAGTGTTTTATCCATTGAGATTTGAAAATGTCGCGTGTTAAAGCCGTGATTTTTACAAACACAGAATACACCTTTGTCTGTTATTTTCATCTCGCAAAATATGCCTCCCTTGGTCAAAGAAATCTTATCCGGGTTGTCGATAGATATCCATCTAATATATGCGCCATATTTCAGGTCATTCATTTCGTCCACATATTTATATTCCTTTAATTTCGCAAGTAATTCCAGAGTATCGGTCTTTGAAAGACGAAGCTCATTTAAAATTTTTAAATTCATTTCTTTTATTTTTTTTGTTGTAAAATTTAATAGATTCTCATTTGTTTCGTCATCTAATGCGCTTAGCAATTTCTTCACGTCCATATATAAATATAGTAATATGATTATATTTATGTAATTATGTTTATGTAATTATGTTTATGTATTATTTACCACGCGCTACCAAATCCACCTCCACCACCTAGAAACTCGCTCGCAGCAACCGGTCCAAAAGATTCTTGCATTCCTCCGGGAGAAGCCGCGCCAACTAAGGGTGTAGTATCCTTTCTATGCATGGAGTCATAATCTGGGAGTTGTTGTGGTTGAACAGTATTGCCACCGCCATATTGAACATCATTTGTTGGAAGAGAACTGATAGCGGTACCATCAGTGTATAATGATTGGGCCGCAGCAGCATTATTCATTTGCTGCCCGGTAATTTGTCCAGAAATTGGCTGAGAAACCTTGACGGAATTCTTCGCGTTCTTCTTTTTGTTATCGGATTTACCATCCCATAATTCCATTAGACGGTCGACTAGCACGCTTACCTTCTCTCCTAGTTTTGTCTGAAGACTCATCATAATCATCAATATTGCTAAAATAATATACACAATATGGAATTCGGGGTACTTTGCTTCACTGTATGTTGGAATGAATGTAATTGCCCTATGAATAATTAATAAACCCATAAATGTGACGATTACTTGGATAACTATTTCGGCACTTATTTCTAAACTACTTTTTCTATCATCCGCCTCGGGCACATATTTCCCTATAGATTTATTTAAAATTACAACCGGAACAATAGCGATCAATGCGTATTGAATAATATTTAAAATGTCAGATTTTGAATCATCATCGAAATTAAAAACATGCTTAAAAAAGTTTTTATTTGAATCGTCTGAACTATCCATTTCCTATATACGGTATAATTAGAAATTAAAATACAGAAAATCGTCTATAAACTAAAGTATTTAAAGGTATGCGATTACTAAATAAATGGAGCACATGGCAGAAGAATATGGTTCTAGAATTGAAATCCCACCTACTTTAGATAATGCTAATACCTGCGATTCTAAATTATCTGATAGAATCTTTGAAAATATTCGAAAATATTCGCACGAGGAGTATCAATATTTAAATATTATTGAAAATATTATTGAAAATGGTACTTGGGAAGAGGGCCGAAATGGCAGAACTAAAAGTATTTTTGGCTCATCTATGCGTTTCTCTCTAAAAGACGGTAAGATTCCAATCCTTACCACAAAGAAGACTGCTTGGAAGACATGTTTGAAGGAACTATTGTGGTTTATTCGAGGCGAAACTGATAACAAACTTCTAAAGCAACAGGGAGTTCACATTTGGGATGCTAACGGATCTCGAGAGTTTTTAGATAGTAGAGGGCTACATTTGTATCCTGAAGATATGCTCGGACCCATTTATGGTTATCAATGGCGCTACTATAACGCAAATTATAATTGTTTCAGTGGAAAACGTCTATATAACGAAAATGAACCAGATATATTTTCAAATAGGAAAGAGGTCACCGGAATCGACCAACTGCAACAAATTATCGATGCTTTAAAAGATCCTGTCCAACGTATGAGTCGTCGCTTGATAATGACGGCGTGGAATCCTAGTCAACTTAACGAAATGGCGCTACCGCCTTGCCACATTATGTGCCAATTTAACGTCCACGATGGTAACAAATTATCGTGTGCTCTTTATCAGAGATCGTGCGATTTCCCAATCGGAATTCCCTTCAACGTCGCATCATATTCAATGCTAACTCATTTAATCGCCAAACATTGTGGCCTTGAAGCCTATGAATTTGTTCATTTTATGGGTAACTCTCACATTTACGAGGAACATATTGAACCTATTAAAGAACAATTGGTAAGAGAACCGTATCCGTTCCCCACAGTGTCTATTAAACAAGTTAGAGAGAATATTAATGATTATTGCGTAGAAGATTTTGATCTTCAGAATTATACGAGTCACGAAGCGATTAAAATGAAAATGGTCGCATAAGTTTAAAAAGTTAGGTGCCTTTAGGAATTGCGATTGTTGCGTAAGTAATTTAAAAACAAAGTGTATATTATTATTATTATGAGTTCAAGATCACTTGCCGCCGCTAGAGCTAGACGTGCCGGAGAAAATGCTCCGCCCGTATCAGGAAACAGACCAGGAACCTCCATCAATTCTCACGCCGCATTTGCGCAACAGGGACCGGGTCCAGGCCAGGGGCAGCCCCCGTCTAATGTCCGTGTTTCACGAGGCCCGCAAAGTCAATCCTATCAAGATGTTAGACAATCTCAACAACAATCCCAAGCCAGTTTGCCATTCTCGAAGTTGAGTATTTCTGATGCGATTGGTTTAATCACACTGCGTTTGGGGCGTGTCGAACAGTGGGTTATGGAAACAGACCACAACGCAGACAGCAGTGAACAACAGCATTCTTCATCAGAATCTAATTTGCCAAACAACTCGAAGGTTATCGACATTAGCGTTTTAACCAACATTATTAATAGACTCGACTCTTTAGAAAAAATGGGAGGCGGAAGTGTTGGCAATGAATCGGTTAGTAAATTGACCGAGGAGGTTGCTAAGCTTACTCAACAGGTAACTAGAATTGGCGACGACGGTAATAAACAAATGTTGGCAGTTTCCAAGCACACTGAACAACTATTTAAGTTCGAGCGGGACTTGGTAGAGACGAAGGACATTTTGAAAACATTCATGCTCAGATATGACGCATTTGTTCAAGAGAGCGCTGAAAAATTCACAGACTTTGAGACGGCATTGACAGAGGTCGAGCGAGGTCTACAAGCAACCGGTGAAACGGCTGTTCCCGCAGGAACCGACATTGACTCTGCCTTGGGACAGGAAACCAGTGGCGCAATTGAAAGCGCTGATCTAAAGTCTATGGTGAAACAAGAAATGGCAAATAGCGCAATTTAAGAATTAACCCAATAAATATATTAAACATTCAACCCTATTATATTTATTATGAAAATCCTGTTAAATGATAGAAAAAAGAAGGACATATTCGTTTCGCTATTTCAGGTATTAAAAAACTGTTCTAGTGTAGTTTCTATTACACTTGGAACTGAACATGCGCATATTCAGGGAATGGACAAGTCTAAGATCTGTCTATTTGACTCGACTATTACTAAAAATTGGTTCGCAGAATATGATATTAACGAAGAAACTAAAATTTGTTTCGATTCCAATGTTTTTCATTCTATAATTAGCACCAAGGGAGACGGTCAAGATTTAGTTATTACATTAGAGAATAGTGACAGCGATACACTTAATATTAACTTTGTATCTCAAGAGGCTAAAAAGGGAGAATATAAGAAATCATTTAAAATGCCCCTTGTCGAATACGATTATGAAGAAATGCATATTCCGAACGTTGAATACGATGCTGAATTTTCCCTGTCGGCCAAACAAATTTCAGAGATGTTCTCACAATTAAGCAATTTTGGTAATGATATTATAATTAATTGTTCCGAAGAAGACATTAGCTTATCTACGAATGGTGTTAGTGGAGAGATGACAGTTGATATACCCATTGACGACATATCAAGTTATAGTATTGTTGAAGGAGAGAAAATTACATTGACATACAGTTTAGCATATATTAACAAAATGTGCATAACAAACAAACTCTCCACGGATGTAGACTTTTCTTTGAGTAATAATATGCCTATGAAAATTCGATATGATTTAGGAGATGACAGCTCTATTATGTTTTTTATCGCCCCTAAAATGAATGACTAATGCTTCTTCGTTATAGTTCGCAAAAATTATTATTATTTGTATTTAAGATTAATGGAAATAATAATAGGATTTTTTATATTTTGTTTAGTGTTATTCATTTATTTGCACATTCAGTTTCATTTAAAAACGGGCGAAGACCTTGAGATGTATGAGATTGAGCAACCATCTAAGGAAAAACTAGAAGAAATATGTGATGTTCGACAACCAGTCTTATTCGATTTTGACTGTCAAAAAATCATCGAGTCCTCTAATAAAACATACATTGCGAATAATTATCAAGCATTCGAAGTGAAAATTCGAAATATAAAGGAGACTGACACAAACTCGGAATTATATATTCCATTGCCCATGCACGCTTCGATGAAATTGTTTGAAGAGGATAAGAACGCAATGTATCTATCCGAAAAAAATGCGGATTTTTTAGAAGAAACAGGAGTTGTCAAGAATCTAAAATACAACGACGAATTCCTGCGACCTTATATGGTGTCAAATTGTAATTATGATGTCATGATGGGTAGCAACGGAACCCGTACCCCATTTAGATACGAAATTAACTATAGGAATTTCTTCCTTCTGACCCAGGGTAGCGCACAAATTAAATTGGCCCCACCACATAGCACAAAATATCTGTATCCTATTTACGATTATGAGAATTTCGAATTTAAGTCTCCCATTGACCCGTGGTCGCCTCAACCAAAATATGCTGCCGATTTCGATAAGATTAAATGTCTCGAGTTTACTTTAACCCCTGGAAAAACACTGTTTATCCCTGCTTATTGGTGGTATAGTATTAAATTTAATAAGAATACAAGTATTTCGGTGTTTAATTATAGAACTTATATGAATAATATAGCCGTTGTTCCCTACATTGGAATGCACGCATTACAAATACAAAATATAAAACGCAACGTCGTTAAAAAGGCAAGCATTCAAGAATTAAATAATGAACAACAAGCCGAAGCGCCCCCACCCGCATCGGATGAGAATAATGAATACGTGCATGAACCAGACGAACAACCACAAACTATTTCAGACCCAGTTGCCATTATGAACCAGATGGGAACCGATTTGAATGATTTAGATGGGCCGAAATTATAATATTCGGATATTTTAATGAGCACGTTTAAGTACCTTCTCTCTATGTTCGCCGGTTCGCAACCGAATAAAAAGCGCAAAACCAGGCAGCGAAAAACTGGGAACAAAAGACGCACGCGACGCGTTTATAAAATGCGGGGTGGATGAGGTGGGGCCATGCCTCCGATGCCAGGAGTAATGACTGGCGGATGAGGCGGGCCTATGCCGTCAATGCCTTAAGAAAACCCCGCAGCACCTAAAAACTTAAAAACCCCCCGCATAATCCATAAAATATTTATGAGTTCTGGAATGACAATATTTCGCCTACAATATGAAGGCGACTTATTTGAGATTGAATTAGGACGTATTTTTTATCTACACTATTGTAAATAAAAAACCAACAAAAATATATAAATTTACACCTACATCGCACAACTTTAGGCGACTGCGTTTGAAATTTCATTTTGCACATCAACACTTCTTGATGTAATATTATTTATATCTGCTCTACAAAGCGCGCAACACGGAGCCCGGTGCTTGTTGGCAGAAAGCGTTTTAACTATACACTCATTACAGAATTCATGGTTACAATTTAGCTTCACAAATTTATCCGAATCTTTTTTATCCCAGCAAATACTACATTCGTTCGCCACCGCCGACGCATCATGAACAAATTTATCGTCAATACTTGACATTATAGCGGGTCGTGGAATTACAGCAAGTGGTTCCTCTCCATCTGTTGGTAACATGTTGTTCAAAATAGTAAATACTAATACATCCGCCATATATCGCATATATTCTCGACGACGAGAACTTACAAATTGTTCATTATAGACGGGTTCTGCCTCCTGGAGTGGCTGTATATGTTCGATATTACGTAGCTCAGATAACACCTGCATCAGATCTTCCTCTATATCATCAGGAAGGGCTGCCTCTTCTACCGGCGCAGTTTCTACAATGAGATTTTTATACGTTTCAAAAATATACTGCGAGATTAGATCTATAGACTCCAATACAGTAATTCGAGAGTTACTGCGAAGTTTTGTAACAGCAAACGCCCTTAACAAATGCGAATTATTAATGTAATTTTGGTTTAACCATTCCTTGAACTCATCAATTGTATCCATACTTCTAACTTGACGTTCACATATAATCTCAAACTCAATTATTCTATCACTATCACATCTACTAACCGCATGACCAGGTCGTCTACAAAATGAACAGCAACGCTGAGGGCGTGTTAAACTATAATTTCTATTACCTGAACTCATATTCAACTCTCGTTTATGTTTATGCGAGCGACAGATAGCTTATTTTCAATTTCAATTTTATTTTTTAGTATCTTTTCTAATTCTTTTAATTGGTCTATAGTATTGACCCCCATAATCTCATACACTTTTTCGACCGGAATTTCTAGCATGTCTACATCCATCTTCTCGTTAGTCTTTATAATTTCTATAATATCTGTTAAATAGTACTCAGATTGGCTGTTACTGTTATTTAATTGCTTTAGGTATCTACATAATAATTGCGCTGTTATACAATAAATTCCGCCATTCACTCTTGCTATGTGTAGCTGATCTATCGCGCAATCCTTTTGTTCAACTATTTTACTGAAAACTCCATCGTGTTCTATGATTCTACCATATCCGGTTGGATCCTTCAGTGTTGTCGTAATTAATTTCACGTGACTTTTCATATTCAACAAATCAGTCATAGTATGCGTACTTAACAACGGCACATCTCCCGACAAGATTAATACATCAGAATCAATGTTTTTAACAAGTTCCGACTGACAACACATTATCGCGTGACCTGTTCCAAGTGGCTCATCTTGTGTAACGTAGACAATATTCGGCGGCATCTCTAACATGTCGAGAGAATTCTTTATCTGATCCTTGTATTTCCCAACAACAACAATGACCCTTTCTAATTGGACAGTAAAGCTTAGATTTTTCAAGGTTAGCATAATACGATTTATCATTGGAATTCCATCCACCTTATGAAGCACCTTTGGAATACTGGAACCCATTCTTTTTCCCATTCCACCAGCCATAATAATAGCAACAACACTCTTCTTCATAATATTAAATTGCTTCAAAACCTTTAATACATTTTATCTTTCTAAATAAGAGTTAAAGATATGTCGTGTATATAATATAAACGGCTTGTATGTCGAAGCAATTAAATGACGTTACAGAGTTTAGCCGCTCAAGCTATAAACTATTCGTCGAAGATAGAAATTACGAGTCATGGCATATTGCCGATACTACGAATTTAATTCCGGTAGAGTTGAATATTAACCCACTTGAAAGCAAGTTGTTTTCAACCGACGTATTTACTATTGACGCAAATAACAAACCCCAAATACTCCATTCTTCTATACGATCGGGGTCCGCAATACCAGGTGTTATTATTTTGGCTGGAAATAAAACATACGGAAGACAACATAAAATAACCGACGCAGCAGTATCAAGTAACAAAAGGGGTGGAGGAAAATTACTTTATAAATGCGTTCCAGATGATATGCGCTTGCCGGCATTTTTAGTTCCATATGAAATTAAAAATATTGGGTTTTCAAAGGTTTTAAAGAATTTATACGTAACTTTTGTATTCGATGAATGGGTTGATAAACATCCAAGAGCAAAACTTGACAATGTTATTGGCCCCATCGACATTCTTGATAATTTTTATGAATATCAATTATTCTGCAAAAGTTTAAACGCATCTATCCAGAAATTCCATAAGGATACCCTCAAGGCCATTGGTAATAAATGCCACGACGGAATTATCGACTCTGTAAAGGCAAAATATCCGTCCATTCAGGATAGAACTGATCAGAGTGCTTGGAATATTATCACTATTGACCCATATAACAGTGTGGATTTTGACGACGGGTTTAGCATTGTTGACCGCGAAAATGGAATACAGCAGTTAAGTATTTACATTTCCAACGTTACAATTTTAATGGACGTTCTTAATTTATGGGGGTCCTTTTCACGTAGAATTTCTACCATTTATCTTCCCGATAAAAAGCGCCCCATGTTACCAACCATATTGTCTGATTGTTTGTGTAGTCTACAGGAAAACGTCACACGAGTTGCGTTTGTAATGGACGTTTTTATCCAAAATAACGATATTATAGATATCCAATATACAAACAGTCTTATTCGAGTTCGTAAAAATTATCGATATGAAGAGCAAAGTCTACTTGCCGATAGAAATTATCACAAGATTTTTAATGCCGCACAGGGCCTCTCTGCAGTCAAACCATATATTAATAAAGTAAGAAATAGTCACGATGTTGTTAGCTATTTTATGATACTCATGAATTTTCATTGTGCTAAGAACCTACTTAGTCATAAGACCGGTATTTTCCGCTCCGCGATAATGAAGCGAGATGTTGATTTACCTCCGACTGTTCCCGATGAGGTCCGAATGTTTGTTAAAATGTGGAATAGTTCCGCAGGACAATACCTGAATGGGTCTGAAATTATTAATACTCGTCATGAAGTTCTGGATATGGATGCTTATGTACATATTACAAGCCCTATTCGGCGATTGGTCGACCTTCTTAACATGATAAAGCTACAGATTGTCACAGGAATACTGCCTTCTTCAGAAGTTAGCGAGGATTTTTATAATAAATGGATCGGGGAACTTGACTATATCAATGTAACCATGCGTTCAATTAGAAAAGTTCAGTGCGACTGTACTCTATTAGATATGTGTCACACATCACCGGAAACTATGGACAAGGAATACGACGGGTATCTATTTGACAAAATTAGTAGAAATGATGGATTATTCCAATATGTGGTTTATCTACCTGAATTGAAATTATCGTCTAGGCTTACGATGAGAGCTGATATTGACAACTTCACTCATAGAAAATTTAAGTTGTATCTGTTTGACAACGAAGATAAATTTAAGAGGAAAATACGGTTACAGGTTTTAGACCCTTGAAGATAATGTAGATGCCCGAGACTCGTAAATAAAATTGATTTATTTTCATATAAAATATATCAATCTAACAAACAATGAATTTCGAGAATTTGCCCCAAGATTTACAAATATTTAAGCGTCTTCCGACAGTCTTGCATCGCTTTATATATCATTTTATATACGATGAAGTCAAGGTTTATTACTGGTTAGAAAAATATTGCTGGGAAAGTACACTGCACGACTTACGAGATTCATTTTATGGAGTTTGCTTATTGGAAAAGTATTATTTTCATACAAAAACCTTGAATGATATGTCTAAAAAGTTTAATGAGTATTTTCGGAGAGATAAGATAAAATGGCGTGATTCTGCTGGAACGGTAACTCGTGTAAAATGGATATGGGACGACGATTATGCAGATTACGATCATGTCTTTTCCGATTTTACAAAATACTTACGCGAACAGTGTGCGAATAAACAAAATATTCACGGATTATATAAATATTTTGCTCACATGATAATCCTTTACAATGATATTTACTAGACATAACAAAATATAAATTACGCTATTAACCCTCTTTGTCGACAATTACTTCCTTGGAGACACGTTTTATTATTTTTTCTTCCTTTTCAAAATCATTGTCACCTCTTCCACCCATTGCTTCCATAATAATTTTGTTATATTGGTCTGAAAACCGAGAAGCGCTTTTGGTACAATCCGGATGTGCTTCCTTAAACTTGGGCAGCATCCTCGCGTTTTTATCCGCAACCTTTCTGACTAACTTGTGCATCTTCTTCTGTTCCTCATCCTTTTCCCATGTATTTTCATCTTTAATATACATAGTTTCTCTCTTCTTATCGGTACAATGAACCGGTCTTTGAGTAACATCAAGGTCTTTCAAGTTCTTAACTATAATATTGGAGATTCCCTCTACGTAACCTAGTTCACCAACTCGCTCCAAGTCGGATAATTGTAGCTTAATCGACTCAACAAATTCTGTAATATTCATGGCATCCTTACAGGTTTCATTTAAAAAGAAGTTCAAATTAAATGCCTTATTATGTGAGTTTGTATGCGTTGTAGTATTATGTGTTCCATTTTCTAATACCTTCATCATCATATTTTTATATTCGTCCTTTTCCTTACACACATCTAATATCAATTGTTTAAAATCTTTATTGTCATTGATTAACATCATAATTAGGTCCTTCTCATTTATGCCCTTATAATTATGCTCATTATTTTTTATACCACTATCATTATGCTCATTTTCTATTTTACATTTGTTGCTATGTTTCCATAAGCCGGAATTCGACAAAAATTTCTTCCCACAATTACAGACATATTCGGCGTTTTTTGTCGTTTCCAAATTTTCCGTATTATTTCCACTGAGACGATGATTGTGTTTAGCGGTTCGTGTGTGGCGGCACCATTCACTCTTCTTACAGCATTTAAAGTCACATGGTTCGCAGTAAAAGTCGGCGTTTTTCGGCGCCAAAATTGTTTCCTCCATTTCTATATAATGGAAATATAAAAAACGCCTAAATCCTTTTCATAAAAAAGAATAAAATTTTATCGTCACAAATTGAAAATTATTTTTTTGGTGACCAGACGCTAATTTTCAATTATGCAGTCAAAACATGTTATTCGGTAACACCGTTTTGGCTTTTTCGATTTTTGGACATTTATTTGTCCATTTTCATTTTCTGAAAAAACTTTCCCAGGGGAAAACTTGATATTTTCAATTCTTTAAGTATCAAATTTATATATATATTTTAACAAATTAGGTGGGATCTTCCTTGTCGACAATTACTTCCTTTGAAACACGTTTTATTATTTTTTCTTCTTTTTCAAAATCATTGTCACCCCTGCCACCCATTGCTTCCATTATAATTTTGTTGTATTGATCGGAGTAGCGAGAAGCACTTTTGGTACAATCCGGATGCGCTTCTTTGAACTTGGGTAGCATCCTCGCATTTTTATCAGCGACCTTTCTTACTAACTTGTGCATCTTCTTCTGTTCCTCATCCTTTTCCCATGTATTTTCATCTTTAATATACATGGTTTCTCTCTTCTTATCGGTACAATGAACCGGTCTTTGAGTAACATCAAGGTCCTTCAAGTTCTTAACTATAATATTTGAAATACCCTCTACATAACCGAGTTCTCCAACCCGCTCCAAATCTGACAACTGCAGCTTAATTGACTCAACAAATTCTGTAATATTCATTGCATCCTTACACGTCTCGTTCAAGAAAAAATTAAGATTAAATGCCTTATTATGCGAGTTTGTATGCGTTGTATTTGTAGTATGTGTTCCATTTTCCAATACCTTCATAACCATATTTTTATATTCGTCCTTTTCCTTACAGACATCTAATATCAATTGTTTAAAATCCTTGTTATCGTTGATTAACATCATAATTAGGTCCTTCTCATTTATACTCTTATCATTTATGTCTTTATTGTTTACGTCCTTGTTGGTAAAATCCCTTTCTGTTAGACATTTTTGTTTATGTTTCCATAATCCTGAACGATTGTTGAAGTCTTTGTTGCAAAATTCGCACGAATATTTTGAATGGCATAATTTAGGCATAATTTCGTTTCCAAATGTTTCCAAAACGTTCGCTTTTATGCCTTTTTGATGTTTGGCAGACAGTTTATGATTGTCATAACTACTCTTTTTAGACGTTCTATAGTCACAAATATTACAGTAAAATTTATGGCATAATTCGGGCATAATTTGGTTTCCTAAAGTTTCCATATATTATGATTGTATAAATATTTAAATTCTTTTCTCCAAAAATAAAAAAATTTTATCGTCACAAATTGAAAATTATTTTTTTGGTGACCAGACGCTAATTTTCAATTATGCAGTCAAAACATGTTTTTGGCATAAAGTATTTTAGGTTTTCAAAAATGGACAAAAAAAATGTCCAAAATTGACTTTCCCAAAATACTTTCCCCAAAATAACATGTTTCTTTCTACATGTGTAGGGATTTTTTTATCCCTGTTTTTTTCGTTTTTCCTACACGGTTGTAGTATTTTTGCCTTTTTAGGGGGTACAATTTTATAGGCCTTAACCCACTTTTTCTCATTTAACACACCTTTCTTACATTTTATATTATTTATTACCATATAATATATAATATGCCCACAAAGAAGAGCCAAGAAATTTCTGATAGCGGCGTAGACGTAATAGGAGAGGGTACGTTTGGATGTGCGCATAAACCATCTATGATGTGTCGCGACAAACCGCGCCGCAATGAAAATGAAATATCCAAGTTAATGACAACTCTAAATGCAATAAAGGAACTGAAAGAGTTTGCGCTTATTGATGCCGCCGACAAGAGGAAACAGTTTTATTTAGGTAAACCCAGCGAATGTAAACCGGCCCGTATATTGAGCAATATACGGTCTATGCGTAAGTGCCCATCTGGGAGGTTTGAACCGGAGAGAATTGACGACTATTCATTGCTTGTTATGAAGTATGGTGGGCAAGATCTCGCACAATTTGGCGAAGAGGTTCAGACTTGGACCAAAACCAAGGAACACGTGGACGCCATTGAACTATTTTGGTTAGAAGTCGTTCGCCTCTTTTATGGGCTGAAAGTATTGCATGATAATGATGTTCTTCATCACGACCTAAAACAACAAAATATCGTATATGACAAGGCGACGAACCGGGCGAATTTTATTGATTTCGGGTTTATGGAGAAGAGGTCTACGCGTATTTATCAAGCAAAAACGTCGGGTTCTCGGCTCGGTTTAAACCATCATTGGTCGTTTCCGCTCGAAGCCGTTTATTGGAATAAAGAGGATTATATGAGGGCGGCGAGAAGGGAAAAGACCAAGAGGGGATATAGAGGATTTGCCGAGTCGGTTGCAGATAATTGCGGATATTTTTTTACAAGTGTGATCCATTTTAATGCGAATACATCAAAAAGAGACAAAACTGCCGCGGTGGGTACAAGAAACGCATTTAGAAATGTTCTTGAATTTGAACCCACTAACGATTCTTACAACCGATTTATTGAGAAATCTATTGATACAGTTGATACATATGGTCTTGGAATTGCGCTTATGTTTGTTCTACATCGGTCTAAGCATTTATTGTCTGAGGAATTTTATAAAAATGTGATGAACCTTGGTGTGAATATGTTGGAGGGGAGAGTATTTCTACGGTCTACACCTGAACAATTATTAGCGCAATATGAAGACCTTTTGACTAACAGCGGGCTGCTTGAAAAACATAACAAGCATATCGAGAACCATTTAATCGCGAATGGGGTGTCGACCGAAATGAAGGTTGCTGAGGCAATCGACAATAGTGCTGCTGTGGTCCCTCTGGCTGTTACTGAAAATATAGAAATTGTTCTCGATTGTCCTGCTGGCAAGGAGTTTAATCCGCTTACGAAACGATGTGTCAAGGTATGCGGACAAGGGAAAGTTAGAAACCCAAGCTTTAGGTGTGTTAAGGCCAAATTAATTAGTGAAAAGGGTTGTCCTGCTGGTAAGGAAATTAACCCGACTACTAAACGGTGTGTTAAGACCTGCAAATCTGGACAAGTTAGAAACGCTAGTTTCAAGTGTGTTAAGGAAAAAATTATTACTAACAAGGTTTGCCCTGCCGGTAAGGAATTAAACCCGACTACTAAGCGGTGTGTTAAGACGTGTAAATCCGGACAAATTAGAAACGCTAGTTTCAAGTGTGTTCGCGAGGCTGGACCACGTAAAACACGGAAGGCCAAGAAAGCGAAGAGCCCTGAGATCATTAATATTTTCTCTCGTAACGCATAAAAATCGACGCTTAAAATGTCAAATTGACTTTCCGAGAAACCATTTTATTTTTTTCTGTAATATAATCAATGCATTTTTGCCACGTATCCATTCACTCTCCCATATAAATTTGTATTTAAATCCTGATTTTTCACAGAATTGTTGTTTGTTGAGGGTATTTTCATACAACTCTCCATGCGTCTTTTTTACTCTTGTATTAATATCCGTTGGAGTATAAATTTTTGGATTGCCGTGAAAGAAATCTCCGTGATATTCAAATATCATATTGTCTTTTATACTAAACCCATCTGCTTTATATCTAGAGTTTGGTATAATAAATTCACTACCATCATGATTCAATATATGACGAATATCAGGAACAGAAACCTTTATATATTCTAACCATTCAATTTGTCCTTGTGAATAATTTTTCTTGAATTTTGACACAATCCATTCATAATTAGGAAACATTGCTTTAACGAATAATAAGGGAGAATCGTTATAATAACTTGATACTAATCCGTTTCCACAATTATCGCATATTTTATTCCATGTAATATCATACCAATCTTCCATGTTTTTATAACCAAGTTGTTCACCTAACCAAATAGTGTATGTTTTTTGATTTTCTATATTCTTCCAAAAATGCTGTGATGTTTGTCCAAATTTCCATTCTAGCCATTCATAGTCAGGAAACATTGTTTTAATAAATAATGAAGGAGAACCATTATAATAAAGGACCATTAATCCTCCTCCGCAATTATTGTTTATTTTATAATAGGTAATATCATACCAATCCTCCATGTTTTTATAACCAAGTTGTTCGCCTAACCACTTAGTGTATTTTTTTTGGTTTTTGATATCCTCCCAAAAATGCGGTGTTGTTTGTCCAAATTTCCATTCTAACCACTCATAACCAGGAAACATTTTTGTAACAAATAATGAAGGAGAGCTATGGTAATAATCTGATAACAATCCGCATCCGCCGTTATCGTTTATTTTATCGCCTGTAATATTATACCAATCTTCAGTATTTTTGTAACAAAGTCTTTCACCTAACCAGTTGGCATACATTTTTTGATTTTTAATATCCTCCCAAAAATGCTTTGGCGTTTGTCCAAATCTCCATTGTTCTAACCATTCATAATCAGGAAACATTGCTTTTACGAATGATATGGGAGAATTACTATAATAATTCGATACTAATCCGCCTCCGTAATACTTTATTATTTTGTCAAGTGTAATATCATACCAATCTTCCGTATTTTTATAACCAAGTTCTTCACCTAACCACTTGGTGTATGTTTTTTGATTTTTTATATCCTCCCAAAAATGCTTTGGCGTTTGTCCAAATTTCCATTCTAACCATTTATAATGAGGAAACACGTTTTTAACAAATAATGAAGGAGAATCCGCATAACAACCAGTTAATAATCCTCTTCCACAATTATTGGATATTTTATCACCTGTAATTTTATACCAATCTTCCGTTTGTTTATAACCAAGCGTTTCACCTAACCAAATTGCGTATATTTTATGATTTTTGATATCCTTCCATAACTTTTTTGGTATTTGTTCAAATTTCCACTCTACCCACTTATAATTAGGAAACATTGCTTTAACAAATAATGTAGTTGTCTTATAATAACCGGAGATTAACCCTCCTCCGTAATTATCAGATATATTAACACTTGTAATTTTATACCAATCTTCTGTGTTTTGATAACCAAGTTTTTCACCTAACCAACTAGCGTATATATTATGATTTTCTTTATTCATCCACGTCCCTCTTTTAACTCTACCATTAATAACATATTGTGTAAAATTATTTGAATCTACCATTTTATATTATCTGTATTATTATCTGTTTTATTATTCTTATTATATAGAATCAATTTTTTACTAAATTTGTTTTCGTCAGGAGGGGGGAGAGGAGTTTAAAAGGTAAACACGTATTTACACTTTTTTAGATTTACTACGAAGTAAAACGCAGATTATTTAATTTAATTTCAAAATATAATACATAATGAAACCAATAATGTATTTTTATATATCTGTATTAGTTATAATTTGTGTTTTAATTATATATTATTTATATAAAATAATGACAACTAAACCTGTATATGCTATTGCTGTATTTAATGACAGTATTAAGGGAACTGTTAAACTTAGTGAAGATTTAACTAATAATAGGGTAAAAATAGATTTAAATATTACTGGATTAAATCCGAATTCTTTACATGGTTTTCATGTTCACGAAGCAGGAGATTTAACTGATAAATGTACTAGTATGTGCGCGCACTTTAATCCTTATGGAGAAACCCACGGGTGCCCTGGTATGAGCAAAAGGCACGTTGGCGATTTAGGTAATATAAAAACAAATAATAAGGGTGACGCAAAATACACATTTTATGATAATGTTATCAAACTTCGCGGCACTAAGTGTAACATTATTGGCAGAGGGTTAATCATCCATGCCGACGAAGATGACTGCGGAAAAGGAGAGAATGCCGAAAGCTTAAAGACCGGAAATGCCGGCAAAAGAATCGCGTGTGCTGTTATTGGTTACTCAAAGGAAAATTTTGAGTAGTTATTTTGTGCCATTTCTACAATTCAAAAATCAACTGTATTATTATTGGATAGCCAAACATATATTTATAATATTTGATAAATATATATTTTATCAAATGTATAAAATGAACAAAAATAATTTATTGTGTTTTATGATATTATGTTATCTAATACCAATTTACTATGTATATTATTATTATAATTCAAATAATAGTGTTTCAAACATAATATGTAATGAGAGCTATAAATACCATATTATATTTTTTATGTTATTAATGGGGGTAGGTACAATATTGTATGAACTAGAAAGAGGCGATAATTTTTCAACATGTGTAATCTGTTTATTACTTGTTGGTATATACGGCCTTATTTGTATTGATGAAAATAATGCCCTTCATTACGTGTTTGCCCTTGCGGCATTTCTCTCTATTTTGGGGTTTATGATGAGACATTGTTACTTCTCAAGCTGTAATAATGTATTATTATCGTCATTATTATTAGAAATATTGCTTCTAACCTTTATTGGTTTGAAACTTAATGAAAATATTTTTTCTGCTGAAGTTATTTACATACTAAACTTTGCTTTTTTTTATTTGTATTTACATTACTTTCAAAACATATAACAAGCCCAAAAAATATATTTTATAAGTATATGAAGATATTAACGTGGAATATTTTAGCTTCCGAATGGATTAAACAATCTTATTATCCAAAAGTAGATAAATCTGTTGTATTCAATCGTAAGTCCCGATTTGCACAAATATGTAAAATATTACATGAATACGACGCTGATGTTATAATGTTACAAGAGGTCATGAAAAAGGAATATATGCTGCTTTTATCGCTATTCGAAAAGCAATATATTATTTCCGGTCTAAAAAAGATGTCATGGTATAATAAAAAATCGGAAAGCGGAAATGTCACTTTATTAAAGCGGTCAGAATTTTCAGATGTTCACGTTAACCATCACCCTCAAGAGTACGGATTGTATACACAGTGTAAATATAAGGACCATTCATGCGACTTATTTAATATTCATTTAGACGATTCATCTAATCAAATGCGACATAAACAGTGGCATAATTTACAGGCACTTTGTAGGGGAGATTGTCGCGCAATTGTTGCCGGGGATTTTAATCAACAATATAAATCGAATAGTAAATTATATAATACCCCTGGGTTCACAACCCACAATTTGTGTGCGACATATTATATTGAACGTAAGATGAATATCGACAATATACTCACGAGTGGGTTTAAAAAGGCCCAGGGGTCCAAATGTCAGTGGTATCCTAAAAATATTGAAGAGGGACTAATTGAATACGGTTCAGATCATCTTCCAGTGATTATAGAGGTTGAGCCCGCGGCATAACACTATATGATAATAACATAAAGGTATCACGTTATTACTATATATATCTTAAGTAAAATGGTTCGAGTTTGCTCATATGATTATCCAGAGGCCCAGGAAGAGGAGTATAAATCACATTTTGACACGTTTTCGTTCCCTCTTCACGATTTTCAAAAATGGTCGATAAAGGCGATCGTGGATGGTCAACACGTTTTGGTCTGCTGTCCTACCGGTAGCGGCAAAACACTTCCCGGAGAATTTGCGCTGAATTATTTTCATTCGAAAGGCAAGAGGACAATTTATACAAGCCCGATCAAGGCGCTTTCTAATGAAAAATTTTATAATTTTACTAAAAAATACCCACATCTTAGCGTTGGATTAATTACGGGGGATATTAAAACTAATCCGGATGCAGATGTTCTCATTATGACCACTGAGATCCTATTAAACAAGCTCTATCAGATTAAAAGCAATTCCACTACACCGAGTTCGGCGATCTCATTCGAAATGGACATTGAAAACGAGTTGGGGTGTGTCGTTTTTGACGAAATCCACATGATTAATGACGAGTCGCGTGGTCATGTTTGGGAACAATCTATTATGATGTTACCGCAACAAATACAAATGATCGGACTATCCGCAACACTCGATGACCCCGAAAAATTCGCGCACTGGTTAGAAACTAGAGGAGATGCGTCCAAATTCTGTAAAAAGGAGGTATTTTTAACCAAGAAATTAGTTCGCGCCGTCCCGTTGATTCATTATAGCTTCATTACGGTAACAAACGGAATAAACAAGGCAATTAAGGATAAGACGACACAAGAGGAAATCCGGAAAGCTACCAACCAGCCATTTATATTACAGGATGCGACGGGGGTTTTCAATGAGGTCAAATACCAATCAATGACCAAAATGCTCAAATTATTTGAAAAACACGAGGTTCGCGTAAAACGGCAGCATGTTCTAAATAAGGTAACAGAATATTTGGTCGAGAAGGAAATGTTGCCTGCGTTATGCTATGTGTTTTCGCGTAAACAGTTGGAGAAATGTGCCGATGAACTGACAACGAATCTGCTGGAATTTGATAGCAAGATCCCTTACACGGTCGATCGCGAATGCGAACAAATTGTACGCAAATTACCAAATTTTCAGGAATATTTGGTATTGCCTGAATATGTTAATTTGGTGAAGCTTTTAAGAAAGGGTGTTGGCATCCACCACGCAGGTCTAATGCCTGTGTTAAGAGAAATGGTCGAGCTGTTATTTGCTAGAGGATTTATTAAGGTTTTGTTCTGTACGGAGACGATGAGCGTTGGTATCAACCTACCAGTTAAAACCACCATATTTACAGACATTAACAAATTCAACGGTGAAGTAATTCGATCACTACATAGTCACGAATATACGCAAGCAGCCGGTAGGGCAGGTCGTCTCGGATTAGACACGGTCGGACATGTCATTCATCTAAACAATCTATTTAGAAATGTGGAGTCTATCAGTTATAAAAAGATGATGAGTGGCAAACCACAAACACTCACATCTAAATTCAAGATTTCATACAACCTTCTTTTGAATCTACTCGATATTGGCGATAACAAATTAGTCGATTTTGCGGGTCGAAGTATGGTAACCGGTGATGTGGATAAACAACTGAAATATTTGTCTTCTCAGATTGCCACATTGACGACGGAACTAGATAATCTTAAGGTATGTACCGAAAACTTGAGAACACCCATCGACGCAATAGAACAATTTGCTTGCCTACAACGTGATCGCCCAAATTCGGTCAATAAGAAGCGTAAGGATATTGAAAGACAAATTCAACAGTTATGCGATAATTATAAATTTATCGAGAAGGACGTTGTGACATACGAGCGTGTTTTCGCCAAAGAAAATGAGATATGTCAATTACAAAAGCAAATTGACTCAGTTAATTCGTTTATTAAATCCGGTGTTGGCTCAGTATTAGCTCTTCTGAATGAAGAAGAATATATTGAGGGGGACCTGAATGACGAGACATCATTGAAGCTGACACTTCGAGGAAAGCTCGCGTCCCAAATAAGAGAAGCACACGGTTTGGTATTTTCTCGGCTATTTGAGCAGAACAAGTTTGATTCCCTTACACCTAAACAACTGGTCGCATTATTTAGTATATTTACTAACATCTCTGTCCAAGACGATTTCAAAGATAGTATCCCCAAGTCCACAGACGAAGTTGTCAATAAACACATTACAAATATTGTTGATATGTATTCAGAATATCAGAAGAAGGAGCTGCAGTATAATATTAACACCGGTTTTGACTATAACGTTCAATTTGATTTATTGAATTATGTGGAAGAATGGTGTGATTGTAATGACATGGAATCATGTAAATTTCTATTACAGAATCTAGGTGCGGAAAAGGAGGTCTTTATCGGTGAATTTGTAAAAGCCCTACTTAAAATCAATAATATTTCAAGTGAGATGGAGAAATTGGCCGAACTCACCGGGAATATGGCGTTATTGGCCAAATTAAAGGAGATCCCAAATTTAACACTTAAATATGTAGTAACAAATCAATCGTTGTATGTTTAAAGCTCGCGCTCATCTTATTTTCCTTTTACTATGTGATCAAATCTTATACATCATTTTAATTTCTCAAAGATATATATGAAGTTAGTTATAAGAACAGTTTTTTTCCATTTATGTTGTATTGCCTTGTTTACAGGCATATATTATTATTTAAGGGAGGATTTTGCTGTCCAGGGCGCATATGATGTCACTCTTCTGGACTGTGCGCTTTTAAGCACGACAATTCAATCTAGTGTAGGAATGACGACTGTTGCGCCTCTTACTAATTTAAGTAAGATCGTCGTGTCAATTCAACAGCTCATATTGATAACTACATATGTCTTCACCGTTTATATTTTCTCACTGTAATCGCAACCGGATTATGAATTTTAGGTGCCTCGTATTTAAGGGTCTGTCAAAAAAAATTGAAATAAAAAAGCGCAATTATTAAATACTTATGAGCTACTAACTTGGCTCAGTGGAAAAAATAGTAAAGTTAGACATAGATAGCGTGAAAAGCACCCTCGAAAGTGTATAAAGGAGACTAATACATAAAATAGCGCACTGTATATATTGCTATTGTTTTATAAGTCTCTGGGCCAGGGTCTAATGACCATTGCCTCGTTCCCTCTATGTATTATTGAAGTTATTTGTCTGTTGTTATCTTGATATTGTACCCCTTCTATGGACTGATCATCCACGCTGTCGGGTTGCTTGATAATATTCTGGCGTAAGCCTTTGGAAAAATAATGTAAATATGATGCTGCGTTTATAGTTTAGAATTGCACTATGAAAGTGTTCAGGAATGATAGATGATATTATTACCAAAATAATCACTCTCTTATCATTCTTAGCTGACCTTTGCTCAAAACAAAGTTAGGCGACCTCCGTAATCGAAAACGGAAAGCAATCGCAGGGGACGCCCTGTTTTTTTTATAAAATTTTTGTTTTATATATTTTATATTACGTTTTTATAAAAATATAAATAATATATCTAGTATTTATTAAGATATATTATGACAACTATACAGACATACCCATCTCCATTAATAAAAAATCAACCGGGAATATTGACGTATTCTAATCCAGCTGTTTTTGCGAGAGCATTTGATTCATATGTTTTAAAAAATGTATTAGGGTCTACCGTATCTGACCCATTTGTATATAGTCCGACATTGCCATTAACTGGCGCTATTTTTTACGTAGATTCTACTGTTGTAAATTTTATGACATTTGATAACTCTAATAATTTATATTTATCTGAAGAAAACAATTCTATTATTAAAAAAATAACACCATTAGGTGTAGTTGACCCTACTTTTATTGTTAACCCGGCACTTGTAGGTCCTGACATATTTGGAGTAGCATTTAATAGTGTGGGGGGTTTGTATGTTGCATCATCTGGTGGCAGCGTTATTACTAAAATAGAACCTAATGGAACTAGCTCGTTGTTTGTTAATATACCCGCTAATGCGACAGCATTAGCATTTGACAAGTTTGATAATTTATATCTTCTTAACGGAGCTAATGGTATTAATAAAATAGATACTTTGGGCAATATAACACTTTACGCTGATAATAGTTCTTTATTGTTAAATGGTCAATCAGCGATAGTGTTGGACAGTGTTGGTAATTTATATGTTGCTAACAGCTTAAACAACAATATTTTAAAAGTAAATACAACTAATATTTTAGCCAGCAATGTATCTATATTTGCGACTTCTGCATTATTTAATTTACCAAGCGGCATAACCATTGATACAGCTGGTAATTTTTATGTTACAAACAGAGGAACTAACACTATTTCTAAAATAGACCCAACCGGTTTAATAATAATTACATATGTAACTGGAATTAGTCAGCCATCGGCAATAGCATTTAATAGCATTGGGGATTTATTTGCCTATTCTCTTAGCGACACAGCTGTTTATAAAATAATAACAACTACAAATACTTTTACATTTTCCGATGTAGCAATTAACACAAGCGGTCTTATTCATTTATTTATTTATGATATAACCGCTGGACAAATAGTCGCATTCGATATTATTCTTGAAATCAGTGCGATTTGTTTTAAGGAAGGCACTAAAATTTTGTGTTTTATAGACAAAAAGGAAAAATACATTCCTATTGAAGATATAAAAGAAGACACCTTTGTAAAAATATACAAAAAAAATGGAAAATTTGAAGACAAATATAAAAGAGCAAAAACAATTATCAAAGGCTCAATTTTAAATGCGAGAGAACATACCATGCATAAATTATATAAATTGTCAAAATCGAAAAATCCTGCATTAATTGCTGATTTATATGTGACAGGTTCTCACGCTCTTTTATACGACAATTTATCCAACGAAGAATTTGAAAAAATGGATGGATTAATAGAGTGTTACAACAATTACAATATTAAATTTAGCGACGAAGATGAATATGATGAGGAATACATAAATGATGTAAAAAATATGATAAAATATTACAATGATTATAAAATTATGCTGGAAGATAAATATAAATTAATTGCGTATTTCAATACAGATTTTGAAGAAGTAATCGATAATAGCATTTGTAATATTTATCATATCGTCTTGGAAAATGAAAGTAAAACAGAAAATTATGGGGTTTACGCAAATGGCATTTTAGCGGAATCAACATGTGAAGTCAGTTTAACCAGATTCCCTGGATATGAAAAAATTAACGAAACAACTACGATAAACAATGGCATAAAAAAGGGGTTTGATATAAACGACAAATTAAATAGGTATCTTACAAAAAAAGAAAAAACTGATAAAAACACAACTAAACAATTGGTAGAGCATATTGAAAAAATAGAAGACATTGTTGTAAAACAAATTGACGCCAATACAAATGCCAATACAAATGCCAATAAAAATATAAGAAAAAGGTGTAGTTATAAGAAATTTCTTATCAAAAAAAATATAACGTGTAAAAATAGATTATAACGTGTAAAAATAGATTATAACGTGTAAAAATAGATTATAACTTCCTAGATCTTAATTACTTTTTTTCTCTTTTCAATTCCACATCTAAAAAAATTGAAAGGATTTTGTTTAATTTTTATATGGGCAAACTAATTTATGACTTCTGTCTAATATCAAATTTATAAAATGTCGTGCGAAAGGTGCGTATTCTGCAATAGTGCGGCGCATACTATGAAGAAATGTAACAGCAATTTCAATGGCCAGCGAAAACAAATCGACAGCTTATGGACATTCCTCGTCCAAGATAAGTGCCCTGATTTTAACACGTATCCTATAAATCAGCTGCGATACATCGCCTACCATTTTGCGAAATATGAGAAGGCGATCCCTGTGAAGCGTGGCAGCATGGGGCACAAATATAACCGCAAGTATTTACTCAACCCAATTTCGCTAACGCTTTCTAAACCCCGCACAGTCCACGCACTAGTTGAGCGGTGGAAGGGATTCAAGTCGGTTCGCGATGTGCGTTCTTCAATTCCGGAGGGCGACTCGTGCCCAATTTGTATTGAAACTCCACTGACTATGCCTAAGTGGGACCTTGAACATTCGAAATGGGATATGGAATACTGCCTCGCAGATGATGATGATTTGCTGATTGTAACCAAGTGTAAACACACGTTCTGCGGCTCGTGTTGGAACGCGCACCTTGGCTCAAATATGCGCAGAGATCAATTAGGAGAATACGTCGCATGTCCAATGTGTAGGTCTCGTATAGCATGTGTAAATCATGTTGCCGCTAGTGTAGATTTATAGCCTGATATAGCTAAGAAAATAAATAAAAACCAATAAAACTAATAAAATAATAAAATAATAAAAAATCTATAAAAATAAACACCTTAAGCAAGGTGTTTATTTTTTATTTTATAGTGTTATTATGTGTATGTTACAATTTAAATACTTCTGGTGTTTAAATTATAATGACGGATGTTGTGAATAAAAAATACAAAATAATTAATAAAATTGGGGGAGGATCCTTTGGGCAAATTTATAAAGGGCAAAATATACGCACATCCGAGTTTGTCGCTATAAAGGTCGAACCTATTGCAGGCGGCATAAATCTGTTAAAACACGAGTCGATTATCTATCAATATTTACAAAATTGTCGCGGAGTCCCTTCTGTAAAATGGTTTGGTAAGGATGAGCAAAACTATTATATGGTTATAAATTTGCTAGGCGAATCACTGCAATCTATCAAGAAAAAAAAACAAACCTTTTCATTAAGACTTGTCCTACAAATCGGGATACAAATAACCAAGTTGTTAAAGACTATACACGATAAGGGTCTTGTACATCGAGATATAAAACCGGATAATTTTTTGCTAGGCTTAGATAATGACAAAAATAACATTTATATAATTGACTTTGGATTTTGTAAAACATATGTGAGAGATGGAACACACATTCCGCTTTCCAAGACGAGTAGTTTGATCGGGAGTTTGACTTATGCTAGCACAAAAGCGCACGACTTTATTGAACTTTCTCGCCGAGATGATCTTGAATCGCTTGGTTATATGTTGATATATTTTTATCTTGGAAACTTGCCATGGCAGAATATCTCCGAGAGTGAAATAAAGGGCCTAAAAAGGAAGATTCTCGAATCGGATGAAATCCCGGGTGGTCTGATTGAATATCTAAAATACGTTGTAAATCTTGGTTTTGACGAGGAACCTGATTATTCTCTAGCGATTCATATCTTTGAACGGGAAATAGAAATATTAGACATATTAGCGAAAAATAGTTAAAAAGATCGCACTATAATATAGTATTAACATGTCAGTAGCTCCTCTTACACCATATGATAGAATGCCGGATTTTGTTGAGTCCGTTTTTAATGTATTTCAACTAACGAATCGAAAGGCGGAAAAACAGGGCGACAAGAGACTTAAAATGATCACCTTGACGATTTATAATTATGTTCGGAAGCTGGCGAAAGATAATTCGGTTGATTTAAGTGTGCTCGAAGAACCACGGTCAATCAATTTAATCCCCATTTTTGAATATATTTCACATAATAATATTGAGTTGTTTGATTTTTCTAATATTGATATTGCCGATGTTGATATAACAAAGGGTGCTGATCTGGAGCGATTTGTACTGACGCACATATATTATATTACACAGGCAGGCGCTTAAACCTAGCGCGCTATTAAATATTAAAATATTAAATGAACAACTTTACAGAAATAATAAATACATATTTAGAAAATTATTCGAGTTATAATGATGGCATGGTGGAATTCGATTGTAAATATGGGTCACTTACATTCTATAAGCCGACAAACCCAATTATAATAGTTCACGCAATCTATATTTTGCCCGAGTACAGGCAACAAGGGATCTGTAGAAATATTTTACAGCATTTAATAGACATTACGCCCAAATTGTTTAAAAGGGTGCGCGTTCAAACAGTTTTATCAAAGATATTATATGAATACTTGTTAAGATTTGAATATAAAAATAGAAAATTTAGGCTGAGCAAATATGGTTTTGACTGCCTATTGTATGGTAAAACATAAAATATATTTTGGGGCAAACTATATAAAGATACTCGGTGTATTATAGTATAATATGGCAAACAACACTGATGCAACATCTTCTATTTCAAACGAGCGACTAAATGGTCGCGTTAAGTGGTTCAATAACAAGGCCGGTTATGGCTTTATTACGGTAACCGATGGTAGTCAGTCTGGCTCTGACATTTTTATTCATCATAGCGCGATTAGTGTGGCGGATCAGCAGTATAAGTATTTGGTCCAAGGCGAATACGTGTCGTTTAACATGGCTCATACGAGTTCCGAGAAGCACGCGTGGCAGGCATCTTCTGTTAGCGGAATTAACAACGGTAAGTTGATGTGCGAGACCAGAAATGAATACAGAAACACTAGATCTGCTTATCATACCGAGAAGCCTGCTGATGGCGAGGTGAAGATGCCCAGGCAGCAAAGCGCCCCGAGACGTCCCGATTCCCGTGGCCCTCCTGCGAATGGACAGCGCGTCGCTAGAACTCGTGGTGAGGGACCTAGAGAAGGTAGTGGCAGTAGCGGTGATTGGAAGCTTGCGGATAAGCCGGTCGAGAGCAAACCAAAGCGCATTCCTCGCCCCCCTCGCAGTGATTCTATCATTGAATTAAAGTAAACTGTTTAATTACCTTTAGAAATTTTCAAAATATAATAAATTATATATTTTGAAACTTAATTTGTATATATAATATATAATGAGTGAAATGGATAAGAATTCAGATGCTCCTGCCGAAATGATGGGTGGCGCCAAGAGGAAAAATGGACACAAGTCTACGTGTTCGTGTCATATTTGCGAAAATATGAAGAATAAGGCCAGACGAGGTGGATACAGAGCAGATGCGCAGAAGGCCGCGCTTAAAAAGAGTGGAGGTTCTAGAAAGAAGAATGGACATTCGCCTACGTGTGGGTGCCCTATATGTAAAAACATGAAAAATGCTAAGAAGTCCAAGCGAGGTGGTCAGGATCCTTATCCAGATGAGCCTGATATTGAAAATCAAATGGGCGATATTGAAGAAGGAGGAATAAAGGCAACACCTTATTCACAAGCTGACGACTCTTCTATTATGGACACTTCTAGTGAAGAAATGCCAGCTGGCGTTTCTGGAGGAAGCCGCAAAAGACGCGGTTCAAGAAAGTCAAATGGCCATAAACCCGGCTGCGGATGCCCCATTTGTAAAAATATGAAAAAGAAGTCACAAAAGGGCGGTGATGATATCGCAATGATACCCGTTACGCCCGCGAAGGACGAGGAGTATGATGAGATTGATAATGTTCCTGCGCAGGCGGCCGGAACTAAAAAACGCAGAGGAAATGGACATAAGCCCGGATGTGGCTGCCCAATTTGTAAAAATATGAGACGCGGAAAGGGAACACGTCGTCATAAAAAACGAACACATAAACGCCGTTAAATTTATATGAAGTAAATAATATTTTATACAAATTTGATTTAAAGTTAACACCTAAAGTGTATTATAGAATGACTAACAACACCGCAACCACCACAAACGTGACACAAACTAGCTGTGATTTATTTGAACAGTTTGGTGATATTTTATCGGGGCTAAATTTGGTAAAGACGCAGGTATCGACTCTTCAACTGCAGATTAAGAACGCGGAGAAGGCTATGAGAAAACACTTAAAGGTGCTAGAAAAGGAGGCAGCGAAAGGCAAGAATAGAGGGAATAGACAGCCATCCGGATTTGCTAGGCCAATCAAAGTTACAAAGGAACTGTGTGAATTTATGAATCGGGCAGAAGGCACTGAAATTGCTAGAACCGATGTCACAAAGGCCCTAATTACCTATATTAAGGAACATAAGCTAGAAAATAAAACTAACAGTCAAATTATATCGCCAGATGATAATCTTAAACATTTACTGGGCCTTGAAGAAGACAATGAATTGACCTATTTTAATATTCAAAAATATATGAATAAGCATTTCGTAAAAACAAGCACCATTTAGGCTGGGTGTTATCAAAAAATTTTATTTCAATGGGGTAAAAGTTAAAATACTTATGCTTATAGTTATCGTGAGCAAAAATAATAAATTAAAATTTAAATTATTATTTATTTCTATTTTATATGTCTAATCACCAACAAATATCTACGATAGTTGATAAATTATTCAGTAACAAGACAGATAATTATATTTTTATATACACACCACCAAAAGTTGGGTCAACAACGTTAGTCTCCTCATTACGCTTGTCTCTTGGAGCTAGATTTAGTGTTATTCATATACACGACGAAACGATGCTTCATGTTTTAACTGGGATAACGAATGTATCTATAAATGATATTATCAAATATCTATCCGCCATTGGAAAGACCGTTTATGTTATAGATGTTTATAGGACGCCTATAGAGAGAAAAATGTCCGAATTTTTCGAAAAGATATCCCCCTATCATTTTAACAATAGTGAAGAGAGTATCAATCAATATAGCATTAAGAGAATTACCGACAGGTTTAATAAGGTATTTCCTCATCTCGAGAATGGTGACCATTATATTGACAAATATAATATACCAGAGCCCGCGCCGTTTGATTTAAAAAAAAAATATTTAGTCCAAAGGGTAAATAATGTTGTTTATGTTAAATTGCGCTTGTGTGATTCTTCAATGTGGGGTGTATTTCTCTCTACAATTTTTGGGTCGGAGATTGCGGTTGTAAGTGATTATCAATCTAGCCAGAAGATTATAGGTGATCTATATGCTAGATTTAAAAATGAATACACGCTTCCCGTGAATTTTCTCGAGACCATAAGAAACTGTAACCAAATGCGTTTATATTATAGTGAAGAGGAGAGAAACCAATATCTGGATATATGGGCTGCGAAAACCTGTGCCCAGGTCACTCCATACACCTCTGAAGAATATAAGTTTTATATCAATTTATGTCTAGAAAATCAGTATATTAATGACATTCGTGTAGAACATTATATAGATAATGGGTGTTTCTGTAAGCTGTGTTCATCTAAGCGGAGTGCCATGTTTTTAAAGGCAAAGCGTGGCGAGAAAATAGATAGAATTGTTCACACCGAAGTTATTAATGAGAGAAACCAAAATATTAACAATAAAATTAACGAGATTAATGAGATTAATAAAACGATATATGCTAAAAATAAAATGACGCATTCAAAAAATAAAACGATATGTGCTAAAAATAATGCGAAATTTATACCAAAACAATTTAATATTAATTTGTATCAATGAAAAAATAGTGGGAGGAGGAGGGGTCAGAGGGGAACCTTGGTTCCCCACAAAATATTATAAAAAAGAAGAGAAGGTGTAAAATGTAAAGAAGTGAAAAAAATTGAGATGGGTGTGAGGGTGTAAGT